GGTGGGGATCCTCCACGCATTCTATGGAGTGGAATGATGAACAGTATCTGGATTGTCGGTGGACTGCTCGTTGCCTACTACCTGTTCGCCTACCTCTGGCAGAAGGCGTACAACGAGATTTACCTGAACGTGGCGCAAGCCATTGTTGACGCAACCAAGTGCGAAGTCCTGTTCGACCAGATCGAGGACGGTACGTTCGATCCTGCCAACGGTGAGTTCTTCGACCTCGAGTTCATGGACTTGAGCAAGGAGCCTGTCACTTGGTGGTACGCCATTTGGCTGTTCGACTTCTACGCTCGCCAGATCATCATGGAGCACAGCACGCATTACATGCAGGTGTTGGTGCCGGAGGAAGGCGTATGAACTTCCAACTGGCCAGAGTCGAAGAACTCAATCGCCCGCTCATGGTTGTTGGACTCAACGCTCTGGAGTTTGGCAACTACCTGCGATCAACTGCGACGGTGTCGTGTGCTCCGCCTGATGCAGGTCGGAACGCTGAGGCATATCTCGAAAACGCCTTGAGCCCGTGGGTTGACCCGAGCGCGGAAGTCCTGTTCATCGAGGCGCATGACTACACCCGCGACTTCTTTGAGCGCCGGCAGTTCATGCACGTCTGCAACGCCCGCCACTTCATGCTGTTCAGGCCTGAGCATTCATCCGAGGCGCTGATGTTCCTGCGGATGAATCGACTCGATCCTAATGCGCGGCGCATCTATCGTGGCTACCAGCTCTACCAGAGCACGTTGAAGGCTCTGAACGTTGGCGCACTGTATGACGATCTGGTGCAGTGGGGTTCCTACCTACAACTCGTCCGCGATGTTGTGATGGCGCGCAGAATGCCGTGGAAGCGCAGCTACCTGACGCTGCTCGCGCCACGTGTCATGCTGGTTCAGTTGCTTACCGAACCTACCATGGAAAAGATAATGTATGCACTCAAGTGTGTGCGTGACTCTTTCCCGATGGAGCTCCACCGCGATCGTTTCATCTGTGACGAACTCGACAACCTACTGTGAGGCAAACATGATTCCGCTCGAACAAGATTTGTTGCTCAACATCCTGAAGCCGCTGGGTCTGCATGTGATCCGCGGCCTCGATCACGGTACCTACATGGACGTCGCAGGTAACACCCGCGTCGTTGACTACACCGACGTATCCGCCACCGTCGATACTGACGATGTGCGTGAGGTGATTCCACGTCTGGAGCTCAAGCTGCGCGAACTCAAGGGTGATGCGACTGCCGTGTACTTCCTCGAAGGTCACGTATCGCAGGTGTTGCTCACCAAAGTTCCGCCAGTGCCGCAGACCACGATCACGCTCAAGGTCGCATTCGCCCGTCGCGCCGACGATCACCACCCGTGCTTCCCAGAAGTTCAGGATTTCGATTCCCTGGTTGAAAGCCAAGCGCCGCAGTCTTTCGGCACTGCTGTCGAAGCGATCAAGGCTGGCTATCGTGCCTGCCGCCAGAACTGGAACGGCAAGAATATGTTCATCTACTACGTGCCTGCGTCGACCTTCACGGTCAACCGCGCGCCGTTGGCGAGCATCTTCCCAGAGGGCAAGGTCATCAGCTACCGTGACCACATTGATATGTACACGGCGCAGGGTGACTGCGTTGCCTGGGTTGCCAGTCAGTCGGACGTGACCGCCAACGACTGGATCATCCTTCCACGCAAGGCGGAAGTGTAAACCGCGATTGCTAATTCATTGACAAGCACGGAGATTGCTATGTCGGATTCAGTACAGCTTACCGTTGCAGGCAAGGTTAGTTTGGATGACGTTACCGCGATCAAACAGATCGCATTGAACGACAACTTTGACCTGTGGCGGATCGACTGTTCTCAGGAAGTGGCGCCAGTTCTGGTGAATGCCATTCAGGCACTCCAGCTGAACCTGAGAACTGTGAAGATCACCGAACAAGATTTCGTCTTTGCGTCTGATCCTGCTGCGGGTGCAATGATGCAAGCTGCGGAGTTTGCGTTCAGCGACTTCGTTCCAGCCGAACAGGAAGTGCTCGACGGTATCGAAGCCTTCAAGACCACCAAGCTTGACGCGATCATCCTGCGTCAGTTTGGAGCTGATGGTGAAACTGTCAAGTATCTCAAACTGGCAAACGTGGTGCACGCCAGCGTCAAGCGCGCCTTCAACGGTGCAGACGGTACCGAACTGTTTGCTGTTCACAAACTGGCATTCGGCCGTCTCACCGAGCACGTCGAACAACCTGCGTAAGGACACACCTTGCTGATCTTCATTTTGAGCCTGTGCAGCGTCAGGCTCCAGACAGTGCAACACCCGCCGGAATCGGGTGAAGCGCTGCAACCACAAACAGAACCATCGCCTGCCGGAAGTCAGGCTGCGCGATGTAGATAGGGATGGGTACCTGATCCGGCCAGCGATCCCATCCCGCACAAACCACAAAGGCGCCGCCATTGGCTGCGGTTGCTGAATCGAGGAGAGGCTTGCACGAAGCCAGATGTACGGTGCAGGCCAATCTCGAAATGCTAATTCATTACTCGCACTGATGAACGGTTCAAGTCCGTGTATGGGTGAAAGGCCCACGAAACTCTACGGAGTCTGCGACAGCCAACGGCCTGATAAGCTGTGCGGCTGAGTTCAGCGGTCAAAGGGGCGATTTCCCGGACCGTCACCACGGAATTTCCTGCTGTGGTTAATGGATGAATTGCGGAGCATAGGCCGCGTGAGTCTTGCGTTGGCGTGCCGTTGCGTTTGTCTCTGCGCAACGTACAAGGGACTAGAGTGATCGCCTATCAAGCGCACGGTTGCCTTCTGTATTACTGGATGCGGTGTTGGGCCTCTAACCCAGGAATCAGTTGCTCGCTCGGCTTCTTCGGAAGTCGCAACCACTCCCACCTAGAAGTGTAAAGGAAAGAAAGCCAACACAACGCAGCTTCGAGCCAGCCAGATCAAGCCCTTCAGCTTTGGGTAGTGACAGCAGGAATTCCGCCGCGACATTAGCATAAGCCTTCCATCTTCTAGGTGGGTTTCATTTTTCGCCTCAGGCTCGACTTCTTACTGAGAATTTAAGAGACGTTACAGGATCGCCCGCTGCGCGCAGGATAGAGAACAGATGCTACGGTCGAATGACCGGGCTACCCAATTTCAACTCCTGGCACATGGTGAACTCTAATCTCCTTCTGGTTCTGACGCGGTAACGAGTCTGAGGCACCTAATCATTCGTCTGGTACCTACGCGGAGCCGATGAAATGCAGCACGTCAGATAGAGCGTTTGGGAATACGGCACCCAAGCTGTTCGATAAGGTAATGCCACGCTGCTTGGTACGCACACTGGTCCACGTTGCCCGCCCCAGCAACGAGTACGTGCGGTAAGTTTACCTGCTGGCACCAATTCTGTAAAGCAGAGCCACACAATTCTGCTTTTGGTAATACACATGCTCAAGCGAATCTTCAAGCCATTCTGCGAAACGCGGTACGATGCGTGTGTTTGGACTGCCTACGTGCTAGTCGGTGTTGCGTTGTATTTCACCAACACACTTGTGAAGTACGCACACGTCGCACCTATCGGGCTCAGCATTGCCCTTATGCTGCCGAGCGCGAAATTGCAGATAGCTAATTTGTTGAGCAAGCTACGATCATAGACCCGGTAGTTCAGTCGGTTAGAATGCTGGCCTGTCACGCCAGAGGTCACGGGTTCGAGTCCCGTCCGGGTCGCCACTTTCGGCTCCATAGTTCAGTCGGTTAGAATGCTGGCCTGTCACGCCAGAGGTCACGGGTTCGAGTCCCGTTGGAGTCGCCACATCCGAGAGCACCGCCATGCAAATTTTTGTGAATGCAAAGCCGCATGAGTTTGTCTGCCGCACCATCAGCTACGAAGAAGCCGTCAAACTCGACGGTCGAGACCCGAGCGTGGTGTACACAGTGACCTGGTCAGTTAAAGGTCACGGCGGTGGTGTCCTCACACCTCGAGGCAGTCCTGTCGAGGTGAAAGAAAACATGCAGGTGTTTGTCGCGTATACCGGCAATGCCTGATTCGTTGCAAAGCGAGCACACCCAGCAAGCTTGTGGTGGATTACTGGGAAACGTAAAAGAGCGCTGACCGTACGCGGAGGCTGCTTCGCAATTTGAACGAGCTGTGCCTGTTAGCCAAGATACGATTTGCACGTTTATCCTTGGCGATGCGCACGAAACCGCACACTTTACCCTTCCCGCTTAGCTCAGTCGGTAGAGCACACGGCTGTTAACCGTGGCGTCCCTGGTTCGAGTCCAGGAGCGGGAGCCATATTCAAAACCTCAGTGGGCGCTGCAAAGCTGGCCGTGCCCGAGGTAGCGAACCAGAGTTAGATTGTTGATGCGGCCTGAAACTCGTGGACGGCGCTGTATTGGCAATGACCACAGGTACCCGCCCTGACTCTGTTCACAAGTACAGAAGCCCACTCGTCTGTGCAAGCGGGATTGTTTTCTAGGACGTTAGCTCAGTTGGTAGAGCACCGGACTTTTAATCCGAGGGTCCCGAGTTCGAGTCTCGGACGTCCTACCATTTTTGTGGGCCAGAGTTCTGATAGAACGCTATTCGCTAGTACATCAGAGCAGTGACGGTATTACCGGTTACTGGCCCTGCCTACACGCTGCTTTGGAAACTGATCCATGAGTCAGATGACTGCGGAAGAAATCAAACTGCTGTTTACCTCGTGCTCATTGGACATTGTCCATTTGGACCAGGGTCAAGTTCCGAAGCTCGGCGACAAGTATGTCACGGTCAACGAAGTGCTGGCGGTCAACGACACCAGCGACCGTCGCTTGCTTCTTTCCTCGATCCGCAAGTTGATGAAGAATCACTTGCGCAAGATCAAGAACAAAACCAGACAGGCTTACACCTATGGCGGATCGTTCTTCACGAATCCCGATGGCAAGTTCTGTCTGGCAGTGAGTGTCGGAGTTGCACTCAAAGACTAATGGGACGTTAGCTCAGTCGGTAGAGCACCGGAATGTTAATCGGCGTGGTCCTGGGTTCAAGTCCCAGACGTCCCAACTGTTCTCCTCGTGAGAGGTAATGCGTGTAGCCGTAAGGCACCATTGGTAGACACTCATCCAGCTGCCATGCTCCTTGAAGCCAGCCCTCCCCAAGCGCCGCGCCGCCGAGCCTCTACACCAAGCAGGGTAAGAGCCTGCACCCATTCGGAGCCTAGCTCCAGCATGAGCCCGCGAAAGCGGAGACTACCGATAACTGCCCAGGGTTTTCCGGCTCGGCAGTTGTTGCGTACGGGGGAAGGGCCCGTTGAGTAGGCACGTCTACAGCCTCTCCGCAGACCGCAGTGTTGTTCGGGCGACAGTGCTGGTGTGCGGGAAACAGTGGACACTAAGGCGGCCTTCGGGTCGCCTTTTTCATTTCCACACGCTACCGAAGGTATATCATGGCATCAGGCGTATTCTCCCACTTTGACACACGCGAGCTCCAACGGCGGCTGTATCAGATGCTCGCCGTGTTCACCTATCAGGACTCTGTGTTCGGCAAGATCGAGGTAGATAAAGGCTTCCAGACCAACTACGCCTCGATTGACGTGCTGCACAACATCTGGCTGTTCGTGTTCTACGCCCTGCTCGCCAACTACGGTGACAAGGCCGCCACGATTCACGACTGGTTGTACTCAGGCTACGGCATTCGCCAAGCGGACGGGTCGATCTACTACCCGAACCGTAAGGAGTGTGACCAAGTCCTGTACCGTGCGTTGCGGGCAGAAGGCGTAGCTCGCTGGCGTGCTTGGATGTTCTACGCTGGTGTGCGCATCGGCGGGCGCAAAGCCTACACTGCCTCGCCAACCGAAGTACCAGTGTTTAGCATCGCCGCATGACCTCTCAGGGCTGCCTTCGGGTGGCCCTTTTTATTTTTACCGTTCGTCAACTTTCACGGAACTTTCTGCTGGGTATGTCGTCTAATCTAATAGGAGGAGACAGAATGTCTTCTTCGCAATGTCCAACCACTGAGGATACTGCCATGACTACCGACAAAGACCCGAAAGAAGCTCAAAAAGCCAACGACGAGGCTCAGGCCAAACTCAACGGCGGTGAGAGCAACGATCCCAACACTACCAGTGCTGGCGACGTGAAGGGCAACAACCAGAACGTTGCTCCGAAAGACGGCGAAGTCAAAGTCCATGTTGACGTCACCAAGGAAGCTGACAAGGACCCATCGCGCGAATACCCATACGCCAGCCACACCGTTGGCACCGAGGGTGTGAACGCGACCGGTGCAGGCAGCAGCGCATCCAAAGTGGCATCGACCGGCAACGCTGGTAACCAGCCGATCATCAAGCCTGATCCAAACGCTTCTGCGGAAGACAAGGTCGAGAAAGAAGACATTCGCGACCTGCAACCTTCCAAGCAGAAAGCCGCGGCCAAGGCCGAAGAGAAGAAGCTGCCGAAGGACTACGCTGTCGAAATCAACGGCCAGCGTGAAGAAGACCTGGACATTCAGGAAGCCTCGGCCAAAGCCTTCGAAGCTCTGTCGTACGGCGGTGCTACCAGCTCGGCGGTGTATCGCAAAGACAACCGTCTGGCCACCTTCGCGACCGAAGACCATCACGGCCAAAAGCGCCTGGCGGTAAAGCCTGATGATGGCAAGATCAGCGACGACGAAGCTGACGTGCTGAACAGCTACCATCAACGCATCGTCACCGGCAATCCGAAGTAACACTCGGGCTGCATAGGAGGTTGCTATGTCTCTTGTAGGCCTTTTGGTGTTGGTGCTGGTCGGTGTGCTGATTTACTATCTGCTCACCCTGCTTCCTCTGCCTCCGCGGATCAAGCAAGTCGTCATCGTCATCTTCATCATCATTGCCATCATCTACCTCCTGAGCGCGCTGGGAGTGGTGAGTGGCTTACGCTTGTAAGCAAACGCAACATCCTCTGAGGCGGCCTTCGGGTCGCCTTTTTGGTATCTGTAAAAGGACTGAGTGCATGAAGCTGAACATTCTGTGGGACGACAGCGCAACGCGCACTCGCCTGCTGGAGGAACTCTGGAAAGAGAACGTCCCTGGTCTAGACCTGTTTATCACCCATGCTGCGGCGAGTAGCGAGCGCACCTATCCTGAGTTCGACATTCAGGTATACGCTACCCTGCCAAGATTCCCCGAAGTTGTCTGCTCCCAAATACGCAGGCACGATGTTCTCCACGTTGCAGCATCCACGCATGACGTGGACGCGCAAGGCTATCTGGACTTCTGTGACTACGTCCTGCGACAACATCCGGACGTCCTGATATTCGACCCATTCAACAAGGACCGCACGTATGACGAACTTGTTTCCTTCCTCCGAGAGAGCAGCGGAGGTGTTCTCGAAACTGACCACGCTGGCTGACGATATGGGTACAGTGATTGGTGAGTTCGACCAGTCAGCAACTACGTTCAAGCGCAAGGCTCCGCACGACAACGTGCGCATCCAAGTGACAGATACCGTGCTGGTGTTCTTCGCACGTGGACCGTACAAGGAACCACTGCGCGAGTTCTTCGAGAACCCTGTACATAGCAATGATCCAGTCAGACTGCGCAGTGCCATACGCGCAATGGCAATACGGGAGCCCTAGTGGTTCCCGTTTTCATTTCCCTTGGTAATTTTTCCAGCATTGACTGGGAGGTTACCGTATGCAAGGTCTGTTTGGAAACAACGCACCGATGAAGAAACGCAGACAGAAGCGTTCCGAGAAGTACAAGCAGTACCACTATGAGTTCCACGGTCGGCAACTGCTGGTTCAAGGCTACGAGCGACAAGCGCTGGAGTACCTTGTCGAGAAAGGCGGATTCGACCCGGCCGACATTCGTACCGAGTGCGAAATGGGTAACGCCCTGAACATTCGCTACAAGTACGGCAAGCGCTGGCGTACCTACATGCCTGATATCTTCATTCGCAACCACAACATCATCGTGGAAGTGAAGTCGAAGGCAACGATGGGCCTGATCAACAACAAGAAGCGCGGCTGGAGCATGAACAAGGCTAAGGCCAAGGCATGCCAAGAGCGCGGCTTCAAGTTCTGCGTGCTGCTCATGACGGGCTCTGGTAAGCGCATCCCGTTACCGAAGCGCTGGATGTTCATGCAGAAGGATGAGTGCCTGCGCATCATGCGTGAGGAACTCGGAGTGGTGATCTAAACTGTAAACTCCAGACAAACCACTGGAGAATGCTATGGCACATTCAGCACAAAACGACCGTAAAACGTTCGCCCTCATCCTTCTGGCTGTTGCGGGCGTGGTAGTATTCATCATGTTGATGATCTACGGGTTCACTGCATGGAGTCGTTGGATGGCAGCGACTTCCGTGCAAAAGCAAGTTTACTCGCCGCGGCCCGGCATCGAGTGTTTCATCGCAACTGGCACGGACGGTGTCGCGACCGACTGCTACCCAATTCCCAAGAACTAACAGGCTATTAAGCAAATGGCAGAATTGACCATCAAGGACCTCAAAGAGGCCAAGTATAACCCGCGTGTCATCAGTGAAAAGCGACTGGACAACCTGCACCTGTCCATGACTACCTACGGTGACCTGTCCGGCGTCGTCTTCAACAAGAAGACCCAGAACCTGATTTCCGGTCACCAGCGCTTGAAGCGTCTGCGCGGTAAGGACGTCAAGACCAAGATCGTCACAAAGCCTGTGAAGGACGCCTTCGGTACCGTTGCAGAAGGTCACATCGTTGCGAAGACTGCGAGCGGCGAAATCCGTATCCCACTACGCATCGTGGACTGGAGCGACAAGAAATCCGAGATGGCGGCCAACATCGCAGCGAACGCGCACGGTGGCGACTTCGACCGTACCAAGCTGGGCGTTATGCTGGAGAAGCTCGACGCCGGCAAGTCGTTCGACGTGAACGTTCTGGGTATCGACCCACTGAGCCTGCGTGGCTTGATGCCAAAGATGCCAACGCTCGACTCCAAAGGTCGCGAAATCGACAACGATGGCGAAGGCAAGGAGTCGTTCCAAGAGTTCGGCGAGGACAGCTTCGAGTTCGAGCATTGCTGCCCGAAGTGCAAATTCCAGTTCAACACCAGTGCCAAGTCGCAGCCTGCGGCCAAGGCTGAGCCGAAAGCTCCGAAGCTCAAGCTGAAAGAGAAAGACGGCAAGAAGGAAAAGTCGAAAGACAAAGAGAAGGTCAAGAGTAAGGACAAGGGTGACAAGCCCAAGAAATCCAAGCTCGCGGCTCCGAAGAAAACAGAGCTGAAAATGCCAGCGAAGAAAAAGAAGTAAGGACGCAGCCATGGCCAATGAGAAACGCATTCCCAAGATCCCTTCGATGAAGAAGATCAACGCGCTGCCCAAGCACTTCAAAGGCATCAGTTCTTTCAGTGGCTGTGGCGGCTCGTCTACTGGCGTGAAGATGGCGGGCATCCAAGTGCTCGCGGCTACCGAGTTCATCAAGCCGGCCATCGAAACCTACCAGAAGAACCACAAAGGCACCATGGTCATCGGCGAAGACATTCGCAAGGTTGACTGGGCAGCCATTCGCAAAGAGCTTGGCCTGAAACGTGGCCAGCTCGACTTCTCGGAAGGTAGCCCACCGTGCAAGTCATTCTCCACGTCTGGTACTGGCAGTGATGACTGGGGCAAGGAGAAGCTGTACAGCGAGAACGTCTACCAGCGCACAGACGACCTCTTCTACGAGGAAATGCGCAAGCTGGAAGCCTTCATGCCGAAGGTATTTGTTTGCGAGAATGTCAAAGGCATGGTCGAGGGTGACGCGAAAGGCTACTTCGTCGAAATTCTCCGTGACTTGAAGGCGATCGGTTACAGCGTGCGTGCGCAAGTGCTCAACGCTGCATACCTTGGTGTGGCGCAAGCCCGTGAGCGTGTGATCTTCGTCGGCGTGCGTGACGATCTGGTGAAGAAAGGTTTCGACCCTGTATTCCCAACGCCGCACAAGTATGCCATCAACGTGAATGACGTTCTACCTCACGTGGCGTACCTGAAGTCGAAGCACAAGGGTGACCTGAAGTACGTGCCTGCGTCGATCCCGTCACCTACAATCGTGGCTTCGGATGGCACCAACAGCGAGACTGCTGGATTCTCCTCAGGTGGATTCATCGAGACGCTGAGCGGTGAGCGCCGTAAGTACACCATCGACGAGTTGAAGACCATCTTCACCTTCCCCGAAGACTTCATCTTCACTGGTACCTACAAGCAGCAGTTTGAGCGCATCGGCCGCTCGGTACCACCGCTCATGATGTACCACGTTTGCCGCGAGCTTCGCCGCAATATCCTCGAAAAGCTGTAAGCCTCGCACAAAGGGAGCCATCGCGCTCCCTTTTTGTGGCCTTGAAACTGTAAATGACCAGTAAGCCCACATGGGCATCAAACATGGAGTTACGGACATGCAACCAATCGAAACCCTGCGCGACGATCACGTACCCGGCCAGAAGTGGGAGTTCAACGAGGACGTCGCCAAGAAGTTTGACAACATGCTGGAGCGCAGCATCCCCGGCTATGGTTCGATGCGTGAATTGGTGTGGCGACTGGGCAAGAACTTCGTCAAGACACCGTGCAACGTCATTGACCTCGGTGCAAGCCGCGGTGAAGCGAGTGCCAAGTTCATTGGTGCGTTCCCAGAAGCCCAGTTCTATCTGAGCGAAATCTCGGACCCGATGCTTGAAGAAATGCGTGGGCGCTTCGCCGACCAGTTCAACGTACACCCGTGCAGCTACGACCTGCGCAAGAAGGCCAAAGAGATTGCCGACGCCATTCGCTGGCCGAGTGCGCACATGAGTGGCAGTGTGGAATTCCACAAAGTGCAGACGCTGCCGACTAACCTCGTGCTGTCGATCCTTACCATGATCTTCGTGCCGATCAATTTCCGACCGTCCATCCTAAAGGGCGTGTACGATGGTCTGGAATCTGGCGGTGCCTTCTTCATGGTAGAGAAGGTGCTGGGCAACACGGCAGTGATGCAAGAACTGCTGGTCGATGCCTACCATGAGTACAAGCACGACAACGGCTATAGCTGGGAAGACATTGAGCGCAAGCGTGCAGCCCTCGAAGGTGTTCAGGTCCCAGTGACCCATGAGAACAATATCGAAATGCTGCGCACCGCTGGCTTCCGTAGCGTCGAGACGTTCTTCCGCAACCTCAACTTCGTGGGCTACATCGCCATCAAGGACTAAGCAATGCGCGAACTCCAATTGCTCCGCAAGCGTGTGAAAACGCTGTGGAAAATGGAAGAGGGCCTGAGCCCGAATGAGCGTCGCCTTCATCAGTGGCAAGTGTCTGCAACCCAAGCAGGCATCATGTACACCGTTGGTAAGGGCGATGCCAACACGTTCTTCTATGCCGTCAACGGCAACGATATGAAGTTCGTGATGCCAGACGTGATGATGAAGTTGCTGGACGATTGGACCAACAGCGATTACGTGGCGTACACGATCACCAAGAAGAAGGATATCAGCGGCATGCCTTTGCGCACGTCGCCAGCCGCCTTCCTTAAAGTGACGAAGGACAAGTACCTGGGTTACTACATCGTGGGCATCAAGTCCAACGGTGACATTGTTCGCCTGCACAAACTTGAAGGCGGACTCCAGGGTAATCACTGGGTAAAATTCAAAGGCAAGAAGAAACGCTAGGAGCGATCATGGATCAGAAGACGCGAGCCAGAAAGCTCCGTAAAGCCCTTGTTGAACGGGCAGCGTCGTACGGCGTGAAGAAGGTAGCCGTGCCAATGAGCAGCGGTGTGGACAGTCACTGCGCCCTGTTCGCTTGCCTTGAGGCTGGGTTGAAGCCGCATGTGTACAGCTTCCACCTCGAAGGTGTCGAGAGCCGCGACGTGCGCATCGCCCAACTGACTGCGAAAGAGTTCGGACTGCCGTTTACCAAAGTCACATTGCCCACTGGTCAGAAGCGTTTGATGAAGGACGTCGTGAAGCTCGCCGAGTTTGGCTGCCGATCGAAGACCGACTTCGAGTGCTTCTGGCCAATGTACCATCTGCTGCCCAAGATCAAGGAAGACGTGTTCTTCACTGGTCACGGTGCAGACAGCCTGTACTGCCTGAGTCGCAAAGCCTGCCAGCACTACGCTGGGCGCGAAGACGAATTCCGTGCGCTCGCATTCTCGTCCAACAAAGCCTTCCAGAAGGGCTTGATCGAGAAGTGGTGTGCAGAGAACGGCGGTGACCTTGCGTACTGCCCGATCTTCTTCACACCGAAGATTCTGAAAATCTTCCAGGGTGCGACCCCTGCTGACCTGAACAAGCCTATTCAGAAGGCAGTCAGCCGCATGGCATTCGAGGAGTATTTCGAGCGCGTGCGTGTGTACGTTCACCAACCGTTTCAGTTGGGTGACACTGGCATCAAGGCTGGCTTCGAGGAGCATCTGCTCGAAAGCCCACTGAACACCAAAGGCTACAAGTCTGTAGTCGGCATCTACAACGAGCTGGTGCGTACTCACGGTCCAGCAGTAAGCGAACCAGATACAGGGTGGGACGACGAATGAGCACCGTGATGACCAAGTACACTCGGATCAACCTGAACACGGCCGAGCTGTACTTCAAACAAGCCTGCGCCGAGTTGTACCCAACGTTCGATCATCCGAACAAGGCACAGTTGCGCGCAGCCTACGACAAGATCATGGACGGCGGTGTTGATCGTCCAGAATTTGAGCGTCCTGCTGAGTGTCCAGCACTGACGCCTCTCCAGATCGAGTTCGCAGAAGGTGTGGCCAAGCTGGTTGAAGAATACTTCGACTCGGCATCGCCAAGCGCGACCGCCGTGTACACCTTCCTCGCGTTCGAAGGCCTCGACCCGAAAGAAGGCTACCACATCAGCGAAGACAAGCATGTGATCGACCTGTTCGCTCGCTTCGTTGACCTAGGCAAAGGTGCCTACGACTACATCGCTCGCCGTGCAATCCAGCAGACCCATGTCGATCCCCGTTTCATCGTGATCCGTTTGGCTGACGACTGCAAGCGCTACGGCGTGCGTACTCTGCGTGCTCCAACGTCGGAAGGTGAAGTGATGTTCAGCCTCGATCCGCTTGAGCACCACAAGAAGTTCGACAATCAAATCTTCATCCCAGCGATCGGCGGTTACTACGGCATCGTTGGCAAGACTCGTTCCGAGGGCTGACCATGTCTCAGTACAAGCTGAAAGATTTCCCAATGGAGGAATACGACTATCCAACTGCGCAGATCATGCGCGATGGAGGTATCGCCTTCGACACCCGCTACGACTACGTTGCTAGTTCGTTTCTCGATGGTCTGGTAAACTACGGGAAGAACCACGTCGCGTTCCTGCTGGCGCGCTACGGTCTTGAAAAGCCAGAGGGTGAGCGCGTTGACAATGACGAAGACAACGATGCCAACTGGATCGCACCTACTGTCGAGAACTACCAAGCGTTTGCAGATGCTGCAACCGCGAAACACCACTTCAAGGCCAAAGGCGACGACTGGTTGGTACTGTACGAAACCGACAACAGCTACTTTCTGATGTGGTACGATCAGGACAGTAGCGATTGCAGTGTTGAGCGTTACAGCCGCCGCTCGCTTGCAGAGCCGCAGTACGGCATCAAGACACTCGACGAGTTTGTCGAAGCCCGCATCGCCATGTTCCGTGAAGCGCACTTCCGTGACGATCCACGTGGCGGTTACTATCCACGCGGGCAAACCCCGCAAGAGCGTGTGGACATTCTCGTTCGCGCTGCCAACAACCCACGTGGCTGGATCAGCTCGTAAGGAATTCCCATGGCCAAGAAAGACAAAGAGAAGAAAAAGGAGAAGAAGTCCAAGTCTCCTGCGATGATGGCGATCCAGAAGGACAGCTACATCATCGTGCGTGTTGGCACCAAGCATCATCTGTGCCTCGCGATCAACCCTGAGCGCAATCGCGCAGTGATCGACCGCACTCTGGCTGACGAAGAACACCAGACCATTGAGTACGATGACCAAACACTGGTTGCCAACCTCGGTCTGAACCCGAAGCCAGGTGGTAATGCGTTCGGCGTGAAGATCAACCCATACATCACCAGCGTCGATTCCAAGTACGGACCGATGCACTTCTTCCGTGTGCTGGAAGACCTGGAGAAGAAAGCGCTCAAGTCTGCGCTGCGTCGTACCTACGATGCGATGCTGGAGAACAACCTGAACATCTTCCCGCTTGGCAGCATCAAGCTGTTCCCGAAGCGTGGAAAGTACGCAGGCTGCTACCACATCAAGCGCTCCATGAGCGAGTTCACTGACGGCATCGACCTGTACCCAGACACGTTCACCGACCGTGCGTACAACGAGTATGTCCTGTACCACGAGTACGCGCACGCAGTCTGGTTCCGCATGGTGCCTGGTGCGTACAAGGCGCGCTGGATCAAGCTCTACCACAAGCGTCTGGAGCTGAACAGCATCCTGAAAGATCGGTTGGAGTCGATGCTTGGTGAACTGATCGAGTTCAGCGGCACGTTCAAGGAATTCTATAAAGAGCTTGAAGATCAAGACTCTCTGGTGTTCCGCGAAGTGCTCAGCCACTACAAGCGCTACCACAAGCTCGACGGCCGCAGCCTCGAAATCCTCTATCTTGAGGACAGCGAGAAGTTCGCCTCGATGTGGCCGAAGCGTACAACGATCGTGGAGTCGCGTCCTGATCTGTCCGAATACTCCATGGTGAGCCCGGACGAGTTCTTTGCAGAGGCATTCGCATTCCACATGACTGGGAAGACGATGCCTAAAGACATTACCAAGGCTATGGAGAAAACCCTGAAGGCGCTCCAGAGCATCTAAAGGAGTTCACTGATGAACGACCTCGCTACCTTGAAGTCCCTTACGAACATTATGCCGATCGCTACTCTCGGCAATCGCCCGCGTGACATTGCGTTCAACCGCTTCAAGTTTGAACGCCTCAGCGCGCATGGCTCTGTGGAAAACGGCATCGTCCTGACAATCAACGACGACGCCTTCGAAGATGTTGAGGAGTGGATGGACTACATCCGCTCGCCCATTGGAACTCAGACGGTGCATCGCACTGCTACAGCTGAGGACCTGCAGAGCCTATCGTTGGCTATGCCTGCAAATATGCTGCGCAAACGCAACGTCACCAACTACGTGACTATGCTGACCGACGACAAAGTGGTGTTTCGTTTCGTGACGGCTCGGTGGCGAGGCGTGGACTATCCGATCGAAGAACTCAATCGGTACTTCACCCAGCTGCGACTCGCGTACTACCTGAGCGACGAAGTGGGCGTTATTGATCTGCGAATTGCGCTGGGTAGTGTAAACCATCATTACACCAGCATACATCAACTCGAGGACATCCTGTACACGATGGCCTACCATTTCTTCCGCGAAGATACGGAGCTCTAATAGCATGGCGAAGAAGCAGAAGGCTGCGATTGAAGAGACGGCATCAGCCACTCAGTCTCTCGCCGTTACTCACCGACCGCGCACACTCAAAGACGTTGTTGGTCAAGACGACAGCGTTTCCATCATCAAGGGTATGATTAAGCGCAACCGTTTCCCGGGCGCGATCCTGATTAGCGGTGTCACAGGCACTGGCAAGACGACACTGGCGCGTATCCTTGCGACGTACATGAACGCCGACGATCCGAAGAACGTCCGTGAGTCCATGGCGTACAAGCTGGGCGAGAAGCATCCAGACGTCACCATCGTCAACGCAGGTACTCACGGTAAGGTCGAGGACATTCGCTCTCTCGTCCGTGGTGCCAACGCTGCGCCGCACACCAACTACCGCGTGTTCATCATCGACGAGGCTCACAAGCTCACCGGTGCGTCCGCAGAAGCGCTGCTGGTTCCTATCGAAGAGCCGAGCATCCACACCATCTGGATTCTCTGCACGACGAACCCGGAGAAACTGGTCGACACCATCGCAGGTCGTTGCACCAAGATCAACCTGAACCGCATCGAACCAGAGCACATCGTCTCTCGCCTGCAGTACATCGTCGAGCAAGAGAAGATGGACTTCGTTAAAGGCAAGGAAGGTAAGAAGGCGCTGGAGCTGATCGCTGCCATGTGCGACGGCAGTATGCGCAACGCCATTGCCCACCTTGAAGCTGTGATGTTCGCAGGCTTCGGCGGCAAGAAGCTCGACGCAGAAGGTGCACTCAAGGCATACGTCGAATCGTCGGCAGCAGACCTCGACAAGGCCGCAGCGTCTGTCGTTGCGGCCACGATGAACCTCGACCTGCCTGGGTTGATCGCCATCATCCGTAAAGCGCAGAACCCACGCGGCATCGTGTACAAGACACGCGCCCTGCTCGACTACCTGATTGGCGCAAAGACCAAGACGGCGAAGTTCCTGCCGTACTCCGGGCGCATCTTCGAGCAGCTTGCAAAGAAAATGGATATCAAGTACGGGCTCAAGGGCCTGGTGATGCTCCAGCACACCATCGTTGAACTGGAGCTGCAACTCAACTCGACCAGCATCGACGAATCGGTGCTCCTGCAAACCTATCTCGGCCGTTTCGTGATCGAGAACAAAGGCTAATCGAACATGCTCAAGCTGACTGACGTTGAACTCACCGACGTCGTCAACTTCAAAAAAGTGAAACTGGACATTACCCGACATCCTTTTACGGTCATCACTGGCCATAATAAGGATAGTCGCATTTCCACAGAGACCAGCAACGGTGCGGGCAAGTCCCTGCTGTTGTCCTCTGTGCCAAACCTTCGTTATGAAGCCGCTCCCCTCGCCACCACCAAAAGCAAGAAAGATATGCTTGAGACGGCGAAGTCGAGCATCCGAATTGGGCTTATCGGAAATGACGGCAAGCCCTATTCGATCACTCAAACAAATTCCAAGTTCATCATTGAATGTGACGGCACCGACAAAGAAGTCAGAACCATCCCTCTCCAGAAGAAGGAGATTGAGCGGATTTTCCCGCTGACTGAGGATGAGTTCTATTCGTATGTGTACCTGCAGTCGCAACGCCCGCTGTCGTTCCAAAGCGACAAGCCAGCGGCGCGTCTCCAGTACATCACCTCGCTGTTCCAACTGGACGTGTACGATCGGTTGAAGCGGCACTTCACCCAGAAGCTGGGCGAAATCAAGAACAAGCAGGTCGAGTTTGACGTGGTGAATGCGCAGTTGGTGAAAATCAACGGCATCCTCGAACGTCTCGACTGGGACAAGGAGAAGGCGGAGAAGCTGGAAGAAGCACGTGGTGTCATCAAGGCGCTGGGTGACGAATCCAAGAAGCTGCACTCCAAGATCGAAAAGCTCAAGGGTGCCATCGCCGCAAGCGAGCGAATCTCCAAGCTCAAGAAGCAACGGAAGAAGCTCAAGCCCAAGCTGTCACGCAAAGCTGCACAGGCCGAGTTGCAACTGCACGAAGACCTGGCCGAGTACGAGTCCGACCTGAAGTCGTTCCGCGCTCAGGTTAAGCAATACACCAACCAGCTTACCGAAATCGGTGAAGTGAGCGCGCCTGCTGTGCTAAAGGCGCACATGGCCAAGATCGAGAAGGAGCTGGAGAAGGAAGAAGAGTGGTTGACCGAAGCGCATAGCAAGCGCCAGCAGGTCAAGCAGATCGCCAAAGACTTGGAAGAGGCGGAAGAAGCCTACAAGGCCGTTGGTGGTAAGCTCAAAGAGGTGAACGTTGCTGTCGCATTCGGCACTGCCGAGTTCGAGCGCGTGCTCCTGCAATACCAACCTGTGATGCAACTGGCTTCGATTGTCGATGACTGTGCAGATGGTGAGTGTCCAACTTGCCAGCAGACGGTTAACGTCAAGAAGTTCAGGAAGCAGATTGATCAGGCGAAAGGCAAGATCAAGGAAGCCAAGCGGTCCATCAAGATCGCTGACGCCGCCGTGGTGCTCGCCAAACTGCGTACCAAAAGCCGCAAGCTGGAGTTCAACGAGGAAGAGTTCGTTGAGCGCCGTGAGAAGTATCGCAAGCGCGATGCCAAGCTTGACGAGCTCCGTGAGAAGCTGAACGATGCCCGCCAAGCGCAGAAGTTGAAAGATCGACTGGGTGAACTGAAACAGCCGAAGGAGCCTAAGGCGATTCCGAACTACACTCGGAAGGACCTACGCGCCATGCTGGAAGATCACTCGGAGATTGCACGCATCGACTCCGTGCTTGAAAGTTTATTGGAAGATTACGGAACTATTGATGTAGATTCGTTGTCTAATAAGCTAGCAGAGGCAAAGCAGCGGTATGCAAAAGTCGAGCGCAAGTACAGCCGTGCGCAGGACATTGTAAGCTCCTACGGTTCCAAAGCCAGTGAGTTCAAGGTGCTCAAGCGCGAGCGCAACGACGCCCTTGTGAAGCTGGAAGACCTGAAGCCCATCATTGCTCAACGCGACCTCATTAAGTCGCTGGAGAAGGCGTACTCCGCCAAGGGCTTGAAAGTAAACGCCGCGAACGAGATTCTCTTCCAGATCGAGGAGCAACTCAATCGCAACTCCCACCTGATCTTTGCCGAGCCGTTCAAGTTCAACGTCTTCGCAAAGGAGAATGGTGTGCATTGCATCGTTGACCGTGGCAACGGGAAGAAGCCGACTGACGTCCGCTTGCTCTCTGGTGCCGAGAGTGACTGTTTCAGGTTGCTCTGGTTCTTTGTAATGCTCATTATGGTGGAAGATGATCGTCGTACAAACTTCGCCGTACTGGATGAACCAGATAGCCACATGGACCCGACCACTCGGTCGTTGTTCGTTGAGCGCTACCTGCCAGCACTGCGTTCGCTGGTGCCGCATGTGTTCCTGATTACTCCTCTGGATAAACACCTGTACACCGAATGCGCGTACCTGACGGTTGTCAAACACAAAGGCGTTTCACAGGTCATGGAGAACTACAATGAAGATGGTGAGCTTCGGGTGCCACGCGCCAGACGAAGTGCTGGTGAGGCTGAATCGAGAAAAGGGCGTAAAAAGAAGCCACGTTCTGATGATCGAGCCCGAAGGAAAGCTGCCTAAAAAGAAACCTGACGGCGTCCAGTACGTCGTCGCGTTCTCTTTGAAGGACCTACGGCGTAATCTGGTTTGTCACGCTTCCTTCAAGGATGTGACCTTCCTAGTGTTCGATACACCAATTGCGCTTAGCGCTTTCAACATCCCGCGTATGGATTTCAAAATCGGCGGTGACATTCACATCGACGGCTTTGAGTGCTCTCCTCTGAATCTCAATTTGGATGTAGAGCCCACTACGCTTGCGCGCACTGGGTTCGATATCGTTCAAGCGTCGGTGGATGAAGTGAAGACGCTGCGGACTCTGCTCAACCAACTGATGACATTCATCTATCAGCTTCCCAGGGCTACGCACCAAACTCCGATCAAGGAGCTCGTCTGTGGTTGGATGTGCTCCACTCGGACACTGGTGACACTCAACAACAACCTGGATAAGTTGAAGGGAAGTCCATTAACGCCAAAGCAGCGCGCACGGCTCAACGAAATCCTGTCTTCCGAGACCGCCTTGATCTACAAGGAGGCTATGCGTGAAGGCGGGGAGTCGAATGACCTAGCCCGTCGCTATGGCATCAGCGCGTATGAGATAAACTACATGCGCGCCATCGTAGCCAAGAGTTGAGGTCTATCATGCCCAAGGTCGTTCTTTACCACGCAGAATGCAATGACGGCATCATGGCCGCCGCCGTTGTGTCTTACTTTGAACGTGATCCAACCATCACGTATCATCCCGTGAACTACAAGGTACCTCTGCCTGAGATTCCCAACGGTGCAGAGGTAATCATGGTAGATTTCTGCCATGACGACCTGGGCATGATGCTCAATATCCTCGACACTTGCCAGCACCTTACGGTGATCGACCACCACGCGAAAGCGGTGCCGATTCTTGAAGCGCTGTGTAAGGCCAACGAGGACAAGATCACAGTGGCGTATCACAGCCATGAGTCTGGTGCGTCGGCTACGTGGAAACACTACACGCAGAACCCGATGCCGAAGGTTGTGGAGCTGGTGCGCAATCACGACCTCCACGTTCACAAGACAATCGAGGACGACTACTTCTTCTACGGCGTGATGACCAAGGAACAGACCATTGCGTACTGGACCTCGCTCATTCTCGACAACAAGGAAGTGAACAACCTCGTTCTTGCCGGGCGTTCCGTCCACGCTTTCATCAGCAACACGGCAATCCCGCAGATCACGTCGAAGGCACGCTTTGCTTCACTGCAAGGTTACATGGTCCCTGTCGTGAACTGCAACCGCGTGCTGCAATCCTTGGTCTTGGACTCGCTACTGCCGATTCACATGGTGGCGATTGCCTACGAAGACTGGGGCGATGGAAAGCGTAAATGGAGTGTACGATCTGCACCACAAACGAACGGTGTCGCTCAGCGCATTGCTGAGGAGTTCTTTGGCTCTGGCCATGAGAACGCGGCCGGCTTCCTGAGTGATGTGGACTTCCAGCTCCCATACATTTCCACGGATACCGCATAATGCTCGAAGCTCTCTCAACCAGCGACTGGCACCTTGACGGGATGAACAAGCACTTCTTGGATGCTGTCCAACGACAGCTCCGAGAGGTGGAGAAAATCTACAAGTACGCGCTGTCCAAAGGCATTCAGCACGTCTTCATCCCAGGTGATATCTCCGACACGCCGCACATGCCGGAGTCCACCTACCTGTCGCTGCTCCTGTTCTTGAAGAAGTACGACGGGATTCTGAACAGCTACTACATCGGCGGCAACCACGATCGCAGTGACTCCACCACGACGTCCTGCGACCTGCTCCAGTTGTTGTGTGAGCACAAGTTCTTCAAATCGTTCCGTATCTTCCTGAAGCCTGATCAGGATCGGATCGACGGACAGTTGGTCAACTTCTGTGCATGGCCGTGTTACGAGACGCTGACCGAGAAGGAAGGCGCGTTGAACTTCGCCCACGTCGAATACAATGGAGCAATCGGTGACAACGGTCGCTCCTTGAAGACCAAGCATGAGTTCGCAGCCCACAAGCGCGACTTCACGATCAGTGGCCACATCCACCAGTACCAGCACATCAAGTCCCGACGTGTTGTGTTCAACGGTAACCCGTTCCAGAAGAACTTCGGTGAGAGCCTACCGAAGGGCTTCATCCACTTCAAGGCCAAGTGCGAAAAGAACGAAATGCAGTTCCGCCATCGGTTCATCGACAACCAGCCGAACTTCCGACTGGAGACCGTGTTGATTGAATCGCCGGCCGACTTTGCCAAGCTTCGGCAGGACAACAACATCAGGTACAAGCTCCTCATTGCGCCTGACGTATTGATCCCGGCCGACCTGCGAATCAACTACCCGAACATCACCGGTGGCTTCTTCAACGCCGAGACCAAGGCCAAGAAGACGGACGATGGGGAGATTGTGGAACACGTTGGTGAGGTGGTTGCTCGTCCACGGGTGAAACCTACCCACGGCCTGAAGGATTACTTGGCGGCGGCCGGCCACAACAAGAAGGAAATCAAGTATGCCCGGGATTTAGTACGGGATGCCATGAACTCCTTGGGAATCCAAACGGACTCCTAGGAGATTCCTAGGACATTCCAAAAACATTCCTGGGTTTTCTCTGTGCGCTCGTCTCTTGCTGTAGATAATGCTAATTTTTTCTACATCGAGAGACTTGCATACCTTGGCGCTAAGGTTGTGTCCTGCGTCCTCGATGCAAAATACAACCCTTACCCAGATGGAGATTGCCAAAATGGCAAAGACCCGTGCCGTAAAAGACCCGAAGGCTGGTAAGTTCGCCAAGCCGAAGATGGTCAAAGTGGACAACAGTCCAGAAGCGAAAGCCAAGGCCAAGAAAGCCAAGCAAGCTCGCCAATCGACCAAAGCCGCCACCAACGCCAAAGCTCGTACCGAGCGCAAAACCCGCACCCCGGCCGAGCGCCTGGAAGCCGGTGAAAAACGCGCCATCCGCCGCGCTCAGAAAGAAGGCCGCGACCCGCGCGCTGCCGCCAAAGAGTACCGCGCCTGGTTCAAAAAGCAGCAGTCTCACGGCGCTGCCAAGTCGAAGTCGAAAGAAGCCGTTGGCAAGGCTCGCGAAAAGGCCAAGTCCGCTCGCACCGCTCTGTCCGCCGCTGGCAAGCAACTGTCCGCGAAGTACAAGCAAGCTCGCGCTGCTCTGAAAGGCCTGCCGGCTGACAAGCGCAAAGCGAAAGCTGCTGCCCTGCGCACCAAGTTCGCCGCGGCCAAAGCCAAGCTGGCTACCAAGCGTACCAAGCTGTCGGCTTCGCACAAGAAGACCATCGAGAGCATCAAGTCGAAGCTGGCGAAAAAGCACCCAGGCGCCAACCCGCACCGTAAGGTGAAGGCTGCTCCTGCTGCTGCCGCTGCTCCAGCGAAAAAGACTCGCGCCACCAAGGCTCCGGCCAAGGCAGCGACCACCAAGGCAGTCAAGGCTCCGGCCAAGAAAGCCGTAAAAGAAGCCGTTAAGTCGGCTCCGGTGAAGAAGGCAATCAAAGCCGAAGTCAAGAAAGCAGTTAAACCTGCTGCCAAGACCGAAGCCAAGAAAGCTGTGAAGGCTCCGGCCAAGAAGGCTACCAAAGCCGCGGCTACCAAAGCCGTTAAAGCTCCTGCCAAGAAAGCGACCAAAGCGGCCGCCACCAAGGCAGTAAAAGCTCCGGCCAAGAAAGCCGTCAAGACCGCAGCAAAAGCACCAGCCGCGAAGACCTCGACTCGCGCGCGTAAAGTCGCCCGCGGTTAATTCCCGCGCCGGCTAAGCTACACCAAAATACCCGGGTCTCCTAACAGAGGCCTGGGTATTTTCGTTTCTGAGGTCCAAATCGCTAATTTATTGTCACGAACTAACGTGGCAGAGCATTCCGATGCAACTACAACCAAAGTCAATTGATACCAGCCAGAATGTCGTGGACATTCGTAAGGCTCGAAATGCCAATGAGCTAATCACTGTCATTGGTCGGATCAATACTGCCTTGCGTGCTCAGCAAACTCTCAACAGCACCGAGCGGACGAAAGTCAAATTCGGCCCGCTGTCGAAGCTGTATGAAAGCCTCAGTTGGGTGTTGCAGACGCAAGCTGAACTGCAATGCGCCATGTCTATGGTGCAGCATCTGAACGATGCCAAGCGCGAGCGCTGTATCTCCGCTATCCGAATTCTCAACGCTGATCTGCTTGACCTCAAGCGGACGCTAATCTCCAGAGTCAACTCGGCTTCACGGCCGCTGATTGGCGAACGCATGAATGACCTAGCCAATGTCATTCACGACTTCCTGCGCCCGCTGTGCGAGAAGCTGTATTCGATCCACATGGCAGACCAAGATGCCACTTATGTGGCTTTTGTCGCCCGTGACGTGCGCGCCAATAGCGGGTTCGTATCGCCTGAGGTCTGCATCAAGCTCAAGGAAGAAGACGGCCAGTTCTATGTCTCCCTCCCGTATTCGCCTTTCGTCGAGACAGACAACATCCCAGTGTCGTCGACCAAAGACCTCAACTACTTCCTCAAAGGCACGCTGAACTATCAGTCTGCTGCGGCTCCCAAGCCCAAGGAAGAGAAACTGCTGCGCATTGAAGGCGTCACCAAAGTCGATATCACGGATTCCCTGAACCTGTGGTTAGACTCGGCCGTTCGTCCAGTCGATATCAGCAATATCCTGCGCGCGGTCCTGCCCTTGATCAAGGTTGCCTTGGCTCAGAAGCCCATGGAGATTCTCCACCGCTTCAACAATGAGCCGGGCAGTAAGCGCCTGCAGTTCATCATCGCCAAGCGCAAAGTGATTGACCAACGTGCGCTCAATCGCTTGACCAAGATGCTGGCACTGTCGCGCTCCCAAGTAACCCAAATGAATTCCATACTGGAGAAGCCATGAGTGCCATTGATATTGAAGGCATGAGCGACCAGCAGCTCATTGACTATGCCACCAAGAAGATGCCGAAGTATCGGCTAATCACCGCGCGTCTGCGCTCCTTCATGAAGTCCCTGTTCGGCTTCCGTCGCAACACTGCAACGGCCGCTGGTGACTACAAGATCGACGTGACCGAAGGTGACGGCATCAAGACTGGTGGTGGCCTGCGTCTGAGTTCGTTCAAGGCACCCAGCTTCACCAAGCTGAAAGCTCACATCGGCGCACTGCAGGACAGCGACGACATTGACGAGTTGGATCGCATCGTCACCAAGCTGTCGCGCTCCGACAACCCGAACAACTCGCGTGCTGCCAAGGCAATCTTTGCCCAGCACGCCGCCATGACCGAAGAGTACAACAACGCTCTCGAGGCCGTGGAGAACTTTGCCAACAAGCACATCCCAAGTGAAGTGGCAGAAGAGTTCCAGAAGGCACAAGACGCGGTCAACGCTTTCCTGAGCGTGTACGCCGACACCAAGGTTGCTCTCGACCCAATGGTGCTCGTTGGTAGTGAAGACGACCGCATCGACTTCGTCCAGTACCACGAAGCGACTGAGTACACCGAGTCCAAGCTCTGGATTGTGGTCACCTGCTCGCTCGCTGTCGTCGGCCGCGAATACGTGCTGACCACACACGTCAACATCCTTGATCGGTTCCAAGCACCGTTCAACTATGACGTGGGCGATGCGGTCAAGGATATCAAGAACGACGTGCGCTTCCTGTTCGCGTCCGAAGGTGTCGTGGCCGTCACAGGTGCTCTTGCGTTCAAGGTCGATGCAACACGCATCACCAAAGCTCTCAAGGCACTGGACTTCGTCAAGGATGTGCAGATCAGCAAAACTGCCATCAACGTTTGGGTGAAGTTCAACAAGAAGACACCTGCGCAGGAGACTGAAATCTTCGCCGTCATCGCGTCCGATGTTGAAGTTCGTCGCAAGCTGGGTCGTTCCAATCGCTTGCACAGCACCTGGACCGAAGACAAGCACTGGCAGTTCGTGATTACCCAGCGAGGCTAATCATGTACCAACATTTCCCTGACCCGCTGTCGTTTCGACTGTCAGCATGGCCGTGGGGTGGTTCGTCCTACATAGGGACGTTCAACTACCGCGCCCACAACATCCTGTTCAAGCCCATCCTCGACTACCTGAAACAGGAGTTGGAGAATAGCCCAACGGTGAAGGTTCGTGATACCACGTTCACTCTGGTCAACGTGTTCAGCGGGTTCACGGATATGAGCTACGGTCCGATGCTCAAGCCACATGCGCGCGTGCGCAGAGGACCCGTGTCATTCACCTTCGCCATGACGCGCCGTCAACGTGAGTTCGCGCTGCCCCGCCAGATCATCTGGAACACAGGTATGACTGCTCTCTGGGGTCCGAACCTGCAAGAAGGTCACGACTACCTGACGATCAACTTGCCGATTGATTTGTGCGTGCAGTGCAGGCTGAACAACACCCTGCGCCGTCAGCTGGAATGGTTGTACAAGATTTGTGGCGGCTTCACCAAAGCGATTGCGCTGGATCGAAACAGTTTCAGCCTGCGTAGCGACGACGTGAAGTTGATCCACGACAACCTGTACTTCAAGACCATCCCGCAGATGATGTGGCGTTACCCATGGGAAGACTGGAAGTATGCGCGTGAGTTCTGGGATAGGGCTCCTGATGTTCTGGAGCTGGACACCAGTGATGAATTCGTGCGCTACTTCCTGACGTATCAGACGAAGTTCTTCAAGAAGATCGACGATCCCAACGTCAAGCCCTTCTTTGAAGAAGTCCAGCACATCGTGCGTTCTGGTGTACTGGACATGGTGCAGAAACAACCCACTTCGGTGAGTAGTCTCGTTGCGCCTTTCGTTTCATCCATGGATCGCCACGACATTGACGCTGGTGTAGCCGTTAACGTTGAGCGCATCGTTCTCGACATTTGCACAGGTAAAGGCAATGGCTAACATCCATAAGTGCATGGAGGGCGTCACGCTGCCGATTATCGAGGTTATCCTCGACGAGTTTGAGCAGCCAGTCCATCCAGCAAACGATACGGCGGGCCCTCTGGTACGCTTGTACGACACGGACAAGTCGATCATCGCAGAGGTTATTGCGACGGTCGATGCGCGTGAGCCTGGCGCTTGGCGTGCAGACCTTCCGATTCCGATGATGGGCCTCACTGATGTAGTGGAGCTCAAAGCTGTCTGGATCATGAAGGGTAACGACGGTGAGTCGTACCGCATCACTCATGGCATTCAGGTCAGCCCCGATTCCGAAGAGCGCACTGGTGATATCGTCGTGCTCTACGGTGATGGTTCCAGCTTGAACGTGGCGCTCCCGTTCGCATTCAACAAGGGTAAGAAGAAGGTCGAAGCAAACCCACGCAAGGGTACGCCAGCACAACCTGCAGTCGCTGGTGATATGCTCACCTTCAGCCTGTACCGCAACAACCAGCCACTCATGGTCAACCTGCCTTGGGATAACGCTGGCGTAGCGATGGAGTGCTTCTCCAATCGCACGATGGTACGCTTGCCGAACGCTGCTGGTCTGCCGAAGCTGGAGCCGTTGCTGCTGACTGTCGAACACACGCCGCTCAAAGCGTTCACGCCGACCATGTACACCTTCAAGGTCTGGGTCATCACACCTCAGATTCTCGTGGGTTGCGCATCGTTGGAGCAGTACATCAACAAGGCGCGCCTGAGCAACGTGATCCCTGAGCTGGACTACACGCAGAGCGACCTGCTGGAGTATCTCGCCCGTGGCCTGAACCTGTTTAACTCGTTCCCGCCACAATTGACGTCCTTCACAGGCACGAACATGCAGGGCCTGATCTTCGACGGTTGGTTGCAGTGCAGCGCCTACTACGCGCTTGGCGCACAGCTTCAAGCAGAAGGTGCAATGGCGTTCGACTTCTCGGGTCAGACCGTGAGCTTGAACGTGGACCGTACGCCTGCGATTGAGTCTGCTCTGGGTCGTATCGAATCTGCCCTCGACAACCATGTGAAGCCTGCCAAGAAGCTGCTCGCCCGCGCTGGCGTCAACTCTGGTGATGGTTCGCAAGGTGGACAGTTCATCGACGGCAGCCGCCAACTGGGTCGCCTGTCTGTTATCAACGCACCTACCACGAAGTTCGGCTATGGTCGCAACACGTCGTGGCTGCGCAATGTCACGTAATTTCAAGGAGAGACAGCCAATGTCGCAACTCACTCCCAACTTCAAGCTCGCTGAGTTCGAGCGTTCGGATACCGCTACTCAACATGGGCTCGACAACACCGTGCCCAAGGCGCTGCTGCCGAACATCCAACGCCTCGCAGAGTTCCTGCAGAAGCTGCGCGATTCCATGCAGTTGAAGCGCATTGATATCACCTCGGGTTACCGCGGTGATGCACTGAATCGTATGGTTGGCGGTGTCAGTACCTCCAGCCACTCGAAAGCTCTGGCCGCTGATATCCGCGTGCCGGGCATGACCGTTGAGCAGTTGTACGTGGCTATCCGCGACTCTGATCTGGAATTCGATCAGGTCATTCAAGAGTTCGGTAGCTGGGTACACGTTGGCCTCGCTGATGCTGGCGTGAAGCCACGTCGGCAGAAGCTGCGTGCAACGAAAAACTCGGCCAATAAAACGGTCTACACCCTCGACTAACGGAGACAGCCAATGTCCACCATGTCCGCACATAAACACGCCCGCAACAATGTCACCGCAGCAATTCGCACTGTCCGCAAAGGCGGCCCTGAACTCAACCTGCGTCGCGCTACTGCCTGCGCTGGTAACAAGTTCGCTCGCATCACCGGCACCATTCTGGCTACTGCCAGTGCTACCGATATCGCAGCCGCCGTACGCAAGCTGAACGGCAAGCTGTCTCCGATCGAAGGCACCTTCGTCACCGTAGCGTCTGACGGCACCACCAAGACCATCGAAGGTGTTGTTGGTCTGCTGCAAGAGCGCATCGTGCTCTCCGACGAAAACCGTGACCAGTTCGAGTCCATCGCATCCAACATGTACCTCGATTCCGAGGAGCGTCTCTGGAGCGCGAAGAAGACCGACGCTGGCGAAATCCTGATCAAGTCGCACGCCGGCGATGATCTGGAAGTCATGAAGGGTCTGATGCAGTGCGTCGCCTCGTCCACCACCTGGGAACGTGAAACTTCCGTGGCGACTGCCAATCTCGGCACCGCGCGTAACGAAGTCGAAGGCGGTGACCTGATCACCTACGTCAACCACGACGGCCGCGTCACCATGGGCTTCGCTCTGGCCTCTGTGTACGAGACCGAAGAATCGACTGCCAGCGTGCTGCTGGTTGTTGACCGTGAAAACGACATGGAGCAGATCGACCGCAATTTGGTCGTTGCCTGCGTCAAAGCTGCCGATATCGAAGCCGACGAGACTGCCGAGTTCGAGGCCGTGGCTGCTGGTAGCCTGAGCATCGAGCGCATCCGCGAATACTACCGCAAGATGTTCATTCGCCGTCCGGAATACTTCGAGAAGTTCTGGGCTCGCTTCACCAGCCACGTTCGTTAATCAGTGGCTTCCTAGCGGTCAAGGGGAGCCTCCGGGTTCCCCTTTTTAGGTCATGCGTATGCCAAAAAGATCGAAAGACTCTAAATTTGACGTCTCTGGCGACGTGGACGAACGTGGACGCTTTGTAAATCGCGACGTTCCAGACGATGCTCGACGTGGCGCCAAGACGGGTAAGAAGAAACGCACCTCGGCTGATGCCAAGAAGGAGCGCGTAGCCAAGCTCGTTGCTGATGCCGAAGAAGCTCCGAAGAAGAAACGTTCGCACAAGAAGAAAAAGCCTGAGGATGACCTTGACCTCGCCATTGCGGAGAAGCCAAAGCGTTCTCACAAGAAGAAAAAGGCAGACGGTGAAGCTGTTCCCAAGGAGCCCAAGAAGAAACGGGTACGGGAGAAGAAAATCCGCGCTGTCGATGGCGACGCAACCATGCGCCAAGTCACCAAGATGGTGAAGCGCAAGGAGAAGCTGGACAAAGAATTCGCAATGGTTCCACTCGACAAGAACACGGATGAGTTTGACTCGCAGTACCGTGAAATGTTCGAGAACCTGCAGACCATCATCGGCCTCTTTGAGGACAAGATGCTGGACAACCCTAACGGTCGGGACGTGTACGCACTCAGCACGCTGTATTCGCAGATGCGAGAGGTGATTGCGGACATCCGTAGTGCGAAAGACGTGAGCCAGCAGATTCTGGAACTGGAGAACCGTGCATACGGCTCCTTCCTGACGCTCGTCGGCCAATCGTTCGTTCACCTGTTCTACCAGATGCACACCAACATCAAGGCCACAGTTAAGAGCCGTGACCAGCAAGAGCAGTTGATCGCCAGCCTCAAAGGACTCTGTAAAGACGAGTCAGACAAGATTCAATTGGGCTACCAAGCCATGCTTGAGCGTGTACGGACGGTACTCACATGAAGCGGCCTAAGGTCCACAAATCGAAAGCGCGTATCACCTCGGGGCCGAAGAAAGCAAGCACCGTGGCGAAGATACGTCGCACCAAGGAGCAGTCATATGGTGATCGTTGGACCTGGGCCGCTATCTGCGCAGAAGTGAAACGGCGTGCCGGACACAAGTGCCAGAAGTGCAGTCGGCCTGAGTCCGAGTACGGGTTGCAGGTTGACCACATCATCGAGGTGTCGAAAGGCGGTCAGACTGCCTTCTACAACTTGAGAGCCTTGTGTCCGTACTGCCATGCTGCACGTCCAAGCCACAAAGCTGCCAAGAACCTCATCCTCCATGAAGCTAAAAATCGTGAAAGACGTCGAGTTTCCAAAGGACGTAACTGAGGATTATCGTCCTGTTTGGGACGCATTCTTGAACATGAAGGCAGTCTCCCAACTTCGAGTGTACTCTAACTCGGACAAGGCTGTTCCAGAGTGCTTCCGAATCCTCATCAACCAGGCAGGTGCACGAACACGGCTCGCGAACAAGGTCACCGACTTCGTGGACGTGCGTAAGCCATCGGGTTTGTTGCGTGGCTTCCTGCGTAAGACCAACATTCTTGACCACATGCGCGTGCGCTCCCATCAGCAGTCTATCTTGCTGTCGGAAGCTGCAAGCATCTGCGCCGCTTTTGAACCCACGTTTGTGGGTACAGTCGTTTTACGGCCGCAGCGTTTCGACCTGAAGTACCTGATTCAGCGTACCCAAGGTTTGCTGTACAAGGACATGCCCATTCAACTGATGGCTACCATGCCCAACGGTGACAAGCGCAAGTTTCCTAAGCTCCAGACGATGAAGGATCGCGACTTCTTCATTGCCTTTGAGTCGCCGGACTTACGTGTGCTCATGGCACGCACCGAGAAAGACCTGATCATCAAGTATGAAGCGAAGTTTGGTGTCATTGTGCCTCTTTACCAACGCCTAGACGTTGCTCTAAAAGGACTTTGGCGAAAATCAATGATGGGAGTTTTCGCATGAGCGAAGCACTTGATAAAGTCCAGAAAGCTCTGACGGACTTGGCGGCCGACGCCAAGAGCGCAGACGCAATCAAGATCGTGGACACGCTGAGCAAGGCTCTGGCTACGGCGCAGCAAGACCTACTGTACGAGCGCATGCCTTCCGAGGACAATCTGCCGAGCGATGGTGAAGTCACCGCGTTCAAGAAGCAGGTGTACGACCAGCTGCACAAAGAGCGGGTTACTGACCTGTTCATCGCCTACGATAGCAAATACTTCGCGCAGTTCAAGCCGATCACTCGGCTGTCCATCGTGCAGGTGCTGATCGTGATTGCAGGCGAGCAGACGCAACCAGTGCCGCCGTACTGGCAAGCCATCCTCGACTCCCGTGGGCATAAAGCGTGAGGTTATCATGGGTTCCACATTTGAATTGAACCGCATTTCTGCGGCGATTGACCTCGCGAATGCCCAGCAGGCCGAAGCGAGAGAAGGTGAGTTCCGTAGTGAACTGGCCGAGATGTACAAGGTGCTGGCGTCAACCCCAGATTCCGACTTTGAAGCGAACATGGTGTCGCTTTCCAACGTCGGTTCCACGCAGCTTATCAAGTCGCTGCAACCAGTCAGCCTCGAACCGAAGCTGTACTCGGCTTTCAACGCATTCTTCTTCCGGAAGAGCCGCGCGTCGATCCTGGAGTTGTTCAAAGAACTCTCCGAGGTCACCAACAGCCTGAACGTCCTGTTCACGTTCATGCGTCGCCTGCTGGAGAACGGCCGCACGCTGTTCGCCATGGAAAGCAACAAGCCTCAGTGGACTGCACGCATTCAGGAAATGGCGGCTGACGCTATCCGCTTCCGTGAAATCCTGCAGACCGAAGCTGACGGCTCCAGCCCACTGACCGCGTCGATGTACTCGCTCATTGGCGCGATGATGGCTGGCAACAAGCACTCGGTGACTCCTTCGACCACGTACGCTGGCGGTGTGGACGTCAACCTGCTGCGCTCGACGCACGACTCCATCCTGATGTGCTCGGACCTGGGCTATGGCGACTACCTGGAATCGAACCGTACCCAGATGGGCTACGACTCGAACAAGCTCCAGTCGTACAGCACCAACACCTCGCTGGCTGTCATCAAGGCCGCGCGTGGTATCTTGGCTACCCTGTTCGGCGCCAGTGCAGAGTACGCATCGTTCGAGCCGCAGCGCGTCAACCTGCCGCTGTACTTTGACTTCACCGAACTCCAGTCCATCCTTGAGAAGGAACTGGGTGTTGATCTGGGTGTCAACTTCTTCGACAACATCACCTTCGGTAGCGATGGCAAGACCTTCGCCGAGCGCTTCTGCCGCCTGACTCTGGTGTTGCATGCGGAGAGCATGGCTGGTGAAGCACTGTCGAAAGAGTACAGCGACCTGCTGGCAACCAACCCGCCAGAAGAGTTGCTCAACTCGGAGACCCTGCTCAAGAAGCGTGTGCAGGACAACGTCACCGAAGAGGCGTCGCTGCTCAACCGTAAGGTGGGTTCGACTATCACCTTTACCTTCGACAAGCCGACTGCCGCGTTCATCACGCAAACCGAGAAGTCGGAGCAGCTCAATTACACCACCTTCGACAACTGGTTCAGCATCTGGGCTTCCCAGTACCTGCGCAAGAAGGGCACGTCTGCCAAGAACGCCCTGACCGACGGCCGGATGAAGATTCGCAACATCCCGCGCTACGTCCTGCCAGTGTCGAAGATGGCTGCTGTCACCGACGCTCGTAAGGCCAGCGGTATGTCCGTTGAGTCGACCCGTGCGAACGAAGACGGTCTGTACGTTGCACCTGATGGTACCCTGGCCTACCTGCCGACTGCCGCTGATCGCTCCAAGGTTACTGGCATCCAGGAGTTCGAACGCCTGGGTAACGAAGTGGGCAAGATCGCTGCGCAGTACGGCATCAGCTCCAGCCTGTTCAGCGAACCGTACGACAAGTTGGCGCGTTACGGTATCCCGTACAACGTCTATCAGGAAGTGCAGGAGAACTGGAAGAAGCTGATCGGCTTTGAAGACAGCCTGCTGAGCTACGACTGGGACTACGGTCTCCGTGTGTACGCTTCTGGTCGTCCTGGCATCGTGCGTTGCCGCCAGCAGATCGGTGCAGTGAAACCTGATGCGTTGACCATCGCTGACTACCTCGGCTACAACATGGCCAAGGAAGGCGAAGCGCCGATGCAGAAGTCGTTCGCCGACGCATTGGCTCTCATGACCCACGCCGATCCGCTGGGTATGGAAAACCCTCCGAGCTTCTACTACGGCAGCTCGGGTGAACCAGGCCGTTTCATCAAGGATAGCCTGTTCCACGACATTTTCCTGACGTACTTCTTCCACGCGTACAAGAACGAAGTGCCGGGCCTGCAGGAACTGATTACCAGAGCGTTCAACGACCTGGGCATTCAGAAGCTCGACGAGGAAACCCCACGTCGCCAAGACCGTATCTACAAAGGTCTGCTGAGCGAGGCGGGTGAAATCAAGGGCGCTGGCCGCAATCAGGACAAGGATATCGAGCTTCTCCAAGAGCTGATTTCTCGTACCACCGACGCGTGTAGTGGCAAGTCTGGTTCGTGGGTATACAACGACGTGCGTGAGAGTGGTGGTGCCGACATGGACTACTTCACCACGAACGAACAGATCGCGGATCACGAAGACTACTTCGTTCCAGATCGTAGCCCCGCGCATCACTTCGCTCGCCTGTTCAACTTCATCGGTGGTAACGTCCTCAAGCAGATTCTGGACGGCATCAACTCGCTGACCGTTGAGCAACTCACCTCTGGTGAGAAGTCGATGGTGACCGAAGAAAACATTGCCGAGGAAGGTCAAACTCCGAAGATGGTCAAGCGCACTGCGCTACGTCCTAACTCGGGCACCATCCTCGACAAGGTCAAGCCGATTGCTATTGTCTTCGGCAAGTACGCGCAGAACTACGAGGCCATCGAGGCAGAAGCCGAAGAAGGCATCAAGTCGATTGAGCGCGACACTAGCGTCGGTGTGGAAGACATTCACTTCGCTGGCTCGACCGAAAAGTTCTCCGTGTTCCCACACCAGCTGGACACTCACCGCTTCCTGCGTAAGAAAGAGCCGCCGAAGTTTGCTGTGCTCGACATTGCGCCTGGTGGCGGTAAGACCTCGATTGGTTTGGGCGACATGGCCTGTATCATCAAGGACCTGCAGTCCATCAACAAGAAGGTCAAGCCACTGGTGCTCTGCCCAGACGGTCTGATCCTCAACTGGTGTGACGACATGCGCCAGTTCGCTGGTGACACGTGGAACATGATCCCGATCAACGGTGCGATCTTCAACCGTTGGGGTGCTGACCGCCTGCAGGAAATCATCGCGACTGCGCCACCGAACACCATCTGCGTTGCAGGTTTCAACTTCCTGCGCAACAACAAGATGTCGGTGGTTATCGGTAACGCCGTGATCGACGTTGGCACCAACCTGGAGTTCATCAAGGCCTTCAAGTTCAACTACGTCATCATCGACGAAAGCCACAAGCTGAAAGGGCAGAAGACTGCGAAGCACAAGGTCGTCAAGCAGTTGACCACAGCTTCGTTCATCGACTACCTGCGTATCGCCACCGGTACCCTGATTGCTGACCGTGTCACTGACATTGAAGGCCAGGTAGCGCTGTACTCGCCGCACATCTTCCGTAAAGGTGAGCTGGCTGGCTCGAACTTGGCCGAGGCCTTGGAAGAGACACTGACGCTGGGTGACGATTCTGTCCAGCTGTGGAAGGTGAACACGCCGCAACGCGCACGGCAACGTCTGTCGCGCTACGCCGCAGTTGTCACCAAGAAGAAGAAAGAGTGGGCGTTCATGTTGCCTTCTCCGATCGAAGAGTTCCACGCTGTCAAGTTCCATGTGGACACCGATCCAGCTGACGAGCAACGTAAAGGCGAACTGCATCGCCAACTCTATGACCTCGTTGTTGACGAGTCTGTGGAGGAACTGCAAAAACTCGTGGCCGCCGCCAAGAAGCGTACTCGTTCGGCTGATGAAGACGAAGACGATGATGATGACGGTGACGACGGGGAATCGTCCGAAGACGGCGAACGCTCGCAGGACATGGAGCTGGGCGACGAAGACGAACTCGGCATGCTGGACGCCGATCTTGTCAAGGCGTACCTGCAACGTATCGAGCGGCTGATTATCGCGCCCGAGCAAGACCCTGCGTTCCCCAAAATCTTCGGTGCGTACGGCATCAAGAAGTACACCTCGCGTAAGGCGAACGTGATCGCTGGCATTGTCAAAGATCACTTCAATCCGCCTGAGTGGGACCCGGGTGTTATCTACACCGAGTACCAACTCGTTGCGCGTAAGGGTGACCTGTACCTGGCTCGTAAGCAGGATCAGTCGTCGTACCGTCGTGCGTTGCTGCCTCGCGACACCATGGGCAAACGCCCTGAGGACAACAACGATATCTGGAAGAAGGAGCCGCCTGGTAAGGTTATCATCTTCTGCCGCTACACCAACTCGGTGAATGCTGTATACGACGCGCTGCCTGAGAAGTACAAGGCAATGGCTGTCAAGTTCACGGGTAAGGAAGTGGACAAGTGGGGCAACCTGAACGCCTTCAAGTCTGACCCGAAGGTGAAGATTCTCATTGCGAACGAAATGGGCATGTCCGAAGGCCACAACCTTCAGATCGCATCGCGCCTGATTCGTGTTGAATCGCCGTGGGGTCCAGGTGAACTCGACCAGTCTGCATCGCGTATCTTCCGTCCTGATCCTAAGGGCGCTGCTGAAGGTGAGATTTACCGCGAAGTCGTGTTCCTCGACTGGGTGCTCGCTGACAACACCATGGAAGTACCGAAGCAGGCACGTCTGATCGCTAAGGTCTTCAACAAGACCCGCTTCGACGAGGCCGAGAACCCGCTGTACAACGACGTGCTTGGTAAGAACGCGCTGCCTGAGGTGAGTCTGTCGATCACCAACGTGCTGCAGGAACGTCCTTCCTTGCATGACTTCCAGAAGTACGTGAACAGCTACGCGCAACTCAACGGCATCATGCGTGCCGAGTTCCACGAAATGCGCGTGACTCAGCCTGCCGAAATGCTGCCTGTTCCTCAGACTCCGGTCATCGAGGGCAGTGCGCAGATCAAGACCCCGTTCGTGTCCGCGCAAAACATCAAGGACCCGAATGGTTGGAAACCGCTGCCGCTGTCGAAGCTGCTGCGCGATCCAGAAGGTCAGCCGTACGTTGACAACCCACAGTCGCTCGTCGGTCAGCCGATGATTACTGACATGGGCAACGGCATGGTTGTCTCGGTCAAGGTCCGCTACGTCGGCACTGCGAAAGAAGGCGTGGTCAACAAGGATCGCCCGATCTCCAGCCTGCAGATCAAGCTCAAGGAAACTGGCGAGCTGGTTACCTTCAACGACATGGGTATTGTCTACGCACCGACTGTCATCAGCAAGAAGGCAATCGAGCAAAACTTCGCGGTGAGCCTGGCTTATCGTAAAGCGGACATTGCCCGTGCAGAGCGTGCAGCGAAGGATCAGGAACTCCTGGACCAGAAGGAAGCTGCGAAAGAGGCACGTCGCAACAAGCGTGAGACGCGCCAAGCCAACGTTCGCGTGCGCTCCATTGACGCTGGCGAGAAACGTTCGCGCAACATCAAGGAAGGCAAGCCTGTCAATCAGGGTGTGAAGTATGACCCTGGCATGAAGATTCCTACGACCGTACGTCGTGAGGATGAGGAGACGGAAGATACTCCGTTGAAGTTGGCCCCGGCATATTACCACGGCTTCCTGACGCTTGAGACTGACGACTTGGATTACACCAAGGCGTTGAAGAAGTTCAAGTTCAAGGAAATCGGCGAGTATGCGTTCATCACCGTGAAGCGTCGTGATCAGGCGAACAAGGTGATGGACTACATCGAGGACAACTTCCACCTGAGCGATCAGACGATCGACCGACTGGATGCGTTCTTCAAAACGTTCGCTAAAGGTCGACGTGGTCTGTATCAGATGGAGCTGGCTTCGCAGCATGAGCTGCCGCACTTCTTCGCCACGCGCAAGCAGATGGTTAAGGATCGCAAAGAGGTCCGCATCTATCCGTTCTTCATGGAAGACAAGGTGATGCTGGTGGTCGACGTTGCTACTTCGCCGATCATCAAGAAGCACATTGGTAAAGCAATCGAAGGTGCAGCGACCAAATGGCAGCTGTCTCCGGGCGCACTGATGTACTTCCCTGCCAACAAGGCTGACTTGAATGCCAAGGTCAAGGAGCTGAAAGCGGCGGGCATCAACATTGCCGAGCCTGACGTGCTCAAGGCAGAGATTGCGGAAATCAAGTTCCGCGCTGCCAAGAAACGCAACTAACTGAGAACGGGGACTTCGGTCCCCTGACTCTTGAGGAGAGTGCAATGCAAATCACCAAAGAGAAGATGATGGCGCAGCAGCTGGTGCTGTTCCATCTCGGCTACTACAAGGGTAACATCGACGGTATCTGGAGCGCCGCCACCATCCAAGCCAAGAAAGACTTCGAGGCCGATGTGTCGTTCCTGCCTGCGTACCCGAACGGCGGCCTGCCTTTCGGTGAGCGCGACAAGTTGCCGAAGAACTGGGTCTATCAGGCCAAGGGTTTGATCGGCCATCGCTCGCTCGACGCTGAGAAGGCGAAAGAAATCATGGCAGACCACACCAAGCGCATCGAAGCCTCGCAAGCCCGTGCGCAGGCAGAAGTTGCCAAGACCGCTGGTCAAGTCCAAACGCCGCAGCCTACTGCCGACGTGAACGACAAGACCACGGTCAAGGAAGAGCGCCTTGTCACCGACAGTCCACAGCGCGAAGACACTGTGCAGTCGAAGACAGCGCGTGCCCAGGTCCTCGAAACCAACGAGGGTAACCACGACAAGAACAAAAGGAACGGCTAAGTGAAACACCCTGCTGAGTTGACCTATGCAGCATTCAGACTCCGGGGTGCCACGCGACGTTACCTGTTCTGCCGTACCGACGAGAAGCCTCACTTCGGTGACAACACGTTCGACTTCCTCGGTTACTTTGGTTTCGGCAGTGGTGAGTTTGGAGGTGAGCACCCACAGCAGTTCGACGGACTGCGCGTCAAGGTGCAAGTCTTCACGGACCCTGAATTCGCTCTGGCCTATATCTCGACGCTGATGACTCAGCCGACGGATGGGTTCAGTGGCTTCTTCACCCACGACGGCTACACGTTCCATGTCGTGACCGAGGACGCAGAGGGTGTTCCACTGACTCACCTGAAAGCGCTCAACTGGCACTACTACACCAACGTTGGCGGCTCCAAGAAACTTGCGCATGACCACATCGTGACCTTGAATCGTCGCCATGTGCTGTTCGCAACCTACGAGGAGCAGAGTGCGTTACTCACGCGCTACGCCAAACTCGCTGGAGTTTTCTAGCACCAAGGCGGCCTTCGGGTCGCCTTTTTCTTTGGAACTGTAAACACACCATAGTCTTTGACTAGAGGTCCGTGACAATGCCGAAGTGCGATCACGTCGAGTTGGACTATACATACTCCAAGAAGTTCCGTAGAGTCGAGAACAACTATGGGTATGTCCGGCTCGCCAAATCTTCCAAGAAGAACGCGAAGAGGAAAATCCTGTTCGTGCTCGATTATGTGCCGACCGAAGACCTACGCTCTGGTCGGATGCTGTCTGGTGCCACTGGTCAGTTGTTTGACAACCTGATCGCCGTGGTCGAACGCCACTATCACTCTGAGGTCAAACTCTCCGAGTGCAACTGGCTGGCTGTGAGTTACAACGCTTTCAAGACTGCTGGCATGCCTGAGCAATTCCGCACAGAAGCCAAGCAGGAGTTTACCGAGCGCATCAACCACATCATCACCGAGTACAAGCCTGACGTTGTGATGACGTTTGGTATGGACCCGCTGCGTGCGCTCAATGGGGAATACATCAGCAAGTTCCGCGACAAGAAAGGCATTCACTGGGAGCACTTCTACGGTGTGCCAATCAAGACGAAGGCCAAGTCTGGTGGCAAGACGCACAAGTACAAGCACGTCAGTTCGTTCAGCCTGAACACGTTGGTGGGTGCCACAGGTAAGGGTGAGCCAATGTACCTAGCCGGGTACGTGGCACGCAACATTATGAACGCGCTGTACGGCAAGCTTCGATACGAAATGCCGAAGCTGGAGTTCAAGACTCGACTGGTTGACTCCATCGAGAAGTTTGACAAGATGATGGAGACTCTGTACGACGCGCCTGTTGTCGCAATCGACACAGAGACCAAGAACCTGAACCGCATCGTGAACCGAATGCTGACTATCCAGTTCGCAGTCGATGAACATGCGGCGTACATCGTTCCTATCGGGCACAAGGACAGTCCTTGGCTGCCTGAGGAATTGAAGTACATCAAGAAGAAGCTCAAGGCCTACTTCGAGCATCGCAACAAGAACAAGGAACACATCTACGCCAACGCCGTGTTCGACCTGAATCGGATTCGCGTTGACCTGGGTGTGCGGCATTTCAAGAATGCCGTGTGGGACGTGTTCGCAGGTGAGTTTGGTCTGGACGAGAACATGAAGATCATGAACTCGTACGGCAACACCTACTACACCTTGTTGAACATCACCATGCAGTACGGGTGCCATGCGTACTACGAGTCGGACTTCGGTAAGGACAAGCGTGCCACGATTGAAACCGTGGACTTGGACAAGCCGCTCCTGAACTACTGTGCGCTGGACGTTATCACCCTGATCCACATTCGTCGCCTGCAGATACAGCGTGCGAAGGACTTTGGCTATCGCAAGTTCAAGTCCATCGTGCGCGAGCAGATCAGCGATATGCTCCACGTGTTCTCCTGTCTGGAGACCAACGGATGTAAGACGGATATCAACTGGTTGTTCTACCTCAAGTCGAACGACAGTCCGATCATCCAGCATCGCGAGGCAGTCATCAAGGCGTTGGAAGAAACGGCAGGTGCCGAGAAGACCAACAACCGACTCCAGAAGAATACCGGCGCGCCAGCGAAAGGTATCTGGGGCAAGACCAAGATGAAGATTTTCAACGTGGCGAAGAAAGCGCACTTGAACATGATGATGTTCGACGTGCTCAAGTTGAAACCCACGTCTGTCGGCAAGAACGGTCAAGGCGCCGTCGACAAGGACTTCCAGAAGAAGTATGCGGACGTCCCAGAGGTCGCGCTGTATAACGAGCTCCAGAAGATCAAGAAAATCTTCAACAGCTACGTCAAGGCGTTCGTGAAGCAATGGGGTTCCGACCCTGATATGCGGTTCGACTCCTGCATCCGACCGTTCTTCAACTTCCGTGACGTTGTGACGGGCCGTACTTCTGCGAAGAAGCCGTCGCTCCACCAGTTGCCAAGTCGAAACGACATTACCGAGTTCATCAAGAAGATGTTCCCGGGACGTGCCGACCTTGGTAAGTTCATCAAGCGATTGTTCATTGCGGACAAGGGCCGTCTGATCCTAAAGATCGACTATGCGGCTCACGAAGTTCGTGGTTGGTCGATCATCACTGGTGACAAGGAAGTAGCTGACCTGTTCTGGCACGGCTTGCGTATGCGTAACCAGTACAAGCTGTTCCCGACGCCTGAGCTTGCGCACAAGATCGCGATGGAAGGTGACGTCCACCGTATCAACGCCGCGTACTTCTTCGGCATGGATATCAACGACGTTGACAAGCCGAAGCGTAACAGCGTTAAGCAGGTAGTCTTCGGTCTGATCTACCAGCAGGGTGTTGAAGGTTCTGCGAAGTCTACTGGCCAGACGGTCGAAGCGATTAAGGCACTGATCAAGGCGTTCTTCAAACGCTTCCCAGTTGGTGCTGGTTGGTTCGACAAGATCAAGAAGAAGGCTGCCGACCAGTTGTTCGTCGAGTCTCCTCTGGGTCGCCGTCGTAACCTGTGGGCGTTCCTGATTCCGAAAGATGCCAAGTCGTTTGATGGTGTGTACGCGGCTACTGGTCGTCGTGCAGTGAACTCGCCGATTCAGGGCATGGGTTCTGACTTCCTCGTGTCTGGTGCTCGCCTGATTGAGCAACTGCGCTGGAAGCACTACAAAGAGACCAAGCACTACCCAGACTTCTACATGACCAACTCGGTACACGACTCCCTTGAGTTCTCGGTTGCTTATGAAGACGTGTGGAACGCGATCCGTATTATCGAACACGGTCTTACCTACGGTGTGATGGACGTCATGGAGAAACGCCATGGCATGAAGTTCCTCGTGCCGCTGGAGATTGACTTCGAGATTGGTGCGAACATCCGCGACTGCGCTGGTTGGGACTACAGCCTCAAGTCTGCCGATCCTGATTTCAAGGACAACGTGGCAGGCAAGAAGCCAGTGGACAAGAAAGGCGAGAAGAAGGAAGACGATGGAAGTATCGAGAACCTGATCTACCAAGCGCTCAAGCAGCAGCGCGACGAGTTCAAGTACGATGTGGACGTCGATGCCGTATTCAAGCAAATCATGTCCAAGCAGTATGTCGATATGCCTGACTGGGCGAAGAAGCAAGCCTGGAACACTGGCATGAAGATGGAAGGCATGAAGAAGGACCCACGCACTACCGACGAGGTGATCGACAAGAAGAAGTCGAAGTCTCTGATGGAGAAGCTGGTCGCCAAGCCTGCCGAGAAGAAAAAGAAGAAGTCCCTTAAGGAGGCTGCATGATACAACACGCGCTGGAGCTGCTCAATGAGGCAGCAACGCTTGACCCGCGCGTGTTTGACTTGTTTGCTGTCAACACTCCCATCAGTCCGCTGGTGGGAGCGACAACCGATATCGAAGTGATGATGGTTGGTCCTGACACGGGCATGCTCAATGCGCTCGGACTTATCAACGGGCTGCTGGCTTCTTCGGGTCAGCGCCTGATCATTCAAACGGAGACAGTCGATGGGCATATTCGGCGCTCTTTCTCCTCCGCCGACATACCGGGATTTGCGGATCGAGGTGAAGTTCAGCGAAGCCTTGATGCACCGGATTCGTCGCTCGGGTGATCGCACTGCGCAAGACCAGATCGAAAACGGAACCATGCGCGACTGGCAAGCTCGCTATCAACAGCGATTCATTGACCTGTGCCAGAGTATGGAACAGGTTGATGTTCTGCGCCACGCCGCCGTGAGTGTAAAGCATATGCTGATGCACCATGTGCGCGATGCACTGGACGGCCATGATATTTCCGTGGGTATGCAACTCGGCGAAGTCATTATCCTATACGCTGACATTACACCCAAGGGCGTCAAGTGTACGACCGTAATGCCTAGCGTGCTGCTACAGTAAGGACAGGTATGAAAATCTCCCAATCTCCGAATCTGCAATTCGAGGCTCAGGCCAAAGAGTTGCAGCAAGCGATCCAAAAGGTAGTGAGCATCACGTCCTTCGTGGACTGTCTCGATACCGAGCGACGCCATGCGATGCTGGTCAGTGATGGCAAGGCTTACATCGTAGGTATTACCCCAGATGCGTTCGCGTGCGTCTGCGTCGGCAAGTCTGCTGGCGGCAAGAACGGCGCGTTCATCTTCGAGCCCGCGAAAGTGCAGGGCCTGATCAAGAATCGTGACGGCCTGTCGATCAGTGGTGACAAAGCCGAGTTGATCGTGCAAGCGCTCAAGGGCAAGTATCGAGCGACTACCGAACTGCAACTGCTCGACGATGCCGACATTGTTCGCCTGAAGGACGTGTTCAATCCGCCGAAGTCCAAGAAGCTCAGCCGTGAAGTTATCAAGGCGATCCGCGAAGGTATCAAAGCCGCATCGCTCACCAACTTCTACACCGACGACATTATCCTTTCGTTCGTCAAGGTCTCCGAGAAGGGTGTGGTGATCGAGTCCGCAGACAACTTCCACCTGAGCCAATACAAGGCGAAAGTGAAGTCTGACGTGACGCTGCGCTTCGCAATTCCAACTCGCACGTTCAACATGCTGGACCGTTTCATCGGCGACAGTGAGCCGAAGATCAGTCTCAACGGTAGCCAGTTGTGCATCCGTGGTGACGACTACGTTGTGTCGGTACCTGAGATTCAGGAAGACGAGTTCAAGTTCAGCATGGTGGCCGAGTTCCTGAAGTCGCTGCCAGCACCGTCCATGACCGTGACGTTCAACCCGGAATCGCTCAAGGCCGTGGACAATATGTTCGCCATCGTCACCGAAGATACCAAGATGGCAATGCAGTTCAAGGACAAGGGCATCAAGATGAAGATGCTCACCAAGAGCGGCAGCGTCGAGGATGCGTGCAAGGCGCAGATCAAAGGTGACCCACGTACCATTCACGTCGACCCGCGCATCCTCAAGGACTTGTTCGACAAGATCAAGGACGACGAAGTGCCGATGAACCTGTTCAAGGCGCGCAACAAAGGTGCGACCTCGACCTTCTGCATCGTCACTCAGCCCGCTAAGGGTGTGCAGTTGACCCAGCTTGGGACCTTCTATGACGAATGACGTGAGCCTGATTTTCAGTCTTGCGGATGAAGTCGAAATCACCAGCAAAAGCATCAACGAGTTTGTCAAGCTGGGCACTGCGCACGATGGCTACCACGCCGCCGTGTTCTTTCGCCCAGTGGTGCAGACCTTACTTCTGATCGACCACAAGAATCCCGTGGTGCTCAATCGGTTCTGCACCATGTACAACTTCGTCAACCGACGCGGTACCGTATACGGGCACCTATTTGTGGTCGACGAGTCCAAGCTGGAGATTGTGGACAACCGCATGATCGTCCGTTGCAACGTCAGGGAGAAGTATGACTTTGAGACCTTGACCATCAGCAACGACAAAACCAAACTCCTGTTCTTCAAGTCAAGCAGTGGATGCTTGCTGACGCTGATCGCAGGGCAAGAAGATTCAGCCTATCTGGTGCGGGAGGGTTAATGAATAAGGTTGATCTGGAGCACGTTCGGAAACTTGTAAAGCGTGACGAGAAGTACAAGCGCTTCCGTGCAGCCGTCGAGAAGAACCCAAATCTGAAACTGGCCTTCGATGACCTGCACGACGAACTCAACTCGATGCACAAGATGCGCCTGACGCGCAGCCTGAATCGGAAGAGTAAGCGCTTCACCAAAGACGTGATCGACGCAATGACCCACGACACCAGTTGTCGTAGCCGTTGCGCAGAGATTCTCATGTCCTGCTTGGCAATCACCGGTGACTTCCAGGACACGCTGAATAATTTGCGTGACTACCTGATGTTGGAGTACGGTGGGAGAATCACCACAGGCCGCAGCTCCAAAGAGGAGAGGCGCCAATTCATGGAGAACGTACTGCGTCCGTTCTTCCGTTACATTCACAAGGTCGAGCAGTTGAAAAAGCACGCCGAGTACCTCGTTGAGGATATTGACAAGGCGAGCTACCGCTTCCGTGATGTTATCGAGGCGATCAAGCTGCTGGGCAAACCAGAGAGTCTGTAATGGGCGAAATCATTGTCCGCGAACGGATGTTCGTGCCATCGCATTTGGTGGACGAGCGTGAAGTAAAGAAGCGCTACATCCATCGGTTCTACGAGGAATCCGCTTGCCGACGCTGTGAAAATCGTCCTGAGCGCCACAACTACATCTGCAACAAGTGCGAAGCCTACAAGGGCAAATCGGTAACGGTCAACCGTGAAATCAAAGGTGACACCGAGTACTTCGGCTTCCCGTTGGGTGATCGCAAGAACATCGCAAAGGTCTTTGGCCTAGATTTGAAGGAGCTCGGCGTTCGTGACCTACGGACCCGGGCTAAACGTCGTTATAACGTCAAGATGGTCGGCTTCAAACCGTACGACTATCAGGAGCCTGCGATCAAGCTCTTGAAGAAGCACGGATACGGTGTTCTCAAGGCACCACCGCGTTCTGGTAAGACGCCGACCATGCTGTACACTGGCATCACGCAGTACAAGTATCGTATTGCCGTGATTGCTGACCAGAAAGAGTTTCTGGAGCAGTTCGTCGACCACATCACCGAGTTCACCAACCTGCCTGATCTGCAGGAGAAGTACAAGAAGAAACTCTACGGCTTTGGCAAGAAGCCGCAGGACTTCGAGGACTTCGAGATTATCGTCTGCACCTACCAGACGTTCCTGAGCGACAAGGGCAAGAAGCTGCTCAAGCTCCTGAACAAGAACTTTGGTCTGGTGTTCATTGACGAGGTGCACAGCTCCGGTGCGAGTGAATATTCCAAGACCTTGAACGAGCTCCGTCAGCGCATCCGCATTGGTGCAACCGGTACCGATGATCGCAAGGACGGCAAGTACAAGATCGTGGAGCAGATCGTCGGGCCTGTGACTGCACTGATTGAACGTGACCAGTTGCAGGCTCAAGTGTTTGTCCACCCAATGGACTTCGTGAAGACCAAAGCTGCCTACAAGGGTCGTGCAGGCTTCACCCGTTGCGTGTCGTTCCTGACAAACCACAAGAAGCGCAACCAGTTCATCGTTGACTGGGTGCTCAAGGACTTGGAGAAAGGCCACAACCTGCTGATCCCAGTGTATCGCAAAGAGCACGTCTGGGACTTGGTCAAGATGATTAACGACCAGTACGGCAAGAAAGTGGCTGACGGGTTCACTGGTGGTGCGAAGAACAAGGCAGACATTACTCGACGCAAAGCCGTACTGGACGATGCGAAGTCTGGTAAGGTGCGTGTGGTAATCGGCATCCGCTCTCTGATGCAGCGCGGTCTGAACGTGCCTCGTTGGTCGATGATCTACTGCGTCATGCCAATCAACAACAAGCCCAACTGGAAGCAGGAGAGTTCGCGTATCCTGACTCCGTTTGAAGGCAAGCGTCCACCAGGTATTCGACTCTTTGTGGACGAGCACATTGGAATGCCGCTTGGTTGCTTTGTGTCAACCTACAAGCAGTGCATGGAATTCAAACACAAGCCTACGGAAGTAGCCCATGAGCGCGCCATCATACTTATGGACAAACACAATAGTCGAAGGAGTGGGCACGGTGGCGGAGGTGAGCAAGCCTTCATGGAAGACACCAAAGCCGTCCGTTCCAAGTTTGGAGGAAGACCTTTCGGGTCGTGAGTTCTTCGAGTATCGCTACGGCGGGTTCATGGCCCTAGGTGGTTTGCCCGCCAAGTTCGATCTTCGTGCTGAACTTTCTGTCCTCAGTGGCTTCATGCAAGAGTGGGCATCGCACACGCGCGTTTGGCAATACATGGTGCGGGATGCACTTAGCCGAGCGCGTGATTGCGTGTTCATTTGCGAAACACCTAGTGGTCGGAAGGCACTCGCCACCTATCTCAACGGACACGCACTGACCGTAATGACGTTGTCCGAATTTGAGCGTACTGTAAACAGACCTGAGATAGTCTACTGCCCTGTGCGTCCTGCTAACATAAACGACGCCAAATTGGATGCGTTGTTGGACGCACACGAACTACACGTCATAAGGTCCGAGGACTATGTCCAGAAAAGATTTCTTAAAGAACTTGGACAGCGATCTGCAAGCAGAGCTGCCGCCCTCCAAGCGAGCTACACCAACGTCCGAATCCGATATCAGGATGGACTTCAAGTTCGACACGCAACGTCAGAACCTCTTGAAGTCGCGCGGCGTCGATGGTCATGCGTTTAGCCTCGCTCGCTCTCCGTTCCAAGTTGAGGAAGCGCTGATAAGGATCAAGCCAGTCGTGCGCAACATCGAGAACCTGGTGAAGAATAACCAGATCGAGTTGGCACCGAGTTCGATCACGTGGTTACCTGAAGGTTTCGTTCTGCGATCCATCAGCGTGAAGAAGCAGATCAACGGCATCCAGAAGGTGCTGGACAATCCTCTGCACGGCAACTACACGATGGCAATTGGCAGTTACCCGAGCGACGTGCGCGCCAAGGTGCTTGCAGCCAACTTCATGAACCGTGCGATTGACGCGCAGATGAAGGGTGTTCACCGTGGTCGTGCATATCCACTCTGGCACCCGCTCATGGGCAACCAGTGGGATTCACTGCGCGATGCACGCGAACCCGAGAACATGAGTATGCTGGTCATCACCAACGTTGGTGTTGACAGCAGCCGTACCAAACTGGAGAAGCTGCGGGACTTGCTGGAGAAGTTCAACAACATCCCGAAGATCGTCGTGGTAAACGGCATCGACCCAGTCACCTTTTTCGCCGAGCGCGTGCGCTTACCTCTCAAATACGCCTTCTACCTCAGTGCTGAGCAGAAGGCCTCGATCTTGGACATTTAAATGTTACTAGACGAAATCGACGAAATGGTTGAGCAGATCAACTCTGCCCAACGTGGAATGGAAAGGGTGTATGCCATTTACCTTCCACACTACCCAGTCGAAGCAGCAGTCATCGACGACCTGAACCGAGCCATCACTGCGCAGATGGTGGACGAACAGTCCGCACCTAAGCACGGTACGATCGGCGGTGCAGTGGTTCCAGTAAGTGGTGTGATCGACCTGAGCCACGAACTCCGTGAAGACGCCGATGCCTTGCGTAAAGAGCTGGAAGCGCAGGAACTGGCACAGGCCGAGATTGATGAGGCCATGCAGGCACGGATAGAGAAGAATCGGCAGGAGCGTCTGGAGAAGTTTAAGACGGAGAACATCCGTGCGACTTACCGACGCCTATGCCAGATGTGCCATCCAGATAAGTGCAAGCGATTCTCCTACACGGAGACTGCCAAGCTGCGCGAAATCCTAAACATGGCCCAGGATGCCTACGCTCGGAAGGACCCATACGATCTGGAGACCGCCTACATCCGTGCGCTGTACGTTCGGGGTGAAGAGGAGAAACTCTCCAAGGATATGCGCCATGTTGTTGAGGAGAAGCACCGTAACCTGACGCTGGACATGCAGGCAACTGCCATGCACAAGCTCTACACGGTTCTCCAGTTCCATGTCCAGAAGCGCCAATACGATGCCAAGGTGGCATTCAAAACATTCGTGGACGACTATATCGTTCGCTTGAAGCAAAAACTCGGGGCCTAGTGCCCCGTTTTTCGTTTCCGTCAACCTGAATACGGTGTGCTAATTTACAGCGTACAATGTCAGTCACGTGGCCAAGTACCATAGACGGTTGTCCTGTGTTTCCATACCAACTATATTCAGAAACTGTTGACGGAGACCTAACATGGTCAGTAAAGCAGTGCATCCAAGCGCTGGTGTGTATCCGATCGAAACGGATATGTCCACCCGTGCAACCGCCGCAGCGACTTCGATCGTCGGCGTCGTAGGTGAAGCGTCCATCGGGCCTGTCGGTGTTATCACCGATGTGTTTGACAACGAAGACCTGCGTTCCAACTTTGGGCAACCCAATGCCCAGAAGTACGGCTTCGCGCTGTACTGTGCCGCCCAAGCCCTGGGTCAAACCAAACGCCTGAAGTTCCTGCGGGTCGTCAATAAAGACGCTCTCACCGCCGGTGCATACTTCACGGTGGATGACCCGGCTCAGAACATCCCTGAGATTCGCGTCACCGTGTTCGACGATGGTGGCAACACTCCTCTGGGCGTGTACGATCCCCTGAACAATCTCGGTTTCACCGCCGACCAGGCTGGCGTTGAGCGCATCCTTGCATACTTCGTTGCGTCCAACCCAGGCGAGTGGAACGACCAACTGAGCATCAAGATTCGTCCGGCATGCCCAGCAGGTGTGGACATCAGCGACGAGCGCCACTACGATCCGTACAAGTTCTACGTGGACGTCTACCTGAACTACAAGAACGCCAACAGCCGTCCTGTGGAGAGCTTCTACGTCTCCCGGAAATACGAGCTGGACGGCAACGGCAACCAGATGTTCATCGAGGATGCGATCAACCTGTCCTCGAAGTACATCCGTGTCAAGCACAACTCCTTCTGCGGTCCTGTGAAGATCAAGAAGGAAGCGTTCGAGTTCATCAAAGGCGGTAGCGACGGTACTCGCCCAACTGACGCGCAGATCATCGCGGCCTGGGAAGAGTTCGCCGACGCGGAAATCGTGGACGTCAACATCCTGTGCAACGCTGGCTACACCATTCCAGCGATCCAGCGCAAGATGGTCAGCATTTCCGAGAACCGTGCTGACTGCTTGGCGGTGCTCGACGTGCCGGACAAGGAATACGAAGCGGCACGTGCCGTGAACTACTCCGTGAACACGCTCAACGTGGACAGCAGCTACGCAGCCCTGTACGCGCCGTTCGTGCAAATCCGCGACACGTACAACGACAAGTACATCTTCATTCCGCCGTCTGGTCATGTGTGCGCTGCGATGGCCTACACCGATCACCAACGTGCGGTGTGGTTCGCCCCTGCTGGTCTGGCACGCGGCACCATCAAGATCACCGGCATCCGTACCAAGTACAACCAAGGTGCGCGTGACGCTCTCGATGCTGCCCACATCAACCCGATTCGCAACATCCCGGGTCGTGGCTACGTCATCATGGGCCAGGAGACTCTGCAAGCGTTCGCGTCTGCGTTCTCCAACATCAACGTCCGCCGTCTGGTCAACTACGTCAAGAAGTCGATTGCTTCGGCGTGCACCGTTGAGAACTTCAACCCCAACGACAGCTACACTCGCTTGTCGCTGGTGAACATCTGTGGCGACTTCCTGCGTCCGATCAAACAAGGTCGGGGTCTGTATGATTTCGAGGCCGTGTGTGACAGCCGCAACAACGTTGCAGCCGACATTGCCAATGGTGACCTGATGCTGGACGTGTACCTCGATCCAGTGATCCCAGCCAAGCGCGTCCACCTCACCTCGCACATCATGCCGACTGGCACGTACTTCGACGAAAACTAAGGGGCATTGCAATGTCTGAAAAACGCCTGGAAACTCTGATTGACGACCTGCAGAGTGCCGCCAATCTCCAGAACCTGGACGCACTCAACCCAATCGTTGTGCGCCTCTCGCATCCAACCAACCGTACCGTGACCGTGATCGCGTGCGCGCAGAAAGAGCCAAGCACCCTCGTGCTGCCTCTGAACGTGACTTGGATCGACTTCGACCCGCTGAGCCTGAACTACCGCAAGGCTCTGCGTCGCGTCTCCAAGGAAGCTGACACGGTCACCGGCCGGGATCATACCTGGGAAATCATCGAGACCTACGACGAGGTGTTCGTCACCCAGTTCTACGATGACGCCGATACCGCGCTGCTGACCACGCAGAACCCGGTGCCTGCCGCCAGCACTTCGATCATGGGCGTCGCTCGCCTGTCGTATGCTCCACAGGTATCGAGCAACCCTGTGGCCGTGGCTGAAGGTGACCCGCGTCTCTCCGATGCCCGTACGCCGAAAGCGCACACCCACGAAGAAGTGCCAGCTACCCAGATCAAGACTGCCAATGGCGTCGTGACTGTCTCGGGTAGTGAACAGCCAGTTCCGGGCGCCGCCTTGGTTGCAGATAGCGCGACTACTGCCCGGTGGCGCAAGCTGACCACTTCGGACATCCAGAACTGATCGGAGATCATCTATGCCAACGCCAACACTCGCTGAGTTTGTAGCTCAGACCGTGGCGCTCGCTGACTACCGCAACCTTGCACGGGAGAACCCAATCCCCGTGCAGTTGCCGCTCGGCAATGGTGAGAACATGATTGTTGTGGTTGCCTTCATGGAACCCAACAACGTCACCCTGCCGTTCAACGTCAGCTGGATCGTCGTTGATCCAGACAGCGCTTCCTATGGTAAGGTCCTGCGTCGTACTTCGGCGCTGCCTTCCGTGGGCTTCCGTAACACCTGGCAGGAACTCGACACCTTCGAGGACCTGATCGCAGAGCAGCAATATTGGGATTTCAGTAGCGGCTTCAACCTCGGTGAAGTAGACGTTCCGCAGGTAGGTGCTGCGACTCTCGACGTTCGTGGCCTCGTAATCCTGAACCGTGAATATACGCCCGATCAAGACAGCCCTGTGGTTGTCGGCGGTAACGATCCGCGTATGAGCGATGCGCGTGATCCCCTTCCACACACTCACCCGAAGCTGCCGATCACCATGATTCGCGGCGCAACGGGCGTCAACTCCTGGCTCGCCAAAGTTGGTACCAGCAACACGCCGAAGCCAGGCGAAGTGCTGACCATCACTGGCCCAGGTGCTAAAGACGGTGAGTGGATCGGTGAGTGGCGTCGCCCAGTCAAGGCTGACCTCGTTTACGACGGTCCAACCTTCGACGAACTGGAAATCGTTGGCCCAGAAGGCAACACGCTGGACGAGACCGTACCGTTCACCTTCAAGGCGAATGCGAAGTTCAGCGACGGTAGCGTGCTGAACAACGTGCAAGGTTCGTGGGCTGTCATCGGTAACGGTGCGTACGGCTCCATCAGCAACCAGACTGGTATCTTCCAGTCGCTGGACATTGACGAGGACCAAGTGCTGCGCATCGAGGTGCGCTGGACTCATCCTGAAAGTGGCCAGCTGCGCGTGAAGTACGTGGATATCACCATCGTCGACAAGACCATCAAACTGGTGCTCACCAGCATCGAACTGGTGGGTGTCAACGAGCTGGAAGAGAACTCGATTGCGACCTACTCGGTCATCGCGCACTTCGACGACGGCACCAGCGCCGGTGTTACTCCAACCACCTTCACCTCGTCCAACCCTGGCGCTGGCACGTTCAACAGCAAGACTGGTGTGCTTGAAGTTGGCGAGCTGACTACCGATCAGACCACGACCATCGCTGCGACCTACGCTTTCAACGGCGTGACCAAGGACGCGAACCTGACCGTGCGCTGCATCGACACCACCATCTACCCTTCGTCGGCTGTGATCGTTGGTCCTGCAGAAGTAGACGAAGGTACCTCGACCAACTTCACTCTGCGCGTGACGTTCACCAACGGCACCCAGAAGGACGTTGCAGTCACCGACTGGCGTTCGAGCGACGAAGAAGCTGGCACCATCAACCCGTCCAGCGGCGTCTTCGAGGCACCGAACAACCTGTTCGAGGACAAGGCTACCACGCTGTCCGCTTCGTACACCCTGGAAGGTCGTACCGTCAACGGCAGCCGTCAGATTCTGGTCAAGGACACCACTGTCTACCCACGTAGCGCAGTGATCCTCGGCTCGGCGGCAATCAACGAAAACACCGTGACGCAGTACCAGTTCCGTGTTTCGTTCAGCAACGGCACCACCAACGTTGTCACCGTCAGCAACTGGGCTCTGTCCAACCCTGCGATGGGTACGATCAACAAGAACACCGGTCAGCTGGTCGCAGCTACCGACGTGCAGCAAGACACCAAGGGTAAGGTCTCTGCATCGTACTCCGCCTTCGGCCAGACTGTAACCGCCGAGCTGGAAGTCACGATCAAGGATATCACCAACTACCCGGTGAGCGCTCGCGTCGTGGGCAACGCCCAGATGAACGAGAACACCACGCAGACCCTGACGTTCGAGGTTACTTACCTCGATGGCACCAAGGTGAACGAGCCAGTGACCAACTGGACCTCGACCAACAGCGGTGCTGCAACGATCGGTGCTGCAAACGGCCTGGTGACTGCTGCTGTCAACCTGCAAGCGAACGGTACCACTACTGTGGCCGCGTCGTGGAGCAAGTACGGCCGCACCGTGACTGCGGACATGCTGCTTACCGTCCGCGATATCACCAACTACCCGGTGAGCGCCGTCATCAACGGCCAGGCGACTATCAACGAAGGCTCGACTGCTGACTACACTCTGGCAGTTACCTTTGCTGATGGTACCACTTCGAACCGTTCGGGTAACTGGGCGATCACTGGCGGCAACGGTGCCAGCGTCAACACTTCGGGTCGCGTAACTGCGCCTGCAAACGTGGACGTCAACACCCCAGCGTCGCTGACCGCGTCGTACACCCTCGATGGCAAGACTGTCACCGCTTCGGCGAAGACTATCACCATCATGGACACCACTGTTTACCCAAGCAGTGCGCGTATCCTGGGTCCGAACTCTCTGCCTGAGAACACCAGCCAGACGTATCAGCTGGAAGTGACCTTCACCGATGCGACCAAGGCCATCGTGCCAGTCACCAACTGGAAGTCGTCGGTTATCTCGACTGCGACCATCGGTGCCAACACTGGTGTGCTGAACGGTCTGGACACCACTGGCAACAAGGTGACCAAGATCACTGCGTCGTATACGGCGGCTGGCAAGACTGTAGGTGCCGAGCTGGACGTTACCGTGACTGACTCGACCAACTACCCAGTTTCGGCTGTCGTAGAAGGTCCTGACTTCCTCGACGAAGGTGACACTGGCAACTACGTGCTGCGCGTGACGTTCACCGACGGTACCAGCTCGCTGGTAGGTGTAATCGACTGGGCTTCCTCGAAGACCTCTGTTGGTGTCATCAACCCAACGACTGGTGCACTGGCGACCAACGCAAACCTGAAGGCTGATGATAGCACCAAGGTAAGCGCGTCGTACACCGCGTCTGGTATCACCGTGAGCGCTGAGAAGAACGTGACTGTCCGCGACAAGACCGTTTATCCAGTGAGCGCAAGCATCACCGGTGGTGCCGTGGTGGACTCCTTGAAGACCGAGCAGTACGAACTGCGCGTCACCTTCGAAGACCAGACCACTGTCGTGATGCCAGCTACCGAGTGGCTGTCGAGCAACACCAGCACTGCTGGTACCATAGACGCGAACGGCCTGTTCACTGCCAAAGAGAACAAGTCGGGTACCAACATCAACACCATCCTGACTGGCAAGTATACGCTGGACGGCGTGACGGTTACCGCGACGAAGACCATCGCTGTGCATGACGTGACGAACTATCCAGCGTCCATCGCGATCACCGGCCCGAACTCTGTGAATTCGTCCGCTGCGAACGGTGCAGGTAGCGCGCAGTATCTCGCCAAGGTAACGTACCTTGACGGTACCAGCGCTGATGTAGTTGGTACCTGGGCTGTTGAAGGCACCACGCCTAGCGATCCAATCGGCAGCATCAACGCATCTGGCGTGTTCACTCCGAACCAGAAGCCTGGTGGCACTACCCGCAACATCACGGTGAAGGTCGCCTATACCGAGTTCGGTCGCACCGTCAACGGCACGAAGTCTGTGTCGCTCGTCGTTGTACCAGTACCGTCGTCGCTCGCTATCAACGGTCCAGCTACCGTGAACAGCGATAGCAGCGGTACCTACTCGGCCAAGGTAACCATGACTGACGGCAGCGTCTCTGACGTACTGGCCACCTGGTCGACAACTGCCAGCTCCACTGTGGCAACTCTGGCGACTGATGGTACGCTGGCTGTCAAGCACCTGAGTGCTGACACTGCAATCCCGCTGCACGCGACTTACACCGCAGCTGGTATCACCGTAGCCGCCGATAAGACGGTCACTGGTAAGAAAGCAGTTGAGCTGGCTTCGATCACTGTATCGGGTCCGACTCAGTTGGCATCGGGCGCCACTGGCAAGTATGTGGTAACTGCGAACTTCACTGATTCCACGACTCAGGATGTGACCAGCACTGCCACATACAGCACCAGCGTTGCTTCGGCCGGTTCGTTCTCGCAGTCGACCAAAGGTGATTTCAACGCGGCCAACGTGTCTTCGGATACTGCGACTGTGCTGACCTTCAACTACACCGCAGCTGGCGTGAGCAAGCAGGCAACTGCGAACCTGACAGTGAAAGCAGCCGTTGTCTCGGGCAACAATCGTCCACGCTTCGGCGTAGCGATGTTCTCCGACACTGACTTCACTGGCGGCAAGACTGGCACGAACGAGACGTACAACATCCCGTACACTCGCTGGTCTGGCATTCAGGACTTCGGTGACAAGGTGATGACCAACGTCCTGCCGCTGGGTACTTCGGGCGAGACGTTCAACATCAACATCGGCGATGCACAGTATGGCTACTTCATGCACTTGAAGTCGCTGGGCCGTGCGACCTTCACCGATCAAGCGATCAACGTACCGGGCGGCTTTGGCGGTATTCAGTGGACGCCAGAGGGCGAAGTTGGCGACAACTACGACCCAATCGAAGTCACCTACGATTGCCACGATGGCAACGGTCCTCAGCAGTGGCTGGTGTACCGTACGGACTGGGATAGCCTGGGTGCGGTCACCTTCAAGGTTACTTACGCTTGATAGGTTAACCATCACAGGAGGGGCCTTCGGGTCCCTCTTACTTGGAGTTCGCTATGCCACTTTATGCCTCCGGCTTTTTCATCCCTTCGAGTGCGGGTATCCCGTATATTCTCGAAGACGTGTATCAGAAGGGTGGCTATCGCTCAGTCGCAACCGTAGCCGAGCGCGATGCCATCAAAACAGCAGCACGAAAGCAGGGTATGCTTGTCTACGTTCGCGAGGACAACACCCTGTACGAAATCCCAGGTACAACCCTAGCGGGTGCTGATGCCTGGAAGAAGTTTGACGCCCGCAAGTATGTTGGCTTCGACTTCAAAGCTCCGCTGGCCATCAGCGAAGAATTCGAGGTCTCCATCGACGAACTGCGCCTTGTGCCAGAGATGGAAGGCGTTGAAAAAGGTAAGGTGCTCGCTGTTGGTGAAAACGGCAGTGAGTGGATCGACGGCCTACCAGCTGGCGGTACCACGGGTGATGCGATTGTTCGCAATGCCGAAGGCGCTGCTGTATGGGCCAAGGTCAGTGGCTTGCCATCTACCGAAGGTGTTGACGAAGGCTCTGCGCTTGTTGTTGGCGAAGACGGTAATGCCAAGTGGGGCGAAGCTGCAGGCGGTAAGCGTGCGCGCTCCGTACTCAACTCTACCTACCTGAACGTCGGTCAAGGCGCCAGCGTGCAAAACACCATTCAGGTGCCTAGCCCAACGCTGATGATCCTCAAGCTCTCTGTGGATCAGCCCGACATTACTGTCGAGTTGCACAGCAGCCCAGCGTACAGCGACACCAACCCGTACACCTTCACCTCCAGTAACCTCAAGCTGGAAGACGACGGCATCACCACCTTTGAAGATGGTGGTGAAGTTGTCTCGCGTCGCTACGGCTTCTGGTCGGCAAACAGCGGTGGTGACAACAAGGTGTATGTCCGGATCACCAACGCGGGCCAAGCACACGCCGCAGTTGCGCTCCAGATGACTGTACTTCCGATGGAGTAATGTAATGCAGTGGACAGCCGAAGCTAAGGTAAAAGACCTGGCGACGCTGACTTGGTACACCTTCGAGGGTGACCGATCAGTCAAGCTCGGCGCCGACAAGGAATTCAACCAGAAGCACCCTCTCGTGGTGCGTCCGGGCGAGCTGGTCGGCATGAAGCAAGCGACTCGTGGCTCAGGCGCAGGTAACTACCAAGTTGTCCTGGGTCACGCACTGCACGTCCTCTTCCGTAACGTGCCTGAAGCCCAGATCAACAAGATCATCAAGAAGCTGGTGAAGTACAAAGGCAAAACGCCTGAGCACAACCAGCTTCTCGATGGGCAGAAGCGCGTGAAGAAGGTGACCATCAGTGACAAGGTCAGCTCCGACAAGCAGACTGACGACCTGTTCAAACCTACGGGCACGATCAGGGAAAACACCATGTATGACCGTGCCAACTATCAGTGGCGCAAAGTCATCCATGCTGGTGCCAAAGTCAAGTCGCTGAAACAGGGCCGTAGCAAGTACACGACCCAAGAAGGCGATATCATCGGTCTGCGTTACATGACCAAAGCCCGTGGCGGGTTCGTTATCCTGCCGAACGAGCAGCGTGTCAACATCAGTCACGAGACCTACATGGAGCTTGTATCTGGTGCACGCATTCTGCCAACGAGCAAACAGCAGAAGGGTTTGGTGATTCTCGCCGATCTGAAAGCTGGTCAGCCCAAGCAGACGCGCATTCGCAAGCCCAAGGAAACTGCGGTTGCTCCACGTGAAGCTATCTCACCGAAGTCGCCAAGTCGCATCAAGCGCGATATCCACGATGACCTTGTCAGCAATCACGACATTGACGACGATGAAATCGAGGACGATGAGGACATCCACGAGATTCCTCTGGACGAGCCTGAAGTGCCGAAGGGTCACCAGCCTAGCCAAGTGCTGAAAGTTGGTGCCATCGTGCAGTCTGCCAAGCGCCCGAGCAACGAGTTCGTTGTAGTCGATGCCACAAAGCACGAAGGCTACACCGAGTTTGCGCTGTACTCGGTAGCGAAGAAGGATGTGCGCAAGTTGCGCCTCGCAGACGGCGTCGATATGGCGAACTACAAATCTGTATCGGTGAAAGGCGAAGCCACCAAATCGGAGTTGGCGGCAGGCAAACGAGCCTTCAATGGAGCTGTAAAGAACAAGAAGTTCACCACCGCATCCATTCACGATTAGTGAGTCCACATGAACCTCGCGCAGATCAAACGGAATCCAAGAGCAGCAGCCCAGGGTATGACTCTGGGCGAGTTGCGTAAGCTCCTCCAAAAGTTCGACTACGAGTACCACGACCAGAACAAGCCAAGCGTAGGCGACAAAGTGTACGACACCCTGCGCGATGTTCACGACGAACGCGCCAAGAAGCCGTATGCTCGCGTCGGCTCCAAATCCACTCATGTAGCGCGCCGCACTAAGCTGGCCGTTGCCATGGGTAGTCTTAGCAAACTCAAGCCCGGCTCGTCCGGGCTTTTGGCGTTCTTGGAAAAAGGCCCATTCGTTGTCAGCGACAAGGAAGACGGCATCAGCCTGCAGTTGGTGTATGAAAACCATGTGCTGGTGAAGGCAGTACAGCGCGGTGACGGTAAGATCGGCACTGATTCGTCTGGAGTAATCCCGGCGTTGAAAGTGCCGCATCGCGTCAAGCCGAAAGACCTGATTGTGCGTGTCGAGTTCACCATGAGTGAGCAGACCTTCAATCGACATTTCAACAAGGAGAACGGTGGCGAGTACGACAACCCGCGTAACGGCGCTGGTGGCCTGCTCAACCGTAACCAACCGACGACTGCGATCACCAAGGTCAAGTGCATTGCGCACGAAATCATGGCTGGTCCAAATGCTCGCGTTGCACCCTCCAAGCAGTTCGCATACCTCAAAGCTCTGGGCTTCGACGTAGTACCACACAAGGTCTACCCGAAACTCAACGAGACCATCCTCACGAATCTCCTGAACATCCGTCGCACTCGCGCCAAGCGTGCAATCGACGGCATCGTGGTTGCACAAGACCGCTCGTACACCGTTGTCGGTAAGTATCCAACACATTCCTTCGCCTTCAAGATCAACGATCTGGAAGCTGCTGTGGAAGTACCTGTGCTGGACGTCGAGTTCAACGAGTCGCGCTATGGTCGCTTGGCACCACGCATCCTGATCAAGCCAACTCGCATTGGCGGAGTCATGGTCGAGCACTTCACTGGGCACAACGGGTTCTACATCGAGCACGGCTACACGTCGAAACTCAAAGACTCCAAGATTCCATACGAGCCACGCCCGATCAACAAGGGTGCAATCATTCGTTGCGTGCGCTCTGGTGACGTGATTCCGTACATCGTGGAAGTTGTCAAGGCCGCCAAGAAGCCTGCACAGCCAAGTGTCGCGTTCGAGTCTGATGGTGTGCATTATTACGCTGTTGAAGGCGGTGACGACCGTAAAGCCAAGTCGCTGCTCAACTTCTTCACGGCCCTTGAAGTGGATGGATTGAAGCGTGGCACCATCGACATTCTGATCGACAATGGCTTCACCACGATCAAGAAGATCATCAACGCCACGGCAGCCGACTTCGAGGAGATTCCTCGTTTCGGTCACTCCAAAGCCGTGACGCTGGAGCGCAACATCCGTAACAGTCTTGCCAAGAATGCAACACTCGCCAAGCTCGGCGCAGGCAGTGTGCTCTTCGGTGATAAGTTCGGTGAGTCTCGCCTGAGTGATCTGTTCAAAGCCCTCCCAGGTATCGTCTATGCGGACTGGAGTGAGAAGCGCATGATCGAGGAGATTCAGCGCGTCAAGGGCTTCAAGGAATTGGCTGTCACCGCAGCGAAGGTGATGCCCAAATTCCGCCTGTTCCTGAAGAAGCTGGACGTCAAGGTTGTGCAGCCCAAGCAGACCCGTATCACTGGCCACGCAATGCGCAACATGGCTGTCCTGTTCACCTCTGTGCGCGATAAAGAACTGGCTGAATGGATCGTGGCGAATGGTGGAAAGATGGCATCCAGTGCCAAATCTGCTAATTTACTCATTGTGAAAGACGAGTACGTATCCAACAACAAGACGGAATACGCCAAGGACAACGATATCCCGGTCATGTCCGTCGACAAGTTCAGAACCAAGTACAAGGTGCCCTAATGGCCAAGATTCTCATTGGTGCTGACGATAGCTTCAAGGCCGTTGCGTCCGACGACGATCCGGACTGGAAGACGATTCAGAAGCACCCGTACTACAAACATGCGACGGAGATTCTCCACTCGGAGGGTCTTCGTCCAAAGGGTGTGCGTGGTTACCCGCGGCTCATGGAGCTGCTGAACGGTTACGACAACACGCACGACAAGAAAGCTTTGGTCACCACTGACTCGAAAGCCGTCCAGCACTTGAAGCGTGATCTGGCCATCGGCCTGGAGAAGCTCAAGGTTGCTCGCGCCCGCCTCGCCAAAATGCCTGACAGTGCCGATGAAGCAGCACACGACGACGCAGCTCGCGAAGTCCGTAACGCTCAGCAGTACGTCGATGGTATCCGCAAAGGCCTCTCCCGCCTTAAGAAAATCTAAGGAGTTATTCATGGCACTTCTCACCATTCGCGCCGACGGCTCCTTCGAGGCCATCGCGATGCAAGATACCTACGCGTCCAAGATCAAGGCGTACAAGACTCTCATCAAGTCCACTCAGACTGGTATCAAAGAACGCAAAAAGAAAGTCGAGCCGTTGAAGCGCATTGCTGCGCTCAAGCTGCGCCTGCAGCACGTACCGCCAAGTCAGAAAGAATCCATTCGCAGCAAGATCAGCGCCGAGCGCCAGAAGCACGCACTGTCCACAAAGGACACAGTGCTCGGGATGCAACGCCAGATCACCAAGCTTGAAGGGCAGATCGCCAAGCACGAAGACCGTATCGCCCGCCTGACTCAACAGGAAGCTGATGCCAAAGAGCGTGCCAAGGTACGCAAGGCCAAAGAAGCCTTGGCGCCCAAGCAGCCGAAAGTGAACATCGGTGGTCCCGGCATCGGTGGTGCTGGTGCGAAGATTCCACGCACTCCGAAAGATCCTGCTGCCAAGTTCGCGCAGCAAGCCAAGACCGCCTCTGGCAAGTTGAAGCACACCGTCAAGGTGACCCTCGACAAGCACGAAGCTCAGGCACTCAAGCCTGCGCCAAAGCCAGTAGTCAAGCCGACCGCGTCTACCAAGAAGCCAGCGAAGGTGCTGACTCACAAAGACGACAAGAACGCCACTGCGATCAAGAACACCCTGACCAAAATCTACGCGCTCAAGAAAGAGCTGGCGAACGCCACTCCTACCAAAAAGCCGCACATGCAAGCCGACCTGGCGAAGCTGCGCGGTGCGCTGCGTGAACTGCGTAAGGGTGCTACAGCCGAAGGTAAGCCGAAGCTGCCAGCCGAAGTCAACGGTCGTCGCGTCAAGCAAGTGAAGCCTGTCAAGCCGGTTGCTGTTCCTACTCCGAAGACCAAGAGCATGGGCACCACGCCAGAAGCGCGCGCCAAGCTGGAACGCATGTTGGAGAAAGCCAAGGCTGAGGCCAAAGAATTGCGCAAGCGTGTCACCGCAGCCAAAGGTCAGGGTCCGCTGTACGGTAAGCTGAGCATTCAACTGCAAAGCCTGAATGCCAAGATCATTCGCCTCGAAGGCAAGATCAAGCAGAAGTAAGGCCAGATAGCGGCTCGCAACGGGCCGCTTTCCACAAGACCAAGGAATAGCACAGCATGGGCAAGATCATCATTCGCGCGGACGACTCCTTCGAGGCTGTTGCAGCACGCGCACCAAACTCCACCCACGAGCACAAGCAGCACGTCACCAATCTTACCAAAGACTTGAAGATCGCCAAGGATATCAAGAAGCAACGCACCGCCGAAGAAAAGGCACGCGATACGCTGGCGAAACTCAAGCACGCTCCGAAGGTTGCCGGTAACATCGCCAAGCGCGACAAGGCGAAGCAAGCCGTGGCTGATGCCAAAGAGCAAGTGCGCGCTCTCAAAGGCAAGCTGTCGAACCAGCGCCACACTGATCCGGACGAAGTAGCGCAGAAGCTGGCGCATGCCAAAGAAGCGCAGAAAGAGCACAGTACCACTGTCCGTACTGCGTCCAAGGAACACGCCGCTGGCCGTGACGTCATGCGCAAAGACGTCCTCAAGAACAAAGACGCTTCCATCCGCACCTTGCAGAAGCATATCACGTCTCTGGAGCGCGCAAACGAAGCGGGCAAAGGCGATGAAGATGACTTGATCCATCGCATTCGCAGCGCCAAGCGTGACGTTCGCAAACTCGAAGCTGGCAAGGCACCTGACCTGGTCTACAGCGGTCACCTGTTCGAGAAGAAGAAAGCCACCAAGGCAACGCCTGCTGCACCGTCGGCCGACTATGATCGTGAGCGCAAAGAGCTGATGACGCGCTTCAACCAGATCGGTCGGGCTGTAGAAGCGGCCAAGCGCAAGGTTGCCAATGCGCGCACTACCGAGTCGAAAAACATGGCGGCCAAGGAGCTCAAAGCTCTGGAGAAGTCCTACAACTCCACTCGCATTGCACTGACCAAAATGAAGCCATCGGCTGCGCAGCGTGCAAAAGACGAGGCTGCCAACGAGCGCAGCAAGAAGGCCGCCACGCGCGTACACCGCAAGCAAGTGGATTCCGACAAACGCAAAGCTGCCGAATACGGTCGCGATGTGAAGCTCGGTCTGCGCGATTCGCGTTAATCACTACCTGTCCATAAGGAACCCATCATGGGCAAGATCATCATTCGCGCGGACGATAGCTTCGAGTCCGTTGCTGCTGCAAAGCCGGCGAACCTGAAAGAGCACCAAGAGCGCGTCAAGGAACTCAAGAAAGACGTTTCCATTGCGACCAAGATCGCAAGCCAGAACAAAAAGCTGGACACGTTGAAAGAAACGTTGGCCAAGCTGAAAGGTAATGGCACTCGTCGTGCTGTCACACCGCAGGCAACAAAAGCCCGCATCGAAACCGTGCGAGGCAAGATCAAATCCGTACGCGAAGTCATCAAAGCGCTTAAGGGTGAATTGTCTACTCCTTTGAACGCCAAACTGGAGCGTGCGACTGAGCAGCTTACCAAAGCCCAGCAAGCAAAAGCCGATCACTCCAAGCGTCACCTTCCGCGCAACCAGAAGACACCACGTGCAGGCGATAGCGCCACGGTACAGCGCAGCGAGAAAGCATCCCGCGCAACGCAAGGTGGTGCAGGTCGCCCATTCTTGCGCCGCAACATTCGCAAACTAGCAAACCAAATCGCAATCACAAAACGCCAAATCAGCGACGCTAAGACACCGCGCGCACGCAGAGAACTGGAAGCGTCGCTAGCCAAATTGGAGACCTCACTCAAGAGTGCTCAGACGAGCTTGCGTAACAGCAAGCCTGTCCGCAAAACAAGCTGAAAGCGCCTCGTTAATCGACAACTGCTATCTCCATGAGAAGCTAACCCGGAGTTACCCGAATGAAACTCGCCGTATACGCAATTGCAAAGAACGAAGCCAAGCACGTCTCTCGCTGGTTTGAAGGCGTCAAGGACGCTGACGAAATCGTTGTGCTGGACACGGGCTCGACAGATGGTACCCAGCAGGCCCTCAAGTCGCTGGGCGTCAAAGTCAGCTCCATGGCATTTGAACCCTTCCGATTCGACACGGCGCGTAACTCCGCCATGAACCTCGTCAGCATGGATGTGGATTACTGCATGTTCATTGACCTTGACGAGGTCATGGAGCCGGGAAGCATTACCAAGATCAAGGAACTGATCTCCAACCGTTCGCACCACATGTACGCGGTGCGTCTGGTCTTCCAATACGATGAAGCGCGCAAGCCCATCGTCTCCTATCTGCGCGAAGCAATCCACACGCGCCACGGTTTCTACTGGAAGTATCCAGTGCATGAGCTCCTCGCTTGCTACGAGAACTACACGTACAAGGAACTTCCGATCGACGTGTTCCATGAGCCAGACAACGACAAGCCGCGTTCGTCCTACCTTGAACTCCTGCAAAAGGGTGTCGAGGAGAATCCAGACGACGCACGCATGGTCCAGTATCTCGGCCGTGAGTTCATGTACCAGGGTCAATACTTCGACGCGATCATGTGGCTCAAGAAGCACATCGAAATCGAAACCCATGGTCCGTTCCGCTCTGAGTCTGCGCTGTACATCGCCCAGTGCTACTTCGCCATGGATGGTCAACTGGAAGAAGCGCTCAACGAATGCGAAGCGTGGCATTATCGCGCAATCGCCGAGTTCCCAAGCGCCCGTGAGCCTTTCTGTGCGCTCGCCTTCTTGTACTTCCAGTGTGGCCAATACGAGCCTTGCATTGGCATGCTCCGTAATGCCCTGCGCGTCGAGACTCAGCCTCAGGTGAGCATGATCCATCGGGATGAATACTACCAGCACTGGCCGTATCACCTGCTCGCCGTCTGCTACTTCTCTCTTGGTCAGATGACCCGGGCCAAAGAAAACATTCAACACGCAATGAAGCTGGCGCCCAAGATCGACGGCCGCCTGGCGAACGATATTGCCACAATCATGGGATTCCAAAATGCTCCTCGTCAGCCTATCGCTAGCAGCGCCGCAGAAGCGCCTGAACAAGGACGACTTCCTGAGACTGGGGACGTCGGGCCAGAAGAAGTATCTGGAGAAGTATCCCAAGAGCAAGCACCGGTTCCTGCTCAAGGGCAAGACGGTAAAGAAGGGGCACACCGAGCCAGTCAAGCAGCGTCGCCTGACGCGGACTGAGTACGACGGCCTCAGCGATAAGGCGAAAGCCAAGTACGATGAACGCTACCCAAAGAGCCGTCACAAGCCTCGCTTCAAAGGCGGCAAGGGTCGTGTGCAGGATACCAAGATCAGCACCAAAGAGTCTCGCAAGGATCGCACCAAGCGCTCCAAGGAGAACATGGCAGAGGTCGATAAGCAGCGCAAGATTCTCACCGATGACGGCGCTGGCGTTATCAATCGCGAGTCCGTGAAGGCTCTGGAGAACATCAAGCCAGAGCACTTGAAGCGCGGTGCCAACAACATCGACGAGAACCGCGACGAGATTCACGACGTGGTCGATGCCAAGGCGAAAGACAAGCCACACCTGTTCGATCGTGGCCTGAGTGCTGTACGCGATCTGATGCAAGGTGACGCCGCATCCACGCACGACGACGACAACCGCAGCGAAGGCGATAAGGAGACTGACCCTGATCGCCAAGCAGTAGACTCTGACGGCCAGCCAGAGTTCGACGCTGATGGCAAGCCCATCACCGAAGGTGACAAGGCCAACGACCCTGAACTTAGCGACGACGCTGATGAGGAAGAAGAGGACGAGGAGGAAGACAAGAAGTCCAAGAAGAAAAAGAAGAAGGGCAAGAAGGATAAGAAAGGCGGCAAGGGTCACAAGGACAAGAAGAAACAGCGCGATGGTAAAGCCGTGCTGGGCTTCGTTGTCAAAGCTGCCATCTTAGGTGCTGGTGTCACGATGCTTGCACTCGGCGCTGGCCCACTTGGGATGATCGTTGCACGCGGCCTGCTCGATACCTGGGAAGACTTCAAAGGCATCGCATCGACCGCGGCTGATGGTAACATGACTCCTGAAGAGCAGAACTACCAGACAGTCAACGAAATCATCACGCAAACCCAGAGCTACCTACGCAACATGGATATGGACGACCTGCACGCCCAATCGAAGGAGATGTTCAGTGCCATCGCATCTTCTCACGTGGACGTTTACGGCACAGTGTTCAACGCAGCACTGCCAATTGTCGGTGAACGTCCGAAAGGTATTCCCGGCAAGAGCTTCTACGGACACAGCAGCGTGGACCTGAAGACACTCGCAACTACCTTCGAGAAGGCATTGAGTTCCCAAGGTATCTTGCGTGAGCGAGACCACGTAACCGACCCAGGTGAAGAGACCTATCTCTTCTACACATCGGGTCCTAATCGCACGATTGTTGCGGTTGGAATGAACGAAGACCACGGTCTCTACCACGTATCTTTCCTCAACTGGTGACTCCATGCAAATCACTCTGATCCTCGCAACTGCCCTCGTATAACGGAGGCTATATGGAGCGAATCCGTTACCGCTGCGATAAAGCGGAAATGCGTAAGCCGATTGCGCTACGCAAGACCTGGCACGTTCTCCTGGGTGACAAGCAGATCGCAACGATCAGCACTCGGGAAGAGCCGTCAACCGATCATAGTCACTCGCTGCGCATCTGGACGGCTAAGGTGCACGGCGGTGAGTTTGATCCGTTCGACTTCCCGCATGTGGACGAGGACGATGAAGGTGAGAGACTGCGCCCTCACGTCACACTCGCAGGCGGACAGCCGTTTCTCATTAACCCACAACCCATGACCATGAAAGAAGCGCGGTCGTGGGTTAAGCACGTAGTCCAAAGGGGCGACCGATGACACACATGGTAAGTACCAGCTTCTCGCTGGGTTTGGCGCCTACGGAAATGCACCGTGTTGCTCAGACCAAGCAAGGCCTTGAGCTGGACGCGCAACAAGCTGGCGGTGACGCTCGCGTTCTCGACGCCAACATCTGGCTGAAACAGGCAGCACCGCACTATCGCATCAGTGAGGATATCCGCGACTACATCATCGTGGCGCTGCCCTCAATCGTTACCTCGGTGCCAAACACCAACGGTGACAGTGCGTCGTTCAAGGAGCTGACCGCGTTCAACCCTGAGTTCGGCCAGATGGCGTATCGTACCTGGGTGGGCAAGCCTACTCACGTCGAGCACGACAACAAGGATATCACCAAAGCCAAGGGCGTGATCTTCGACACGTACCTGCGCCCACTGCCACGCAACAAGAAGTTTGCGAAGCTGGTGAAACTCATGGGCTTCGACCGCACCAAGGACTCGTACCTGGTGAACAAGCTCCTGAGTGGTGAAATCAACACCTACTCCATGGGCATGTACTACTCGTCCTACACCTGCCCAGTCTGTGGCGCACGTGTCGGTAAGGGTATCGGTGCACCATGTGTACACACCCGTCCACGTCGTCCGACCTACCAGCTGCCTGATGGGCGTCTGGCTTATCGCATGTGCGAAGGCCTGGTGGGCTTTGAAACGTCCGTAGTTCTCGACCCTGCGTATGTAGCTGCGCAGTCCGACGTGATCTGGGACTTGTCGAAACTCTGAGGCGACCATGAAACTGACTATCTCACTGAGGCGTGCAATGAAAGTTTTCCTCGGCGGTACCTGTAACGATAGCACATGGCGCGAGCGTTTGATTCCGATGTTGAACATCGACTTCTTCAACCCTGTGGTCCCCAACTGGACTCCAGAGTGTATGGAGGAGGAACGCCGCCAGCGTGAAATCTGCGACTACAACCTGTACGTTATCACTCCAAAGATGACGGGCGTGTTCAGTATCGCAGAGGTCGTGTGCGACAGCATCAAACGCTCCTCCAAGACCGTGTTCTGTGCCTTGCGCTCGGATGACGGTGCTGAGTTCTCCGAAGCTCAGTGGAAATCGCTGCAACAGGTGCGTCGAATGATCGACGAGCATTGTGCCAAAACGTGCGATAGTCTGGAAGACGTGGCCGCATTCCTGAACGGAGTGTAACGTGAACCGTCTCGTAGACCAGACAACCTTCTACGTACCGGGAACCATCGGTGGTGGGAACTGTGCCGAAGCTGCGTGCGCTACGCTCTTTGGCATCCCGCTCTCCGACGTCCCGCGTTTCTACAACGAAGATGACCCAGAGCCGTCGTATCGCTACTGGCGTAACTTCGAGAACTTCTGCTTCTCGCAGGGTTATTGGGTGGTGCGTCAAGAACGCGAACGAATCATGGAAGCCACGTATCTGGCTAGTGGTTCGTCGGCTCGCGGATGCAAGCACATGGTGGTGATGCGGAATGGTGAGTTGTTTCACGACCCGCATCCGTCACGCGCCGGCTTGGAGAAGATCGAGCAAACTTGGCTGCTGGTGCCCCTTGACCCGATCAACTTCAAAAAGGTCACGGAATGAAAATCACCATGAGCATGAAAGCCCACGATGACAATGTGGCAGAGGCTGCCAACAAGCTGATCTTCGTACCCTACACCGGCACCAACGGGCTGTACTCTGCCGTTGATGTGGTACCAGAGTACGTGGACGCCATCCTGAAACTGGCAGACGAACTGGAGCTGAGCCCAGACGAACATGCGCTGCATTGCACCGTCGTCTACTCCAAAGTGGCTGCTACTGCGCCGCTGCCAGAAGTGCTGGACGTTGTGCAGGCCTATAAGGACAACCAGTTCTCGGCGCTGGTCAACGCTGTCGAGTCGTGGGTTGGCCACAACGGCAAGACGTACATCGTCCTGAAGCTGGTGAGTGAGTCCGTTATCTCGCTCAACGCACGCTGCCAGCAACTGGGTGCCGAGCACACGTTCATCCCGTACAGCCCGCACATTACCCTGAGCGACGAAGTGCCTGTAGACGACGCCATGAAGGCACGGATCGAATTCGTCAACAAGCGCCTGGCGCGTAACCCTGTCCAGATCATGCTGAAAAATTTCAGCGTCGGTGATCAGGACGACTGAGGACATTGCCATGAGCATGTTGTGTGCATCACCTTATCGACCACCCAAGCCGATCATTCCAATCGAGACGCAACTGCCGCCTCGCTTCGGCTTGGGTGCTCTGGAAAGCTACACCAACGAGCAGATGCTGACTCAAGCCCTCAGCGAGGTGCATGAGAACGCACAGCAGTACCCGTCGTTCACTCTACCCGCAGCGCCTGACGATGGTTTCTTCTACTACATGGCGCCTGTCGAGTACGGTGCTGTGACGTTCCGTGATGCTGGTGGACTCGTCGGTGGTTGGGATGGCGCTTCGTGGCCTCTCGATGACATGGCAGACACTACTGGCCCTGTCGAAGTCATGTATCAGGGTCACAAGTACAACCTGTATCGCACCGACTGGCCTGGTAGTCGTGGCGGCACCTTCACAGTGAGCTTTGCAAATGGCTAGAATCGACTTTGACCTAAGCGATGGGCGCTATGAGCACAACGGGCAGCGCGTCGATGAACTCGAGGAGCCGTACGTCAGACTGCCAAAAGCAAAGGTCAAAGCGCTGCTCAAGGCCAAGCGACGTAATCGCGAAGAAGGGAAAATCTCCGAGACAGATCACACGCCCGGCAAGGTGCGCGTGACCAAGATCAATTGGATCAGTCGAATGCAACGAACCTGAGGTGAGTTATGGAAGCAATCCCCGTAGTACGCCATGACTACCCATGTGCGTGCGGTAAGCCAGTCCCGTGTTATCAGAACCCACCGTGCACGAACCTTGTGAACGGGCCAGTTGTGTTGCCTGCATTGGGTACGGTACCGATCACCACTGAGACCATGCTGCTCTCGCAGTTGCTCAAGGAAGGTGGTGTGGTAATTAATGCGACAGCCTGTAGCGCACACGAAGTCGCTGAGGCAAAAGCGGAGGGTCGGACGTATCGCGATCCACGTGGTTACACGTTCGTGTTGATGACGCCAGAGTGGTTGGAGCATGTGCGCAAGCTGGAACGCGCCAATGCCGAACTGCTAGAATGAAAAAAGGCCACTTACTCTCAGGAGCAGGTGGCCTTTTTGTTTATCGCGCGTCTTTCCCTTCTTCGTTCAGGAACTCGCTGAGACTTCCCACATTTGGCCGACGCGTTTTGCGTATCCTGCCAGCAGCGAACTTCCCAGGCAACTCCATCCCACGACTATTCCCACGCACGTCTGCAGGCGGCTCCACGAACAGTGGCTTGCCAGCAAACTTCGGCGTCTCCTGCGTACTGTTCGGCTCAAGGATCAGTACCTTCTCCAAATCCTCACGCAGCTTCGCATACACCTCGTTGTCCATGACGATGTACGCCGTGTCCTTGTCGTGTGCAACGCGGCGCAGCGTATCGAAGTCATACACATGGCCTTCCAGATAGTAGAAGTACCGAGGGTACCAGCGCGCTGTCACGAAGTCCACAGCTTGCGGCTCAGCGATCTTCCACGCGTTCGGACCTAGCTCATGGATGACGTACTGCGTCTTGGTCGTCTCAGTGACTTCGGTACCGTCGCCAACGAAGCCCACTGGGTTCTCCGTCCACTCGATAGCCATCCAGCCACTTTTGCGCTTACCCTCAGAAAGCTTCGCGTCCTTGTCAGTGGTGACGATCAACGTGTTCTTGCCGTTGACCTCCAGGCCTTTGAACGCATCGGCATGGAACGGATCGTTGCTGCGCTCCCAGTACGCGACGCCAGACCACAACGGAGGCGGGTTGTTTTCATCGACCAGATAGGTAATCACGACACACCTCCCCAATAGCCAGGCACCCGCTTGTAGTTGAGCGCCAGCGCTTCGCTTTCTACGATCAGGGCATCCACGTTACCGAACTGCTGCAGGATGAAGTTGTACTGGTCCTTGCCCGCGTCACGCCCAGGTGCGTAAATCTCCAGGCGCTCTTTCACTGGCAACTCCATCGACGCCCATGACGTGTGCCCTATTGCCATGATTTGCTTCTTCTCATGGCACACTGCAAACACGCGTTCTCCTTCTGCCATCACAGTTCTCCGTTGAGTTTGACGTAGCCGTTCTCAAAGGCCTCGGCAGGAGACCACGAGGTATAGCCATCGTCGTAGATCACATAGTAGCCGCCAGATGCAGCCGAGTGCTTCACGTACCAATCACGGCTGATCGCCACCTTCTGATCGCCTTCCAGATTGAGCTCCAGACCGCAGTCACCGATCAGGTCGACAATGCTGATGATCTTGGCACCCTTGACGATCTTGCGCGACTGATACTTCGGCAGGGTGAGCGTGGCTGCTTCTGTCCAGATGCGCGTGGCGATGTTGTAGATCACCTCGTCCTCGTAGAGGTACAGCATGGCCATGGTAGTAGGCGGTACGCGAGCGTCCAGATAGATCGGCGCCTTGTTCAGCATGCCCTTGATACGGCTGTCACTGTAGGTGACGTCCTTACCCGGGTCGTACAGGTGCGCGATAGCATTCGAGTTTGGTCGCGTGCGCAATTCTTCCAGAGCACTTGCACCCATGAGCCATACGCGCTTCGGCTGTGTCTCGTGTCTTGGTCCTGGTACGTGACGCGCTACAGGGTTGAACGCCATGATCTTGTAGGTACTGCCGCCGAGTGCCATCTGCACTTCTTGGCTTTCGTGCTTCTCGTCCTCAAACACAAAGCCCTGGTCGCCCATCTCGGTGAGCGCACGGTGCACCTCTTCGTCCAGTGCGACGTAGCCCCAGCGCAGGTAGTTGTAGTTACCACGAGCGATAAAATGATCGAGAGTCATACGGCCACCGGTGCGTTGATTACTTTGCCTGGAACATAGCCGTCGATGGTAATGTCTTCGACCTTGAAGTCCAGAATGGAGGAGTAGCTGCGGCGTTCAATGATGACGCGCGGCTGGGATGCTTCGTTGATTGGCGTCGCCAGTTGCTCACGCACTTGGTCAACGTGGTTGCTGTAGACGTGCGCATCACCGACGGTGTGGAACAGCTTGCCTGCCTTGAGCCCGTAGATCGCGCAGAGCATGTGGGTGAAGATGGAGTAGAACGCGACGTTGTACGGCACGCCCAGGAACCAGTCACCAGAGCGTTGGTAGAGCTTGCAATGCAGCACCAGCTCGCCAGTCGCATCGCGCTCGATACCCCACTGAGCGAGAGTGTGGCAAGGCGGCAGTGCCATGTCTTCCAGATACGCGACGTTCCACGCCGACAGCACGTTGCGCCGTGCAGCGCTATCGTCACGCTCCTTGATGGCTTTCTCCAGACGTGCGATCTGGTCAATCTCGCGGCGGATCATCAGGCGACCATCATCAGCGGTGCCCATGTGGACAAAGCCGCGCTTGCCGTACTGCTCCCATGCTGCGTTGCCGTTGTACATGACGCTCGGGTCGATCAGACGCAGGTCTTCCCAGTGACGCCACTGCACGCCATACACAGGGCCCAGGTCACCGTCGAGAATCTGGTACTGGGGAATGCCGAACTTCTTGAACAGTGCTTCCTGAGCTTCGAGGCGCACGGCATCATCGTTGTACCCTTCGGATGCAGCCTGCATTTCATCCCACTGGCTGCCCTTGAGCATACGGAAGCGCTCGCCCTGCTCCAGCATACGACCGAATACTTCGGTACCTGGCTTCACCCAGTTGTTCCAGAAGGCGACCTTGTTGTCGATCAGGAACTTCAGGCGATTGGAGCCGCTGAGCATCCAGATCAGTTCGACGACTGCCTTATCCCAAAACACGTTCTTGGTAGAGGGCAGCATCACGGTAGCGCAGCCATCGTCGGCCAGCAGGTCATACTCGACGTTCACCACACCGAAGCGCGAGTAGGTGCCAGTGCCAGTACGGTCAGCCTTGATTGCGCCGCGTTCGAGCAGATACTCGGCTACGGTCAGATAGCCATGCTCACCGTTGAGAGCAATTGGCATCATGTTACCGCTGGGAAGTTTGCGCATCGCTTATCTCCTTTGATTTGGCAGTCGCCATTTTCAGTAGTTCGTTTAACTCGGTGTTGTCCAGAACGTTGTAGCCGCACTTAGCCAGCATCGAGTGCCGTGTCTTGTCTGGTAAGTGCTTGAAAATCCCGAGACTCAGCAAGCTCGTTACCGTGCATCCCCAGAGTTTCTTGGATAGCCAATGCAATAGCTTCCGCATTTTCGTGTACCCATTGTTGGCTGATGGCGCCCCAGTTCAGGACGTATAAACGCTCCAGCCGATCGGTGGCGAACTCCACACCCAAGAGCGTGACGCCATCAATGATCCTGCCGATGTTCTTTCCAGTTGTCCCAAGCTCCTTCGCCAGTTCTTTCTGGGTTAGCTTGTTCTTGTCCATGACGTACAGCAACCACAGCTTGCGCAGGAACCCTACCTGAACTCGCTGGAATGGATCGCGTGGGATGATGGCATTGGCACACTGCCGTCGAATATCCTCGCGAGCAATCTCGCCCATGAAGCGCCAGCGCTGTACGTCACGCATTTCGATACGGACGTTGAGCATATTGGCGTAGCGTCCAAACTTCCACCACGAGCCCTGGTGCCAATAGGCATCCATGTAGTATTCACCCTCTACGGTGTAGTCTTGGACTGCATACCAGCCTTCTTTCTTGGGCTTTCGCTGGCTGCATTCAATCCATGGACGTGGTTTGATGACTTCCTGCAGCATGTTCGTGTACATCCCTATTAGTGGCAGACATGGTTGGTTTACAGTAATCCCGGTGTTCCTCAGTAATTTATCACCAATCGAATATGAGGTGTCCCATGAGCAATCTTGAACTGGTGTTCGCTCTCAAGGGCCAGCGCAACATTCGTCTCGGCACTGATGCGAGTACGGGTCATGGTTGCTTTGGCCCGACAGTTCCAGCATCGGCATCCATGACGGTGTTCACCGACCAGATCGCGGAAGTACGTGTGTCTGACAAGTACGTGCCACACTGCTGCCCATCGAAAGGGTGTCACAGCCCTGGCGTTATTGTAGGTGCCCGCATCACCTACACGGATCAGTTGGCAACACACAGGAATGGCGATCCATTGAGCTGCGGCGATATGTCGTCCAACGGCTCATTCACTACCTACAGTGGTAACTGATGATGGCGGATTACAGAGACAGCCCGATCTATTCCGACATCAACCTGTATGTCGGCACCCACTCCAACAAGGAGCTGGTGTACAACGAAGACTCCATCAACCAAAACATCTTCCTGATCATCACCACACCCATTCGCTCCAAGTGGTTCCGGATTCGCTACGGGTCGAACATCCCAGCGTACCTGTTTGAACCCATGGACGATATGACGGCGTCGCGTATCCGTACGGAAATCCGAACGCTGCTCAGTCGTAACGACGAGCTCCGTGTGACGATCACGAAGGTCAACGTATACCCGAACTACACCTTGCAAGCGTACGGTGTCGAGGTGTACTACACGGCACCTAACTTGGACGGCAAGCCTGTGCTGTTCCAGTTTGCCCTCAACAAGCAGAATGCCGCATAGGAACAGTCATGGCTCAACTAGCAATCAGTAAGGTCGTCGTTGACGAACAGGATATCTACAACGAGCTGGCGCGGCGTCTCGCAGAAAAGGGCACTTGGAAAGACCTGCTGCCCACGAACGTTTCGGCCACGCTGCTCACTCTTGCCTCTGGCGCAACCACAGTCAACCAGCACTACATCAACGTGTCTCTGCGTGAGGCCTTCCTCTCGACGGCCGTGCGTGACTCCTCCATCTTCGAGGGCGCTCGCTCTCTCGGTGTGAAGATTGCGCGCAAGGTCTCGGCTGGCTTGACTTGCTACCTGCAGAACAACCTGCAGTCGGTGAAGTTCATCCCTGCCTACAGTGAGTTCATGAACTCCTCGGAGAAGTATTTCAACCGTGAGCAATTGATGATCGCTCCGGGTACTGCCATCGAGGACGTCCAGCTCTACCAGGGTGAAGTGAAGCTCGTAGAGTTTGACGTGGACACGCTTGACCCAGCAGCCCTCCAGACGTTCGTGCTCTCCACTCCGAACTTCGTAGTCGCCGACATGGATATGCTTGTCTGGACAGAAGACAAGGTCTCGGGTGAAGCCACTGTCTGGAACTCGACTGACCAAGCACTGTACGAACTGGGTCCGACTGACAAAGCGTACTACGAGTTCACCACTGGTTCGGGTGACGTGGCGTTCATGTTCGGCACTGGCGACTACGGCTCCAAGCTGCCGGCAGGTACTCTGCTCAAGATTCGCTTCGTGGTCACGAAAGGCTCTACGGCCATCGGGATCAGTGGTGACAGAATCCGCATGACTTCCCAACCCGAGATTTCGGGTTTTACCACTTCCAACGTGGCTGGCGGTGGCGATCAGAAGTCTGCGCTGTACTACAAGCTGTTCGCACCCGTGATGTTCCGCTCCAATCGTAAGGCGATCAGCCCAAGCGAAGTGCGCGCCCACATCATGGCTTACCCTGGCGTTGCCGACTGCTCACTGTTCTTCCAGCGTGACGTTGCACCCAACGATCCCAAGTGGCAGAACGTGTTGCGTGTGTGCATTCTCCCAGATAGCACTGATACCTGGGGTGGTGCCAACCCGAATCCGAAGTCTGCCGCATGGGCTGCCTTCGAACAGTGGTTGCTCAATCGCTGCCAAGCACTCGCCCAGATGCAGAGCTGGAACCCAGTGAAGATGTACGTTGGCGTCAAGGTGCTGCTCGCAGTCAACAAGGATGTGGACATTGACGAAATGCGCATCCTCGTGACCGAGCGTATCCTGAAACTCTTCCAGCGTAAGCCCGGCATCTTGGGTCGCCGCCTTTCCAAGTCTGACATTGAAAACGCCTGCCGTCTGCAAGGTGTGGACTACATTGAAATCCTCTCGCCTTCTGAGGAAATCATTCCGCCTGATCGCACCATGTATTGCGTGCTCGATGGCAGCCCAGTAGTCAACATCGTGTACACCGAACGTACCGCAGGTATCTCTGGAGCCAACTGATGGACAAGCTCACATTCGAGCGGCTGCAGCCTGAGATTTTCTACGCGCAGCCGTGGATTCAGGACTTCGTGGACGTCTACGCCGAGGTGCTGAACGACCGCATCCGCTATCCGATCTACCAGCTTGAGACCATCCGTGACATTACCAAGGTCATCGACCCATGGGTAGTGACGCAGACCCTAAAGCAAATCGGCTTCGACCTGCCACAGGACTTCATCAAGCACAACATCCCCACGCTCAACCAAGCGATTCCGCAGCTGTCGATCTACGCAGAGCGCTCTGGTACCAATGACTACCCGCATACCATTGCGTTCATCCTGGGTCGTTCAGTTGATGCGATTGGCCTGTACACCGAGAACTACCAAGACTTCTACTCGCAAGCCTACGGGCCACTGCAGGTAGATGGTGGTGACTGGTTCAAGACCACGCACATCGAACTGGGGATGCAGTACCTGCCACAGGACTACAAGTTGCTGCTCCCACGTGGGAAGACCATCAAGGACCGGTTCCTCGAGGCGTTCTATGAGTTCGCCCCATGGAACATCGTGGTAGAGCGCTTCTTCTTCAACGTGGACGTGGGTGCAAACCTTCACCTATCTGGGCGCATCGTCAAGCAGCCCAAGCGTTACATCGACGTGGGTGTTGGTGAAATGCACGTGGAGAACGTGAAGATCGTTGGCCCAACTGAGGTATACGAGGGCAGCGAGCAGGAGTTTGAGCTAATCATCACGCTCGCCAACGGCAGTGAAGGCACACCGGGTACTCCTGACATTCCAGGCACTCCCGGTACGCCGTACATTCCCGAGGTACCATATCAGCCTGCTGTCCCAGCTGTTCCAGGCAGCCCTGAGATTCCGTACCAGCCTGCGAAGCCTGAGGTGCAAGCGCAACCTGCTGTGCCAGAGATACCGTACCAGCCAGCAGTGCCTGAAGTACCTTATCAGGCAGCCGTTCCAGAAGTGCAGTACAAGCCCGCTGTGCCTGCTACGCCGTATCAGCCAGCAGTACCACCGCAAGATGCGTATACCCAGACAGGCACGTTCAAGCCTCTCATGGGTGTCGCTGGTTGGAACGCACAGGAAGCCACGATCAGCACCTTCGCCGAGATTGAGCCGAACTCGGAGTTCAGCATCGACGCGCCGGGTGAGAACGACTACGGCTATGTGTGCTATCCAAAGGCAATGGGTGAAGCACGGTTCACCGACAAGGTGTCCAACTTCGAAGGTGGATGGGATGGTGCATCGTGGCCTGATCAGGACGTAGGTGATGAATACGGGCCTATTGAGATTGAGCGCACAGTCAATGGTGTGACGCTCACGTGGTACCTGTACCGTACCGACTTCTCGGGCATTGGTTCAGCTACATACGACTTCCAAGTGCCTAACCCGCAGAACGGTAGTTACTCGATCTACCACGAGGCAGTCCCGGGCAAGCCAGAAGTACCGGCTAACCCAGGCTCTCCTGAAGTGCCGTACCAAGCAGCCAAGCCAGAGGTCCCATATCAGGCTGCTGTTCCAGAAATCCCGTATCAAGCAGGTAAGCCAGCAGTGCCTTATCAGCCTGCGACGCCTGAGATTCCATACCAACCTGCTGTGCCTGCTGTACCAGGTAAGCCAGAAGTCCCATACCAGCCAGCAGTGCCAGCAACACCAGGCACTCCAGCGATTCCGGGTACTCCTGCTACGCCAGCAGTGGACACCTACTTCACGCAGACAGTCCGTGTGAAGGGTGTATGGAACAGTAGTCGCACTGGCCTCGTGGGCTTCAATGGTGACTTCGCCTCCTTTGGCAACGTCAGCTTTGATACCGACGTGGTGATCTATGGCGAGTACGAGGGTATGTCCGCCAGCCTGAACGTCAAGGTGAAGAACAGCGCCAGCAACATCAGGACCATCGAGATTCAAGGCCCTGACAGTGTCCGTGCGAACGAGTTTGGCACCTACCAAGTGGTAGCTCATACCACAGGCGGTGATGAAACCCACGACCTGACGATCACCACGCGCTCCACACTGGGTTACATGCAGGGCAACAACCTCCATGTGTACCAGATCGACGCTGATGGTGAGGTGATCCTGAGCGCCGAGTGCAAGCTCCCTGATGGGCAGACGCTCACCGCCGTGAAGAAGGTGCAGGCCATCTTCGTGGACCCTGATGTTCACCTTGTGGACCTTGAGATACTCGGCCCTGACAGCTTCTACGAGAACGAGGTGAAGCAATACACCCTCGTGGCGCATTACTCGGATGGAACGCACAAGGGCGTACTGGGTGCATGGGATCCCGGCTGTGGTGCCATCTACATCACACCTGATGGTGAGGCCTACATCACCGAGACACTGGCCGAGTTGGACATTACCTTCAAGGCCACGCACCAGTACAAGGGTGTCAAGCTCACGGCAACCAAGCCTGTGTCCTTCCTCCGCCGGACGGTTAGCGTGGTGCATACGGAGATTCTTGGACCAAACCAAGTGGTGGAAAACACCAAGAATCGCTACGTTGTGTCCGCCCGATTCTCGGATGGTTCTACGGGCATAGTGGATGCAGATTGGACAACAAATCGCTTCTATATTGACGAAAGAGGGTACCTGGAGGTGGGCTCTGTTGGCTCCACACCGGTCAATCTCCAGTTGCGTGCTCGCGTCAACGGGCGGGATGCCATCAAGCAGATCGTAGCCATCAATACACCGGTGACATTGGACAACATCCTTGTCATGGGCCCGGATAACGTCCGGGAAGGCAGCTTGGGCAAGTTCACTGCATACGCACACTACTCCAATGGCCGTGACGTGGAAATCACGCCCACGTGGTCGATTAAGGGTGATCCTGCATGGGCATCCATTGACGTCAACGGGTTGCTGTCGTTCGAGGACCCACTGGTTGGTATCGTGGAGGTTGTTGCTACATACCGGCTGGGTGGTAAGGCATACGTGCAGAGCAAGCCACTTGTCTTGATTCCGAACACACGGATCATTCAGGGCTTGATTATCAGTGGCCCTAACACGGTCATGGAAGGTGCACGGATTGTGCTCACTGGCACCGCCGTGTACTCTGATGGATTGCTTGAAACGGTGAGCCCACAGTGGACCGTGCAGTCTGCTGACCCATTGAACGATCCAGACCCAATGGCGGACATTGTATCGCCTGGCGTGCTGCAAGGACGTGTGGTTGAAAAGGACACCAAGGTCACGGCGATTGCCCGCTACTTCAAGGAGATTGCCGAGTTTGAAATCACCGTAACGCCACGTATCGTCAACTCGCCTGACAAGCCTGTGAGCAGCCGGATCATTGGACCTGCCGCCTTCTACGTCACCGAGCGTGGTTCGTACTCCCATGCCATCGTGTTCGAGGAGTGTGCGAATGAGCTATTGGTGAGTAGTGACTGGACGATTGACGCTGATCCTCTCGTGGCTGCAATTGATAGTGCTGGCTTCGTCTGGTCCGTGAATGGTAAGTCCACGACTGCCACGATCACCTCGACGTACCAGTGTGGCACCTATACCCTTGTCGATTCGATGGTCATCAACATCATCGGCGATGAGGACCAGTTGAAGTCGCTGGCGATCTACGGGCCTGAGACAATCAACGGTGCCAAGCAGGAACTCTACACGTCGGAGCTCTTCCGTAATGGTGAGACTGAGACACCAGGCAAAGGGCATCCTGTGCAGCCTGAGTGGAGCATCGTTTCCCCAGATGGTCGCGTAGTTGTCAACGGCGCTGGTCAGGTGAACGTAATTGACGCCTCCAAAGCGTTCAAGTTTATCCTGAAGGCCACGTACAAGGAAGGGTTCGAGACTGTCACGGCGACCAAGGAGATTAGCGTGATTGCTGAGGTAGACAGTACCCCGATCTACGGCTTGGCCCAGATTGGCGTGCGTAACGACCCTGCGATTGCAGACAAGCTGACCAACCATTTGCCTACAATGGCATCTGGCCAGAAGTTTACGCTGACTGCTGGCGCTGGCGAATACATGTACTTCTGCTACCCTGCGACACTCGGCCTCGCCAAGTTCGTTGACCAAGCCTCCAACTTTGAAGGCGGATTCGACGGAGCGTCCTGGCCTGATGATGGCTCTGTAGGTGAGCAGTACGGTCCAATCACTGTCGCGCGCACTGATGCGTCCGGCACAACATCCAACTGGTATCTGTATCGCTCCGACTTTGACGGCAACGGCACGATGACCTTCGAAGTAACCTTCGGGAATTAAGGAACTACCATGAAAGTAAAAATGACCACCGGCCGTGAAGTGTACAACCCGCACGCCGAAGTACAAGCGCCAGCGCAACACACGGCTGTCGCCAATGGGAATGCCGAGATTGCTGTCGCGGCTGTCGATAACACCAGCGAAGGCAACTGCCCGAAGTGCCGTAAAGCCATGGGCACAGCGATGATCCCTGCTGGTCAGGTGTACTACTGCCCGACCTGCCGGGTCTCGACGCCAATCAGCGACTGCGAGGGTTAATCCATGAGCGAAGTGCTGATTCTTTCCGACGTTGGCCTACAGGCGATCAACAACGCGTCGGCAGGCGGCCAGCTCGTTGACGCTACCTTCTTCAAGTTTGGGGACTCCTCGCAGTCCCCGAGCAAGACTGATGCCGTCGACATTCTGGGCAACAACCTCTTCGAGGGTACCATCCACCACGTGGAGGTGCTCTCCAAGAACACCGCTCGCTTCGTCTTTGAAATCCCGGGCTACCTGATCAAGGAAGACACGGAAGTCCGTGAGACCTGCGTATACCTGAGCAGCCGTACGCTGCTTGGGCGCTGTGTCTTCGAGACGCCTTACATCCTGATCAAGGGTGAGACGGTTCGCTTCAACTGCCTGCTGGTAACTAGCCGTTGTGACCTGACGACTATCAACGTCACCATTGGCGACTACTCGTCCATTCCATCGACGCCCAACGTCTTCCGTCTGCAATCGCCTGGAGAAAGCTCGTTCAATGCGGTTACGGTACTGGATGGTACGTATAACTCGGATGGCAGTGCTACTCCTGTTCTGGCTATGCGTTCTGGTGCAGGTGGTTTCCAGTGGGCATTTAGCGACCATGATCGTATCTTCTTCGGAAAGCCCACGGCTGCCAGCGCTACTGAGATTACTCTCAGCGGAATCGACCTCGACGATAACGAGATAGTCATTGGCCACGTCGTCCTCGGCAATGGTCAAGGCAAGTCGCGCCGTTACCGTGTGTCGGGTACCAAGCTGGTTGAAGCTGACTCGCAGCCAGTCACTGGCCTCGATGCCCAATCGACTATCGCTGTATGGCGACGTCGTGGAGGTGCTGGTGGTGCAGGCGGTGCGTGCTCTTACCCGCCGATCATGGATGGTGTGCCTGCTGACTGGGTACTCGTTCGTGGTTATGACGAATGCCCACGTTGGGCGCCACCCAAGTCGTCTGGTGGGATCAATAGCACGCTGTACCGTGCGCCTTCCAAGCTGGTAATGAGCACTATCAACTACACAGGCGATGGTACCGAGGCACGCTATGCCCTTGGCGATCTGGAAATCGAGAACGTCAACTACCTGCAGCCAGCGCTTGGTGGTGTAACCCAGCACCGTGATGCGTTTGATATGAGCGGCAACGAGATTGAGTTTGTGGAGGCAATTGCCGCCCAGATTCCAATTGACCTGCGCCTGTTCACACGTATCCCGTCGAACGGCAGCCGCATGTTGATCAAGGTTGACCATGTGGTGGGTGATGGCAGCACGCAGAACTTCAAGATCAGCCAGCCCGTGCAAGACGCCAACTACATCAAGGCGTACATTCGCGGTATCCGGCAGATGCTCACCACGTTCACCTACGATGCCACAACGCAGGAGGTCAAGTTTGTAGCACCGATCCCTGCTGGCGTTGACGTGGAGTTGCGTAGCTTCCGTATCGAAGACTTCGAGGGTTACAGCACCACCATCTCGACCATCGCCACGATCACCAGTGACGACACGTACTTCCTCGAACTGCCGTTCACTCCGCAGTCGGTTGAGTACATCGAGGTATCCCAGTCTGGTGCGCACATCCATGGCAACCAGTACACTCTGGTAGACAACAAGGTGATCTTCACTGGGCCGATTCGCAAAGGCCTGGGTGTCGAGATTACCCTGTACGACAACGCGCCAGCACAAGGCAGTAGCAATACCAACCTTGCTGGTGTGGTCATTGATGCAGTGCTTACTGGTCGTACCTTGAAGCTCCTGCGTCATGGTGCCAAGCCGATTGTCCTGCCTGTGCCTGGCGTATCGCTGATCGCTGGCTCGGGTATCCGTATCAGTGGTTCGCACCCTGTGTACCGGATCGAATCGACCATCAGTGAGCAACTGACTGATGCCGAGGCCAACTTCAAGTTCACGGATACTCGGAACCAGAAGGACGCCCAAGAGATTCTGTTCACGCACCGTGTCAATCTCTCCAGTGACGTGATGGTGACTGTCCACGCTGACTTCCAAGCAGCACTCGGCCCTGGCTTCGTCACGGAAGAAGGCTTGGAGATCATGGAGTACGTGGTTGGCTTCCGTTCGTCCAAGAGTCAGGAGCCTGATTACGGTCGCCAGATTGCAGGTACTGGTACTGCTGGCTTCTCGTCCCTTGGTGGCGACAAGAACGAACGTGCCTACTCCAACGCCTCGCTCACTCAGGTCTACGATATTGTGACCAAGAACCACCCAGCGGGCTACATCGACGTTGTGGTGAAGATGCGGGTGAAGAACGCGAACGTGAGCCAGTACGGTTCGTTCCTGAACGTCAACGTCAACATCATCGGTACGCCGAAGATTGCCAAATAGGTGAGCCATGATCTGCTACGTCATGCCCGATGGGAGTTATGGACGCAGCACACAGCCGCCACACGACGCCATTCCCATTGGTGACGACATATACAGGATGCTGGAGGACAACCCTGGCATGCTGGACATTGAAGTCACCGGTGTGAATGTTCGGATCAGCCCATCGCTTATTTCCTACAAGGCAAAGGCGCTGGAGATTATCCGTACCGAAGTGGGCAAGCTGCTGCCGTCTGAGCAGCATCTGAACCAACTGCACCGCAGCGTTGCTTGCGAGCAGTCCTGTTTCGATGAGGTCCTTGGCTGGTTAACGGTTGAGGACACGCGCAAGACGTTTGCGCAGCTTAACGAACGGCACAACAAGCTGCGATTCATTCAACACGACAGCACCTCCATGGTGGGGCAAGCAACAGCCTGTGAACAGGTTGATACCATACTGGAGGCATTGTCGCATACACTAGGTGCACTATGAGTGTGAAAGGTGTTTCCGACTCTCCACTCCTTGGGAAGTCTATCCTAGGAGACCAATCCCGGGTGCCCATCGGTGCGCCTGTGATTACAAACCTCAGGGTGAAGAACTCGAAAGAGATTCAGGCCCTGATGACTGGCCAGACATTGACTGAGCCACAACTCAACCAGTTCGAGACGTTTGGGCAGGATGGCAGGGAAGCCTTCCGCAAAGAGTCCAACAGCATCGACTACCGTGATCGCACGCTGGAGAACGGGCGCCTTATCGAGGAGTGGAGCTACGACCCACAAACGGGTTCGCTTGTCCTCGTGCGGAAGAACCAAGAAGAGTACCGCATCTTCAACTTCCTGCGCCAAGACGCGATGGGTCATGGTGCTACAGGTCCTCGTGGCGATCCGGGTAAAGATGGGAAGAACGGACGTCTCGGTCGTGATGGTGCTCAAGGTGCTACCGGTTGCGAAGGTGAGAAGGGTGATCCGGGTGAGACTGGTAACCCAGGCGTCGAAGGTAATCCCGGCATCATGGGCTTGCAAGGTCCAGACGGTTGTGAGGGTGCATCGGGCGATCGTGGTGTCGTGGGTCCACAGGGACGTAACGGGTTTGAAGGCGCTCGTGGCCTCACTGGACCAAGTTGCGATGAAGAGAACACTGGCGCTCAAGGTGCACAAGGTGCCAAGTTCGGTAAGGGTGTTGCCTTTGGCCTAGCCGCTGCCTCTGATCCAGAAGTCGCAATCATGGGCTTGGACGATGACGGTGTTGATGCAGTTGCGCCAACGTGTGGCTGGACTGGTAAGCTGTGCGGTGCAACTACTGCGCCAGCAACGCCTGCTCCTGATACATCAGCGCCAGCTAACCCATCGCCTCCACCTACTGCATCTGCGCGCATCAGCCTGTGTACGAGCTTTGGTAACCAGAGTCCGAAGAGTTCGTGTGGTGGTACCTCGACTGCGTGGTATGTTGCATGGGCCAACTTCGATGCAGGTGGCGGTGTACTGGGTCTCTCGGGACTTCCACTCGCACGGCAAAACACTGCATGGTGGCCAAACAGTGTCGTCATGTGTGGTACTCTGGCCGCTGGTGCAGCGTACACCTTCGAGTTGATTACTCCACCGGGCGTTGCCTCCACCTTGTTCCTGAACTGTGCGATCATCAGCCAGACGGACTACCCAGGTGGTACCACGCGAGTCACGAAGACACTGGACAAACCCACTGAGGTTCGCCTGCGCTTCCTCAACAACGCAGCGCGCATCCCAACGTGGTGTGCCCTGAAAATCTACAACGCCTCCACAGGCGAACTGCTGTACTTCACGGGTAAGAATGCCAAGAACGCCGGCCTCAAAGGTGAGTTTGCCTCATCCAAGACTGACGACAACTGGGCAGGCAACAGCTCCGTGCAGCAGTACCTATAAGGATTCAACATGACAGGCTTGACTCGAATCCACAGTTCGTTGATCTATGCCCCGGGTGAATCAGACCAGACCGAAGTAGTGGTCAGGGACGAACACCTTGAGGCCAGTGCGCCGCTTGAGTCGGATATCAGTGAAGTCTCCAGCGGCTACTACGATGCCCAGCTGGGTATCCTGACGCTCACCATGAGCAACGGTGATACCGTTCGTATCAATGGCTTTGCCACAGCGGGTAACATCCCTGCTGGTCCCACAGGCCCTCAGGGTTTGCCGGGTAAAGATGGCCAAGACGGCCGTGATGGTAAGGACGGTGAGAAAGGCGAAGAGGGTTGCCAAGGTCCAGCGGGGCCACAAGGCGCCACTGGTGCTACCGGCCCTGATGGTCGCGATGGCATGATGGGTCAGCAAGGCGTTCGTGGTTGCCCAGGTCCCAAGGGTGCACCGGGTGAACGCGGACCCACTGGCCCGCAAGGTCCAATCGGCCCCACTGGTCCAAGAGGTGAGCAAGGTCCTACGGGTAAGCCGGGTGCTCCTGGCCCTGCAGGTACCGTGAATATCATCGTCTCCACTACTGACCCTGGTAACGTGGGTGCTGGCTGGCTCTGGGTTAACCCAAGCGCCACTGAAACTCCTGCATCGGGTGGCGGCGGTGGCGGCACTGTAACGCCTCCTGCGACTGACCCACCCATCGGCACTCCATGGCCATAACAAGGTGACCTTATGCTGACTCGCGTTCCACTCAAATTGCTCGATGCCAAAGGTCGCTCTGGTAGTGACGTGCGCTTCGATGGTAACAACGTCGTGGTGGAAGAGGATAGCCTCAACCAGAACGACTACGGCATCACGGCTGGTAACTACGACGCCACCTCTGGTACCCTGACGCTCGTCCTGCGCAATGGTGAAAGCCTCCAGCTCTCTGGGTTCACCACTGTCAGCGACATGGGCGTTGGCCAAGCAGGCCCCACTGGCCCAGCAGGTCAAGATGGCCGTGATGGTCTCAATGGTACTGACGGTGAGAAGGGTGCCACTGGTTGCCAAGGCCCAGCTGGCCCTCCCGGTCGTCAAGGCCCTCGCGGCGAACAAGGCAACCCAGGGGCTACAGGCCCTAACGGTGCAACTGGACCCACTGGCCCTGATGGCAAGGATGGCGTCGTTCAAATCTGGATTCAGACCGCTGACCCAGTGCTGGATGCTGCCGTCCACGTTGTCCCTGGGGCACTGTGGGTCAAGCCATAAGTTGGAGTTCTACCAATGAGTAGACTAAGAATCAGGAATGCGGCCAACACCAAGTGGTTGGATATCTGCCAGAGTGAATGGCGGGTGCGCAATCCAAGCAACACAGGCTGGACACGCATCACTCCTGCGCAGGGCATGAAGGTTCGCCATGGTGCTGAGACCTATTGGCTGGACATTGATTGCAAGGCGGAAGGCCTAGCCAGTTGTGACACTGAGGATGAGTACGGCGGCACACCGGACGGTAAGGGTAGCAATGGTTCAGGTGGTGGTAACGGCTCCGGCGGTGGAACAGGTGGCAACGGAGGCAACGGAGGGGCGGGCGGTAACGGCACGGACCCTGGGTCTGGGTCGGGCGGAATAGGAGGCGGTTTGAACGGTCCTGGCAGCCCTTGGTACAATAATGGGGATAAAGGATCCGGCCAAGGCGGCTCTGGATGGCAGGAAGGAGCACCATATCCAGGTGGCTATGATCTGCCAGATAGCGATGGGGATGGAGCGGGCGACAAGGGCTCGTGTATCTACCGTCCCGGACTGGGTGTCTGTGAGGAGAAGGGTGTCCTCATTATCCGTCCGGACATGGACTGCGGTACGAAGATCGCCGGTGGGTTTGATTGCCCATTCGAGTGCCCAAGTGCTATCAATGGTAGCGGTAAGGGTATCTGGGAGTTCTACCTGAACATGGGCAAGGAAGGCGGTGCGGTGCGTATGCCATGGATGGCGAACGCTGGTGCTGTTAGTGTCGATGTGTACTACCGCGGCAAGGTCATTGCGAGCACTGGTGGGCAGCGTACTGGCAAAGGCGTATTGCAGTTCGTGTTCACGCCGGTGAATAACGACCCACTGGTGTTTGTCCGGGTTAGGGCTACTAAGGCCAGCAAGTGGACGCTCCAGATGAAGTGCGTGGGTGACGACGATACGGACGGTGAAATCACTGATCCACGTCCATGCCACGGTACGTTCGAGGTGAAGAAAGAAGGCGGGTTGGGAACGTTTGAGTTCTATCACGCCATGGGTGATAAGGCTGGCTTGGTAGACATACACTACCAGATGTGGAACCAGCCGGATAAGCTCGAAGTATTCCAAGACGGACGGTTGCTCAAGTCTACTGGCGGATACGTGGCAGGCGAAGGCCATGTGAAGTTTGACTATTCGCCTACCGAGTCGCAGCTTGTCATGGTGCGCATCACTGCACGGGACCCTGGGACCTCGTGGATTTACCTGATCACCTGTCCGGGCGAGAAGGGTAGTGAAGATGATCCACGGCCGTGTTCGGATCAGAGCGCCGTGACGTCTGGTGGTGCTGGTGTTACTGACACCTATGTCGATATGGGTCCGAATGCTGGTAAGGTGGGTGTGCGTTACCAGATGTACAACATCCCCGATAAGCTGGACGTCTATCAAGGCGGTACGTTGGTTGCGACGACTGGTGGGCCTGTTACTGGCGATCACTGGCTGTACTTCAACTACAACCCCGCTGGTGGTCAGAAGATCCAGATTCGGGTAACTGGCAGCGGTAAGACCTCGTGGTCGTTCCTGCATACGTGCCCGGGTGATGAGGATCCAAACATCAGCATCGACGATCCGATTGTCAAGGAAGGCAAGGAGGGTGAGACTGCCCAACTCTGCTGGACCGTGACTATGGATAAGCCGCAGTCCATGCCTGTGACTGTCGATTACCAATCTGGTGGCGGTACTGCTAAGCCCTTCATCTGCCAAGGCCGGATTTTGGCGAACGACGAGTTCAACAACCCCTTTATCGCAGTCGCGGACTGTGGCGTTGGTCGTGCAGCATTCGATGGCGGGTTCCCCAAGTTCTACAACAATGCCTACAGGGCGCCGCAGGATGCACCTACTGGTCAGGCCGTATTCGACTCGTGGTGGCGGACGGCAGGCGACGAGTATTACTCGGACCCTACCACAATCCCTGCTGCATCGCAAGCTACTGCATGGCGGTTGTCGAGCGGGAACATCCAGTCGACCACGAACAGTTCCAAGATGATTTCGTTCTGTTCGCCGCTGTCGTACATGAGCTACACGTTTGAGGCCACGCTGTCGTCTGGCGAGGCGGATGACGATATGATCGGCTTGGTAGCTGCGTTCGCCCGTGTTGGTGCTGACAACTACCATCTGGTTGCATCGCGTGTACCCGGTGGCATGGGAGGTTATGGTAGTGGTAACTTCAATCTGACGCTGCTTGTCAACGGTGTACCTACTAAGGTGCTCGCGACGAAGACTTCTGGCGGCAACGGGAACTGGAATGGTCGTGGGCAGACCCGTGTGCGGGTTGAGCGTGACTGCAACATCATCACGATCTACTGCTCACCCTTTGGTTCGGTTGCACTGGACTCTGGCACCAAGATCGAAGTGGACCTGAGTGCAGATGCTGACCTGAGCGCATTCACAGGCCAGACCAGCTGGGGCTTCTGTGCCCAGTCGCAAGCAAACGCCACGTTCAGCTCCGTGTTCGTGTCCGGCATTGGTCTGCCACCTGCATTCACCTACCTGAAGAACTTGATCCAGTGGACTGCGCGCACCAACAATCGCACAGGCAAGGTGTTGATTACCTGCGACAACGCGACTGGTGGGAACTACACGCTCGACAGTCAGCCCAACGGGTTCGGTATCAGCTTGCCGGGTACTGTCACGGCTGCTGGCTTCACGCCTGTGATGAAAGACGTGTACGCGTGGAACTCTGTGGGTGCTATCCCACTGGCTGAGCTCCTGACGTATGACACCATCATCTTCATGGGTTCGCGGGTGACGGCAACTGGTGTAGCGGCTGAAGGTATCCTGAAGGAGGGTTCGGTAGCCAACTTCGCCGAGTACGCTAAGCGCGGTGGTGGCCTTGTTGTCATCACTGACCACTACGTCTTCGAGTCTGGTGCCAACCAGTTGGCTAACCTGTTCGGGATGGAGTTCTACGGCTCAGTGGATCGTAGTGCTATCAGCGTAGCTGCCATGATTACTGCGTGGGGCGATCACCAAGCGTGGGATGGTCTGCACTGCGAGAAGATTCCTGCAGGCGGTAGTGAAGGTGCACTGCGCATCAAGGTTGAGGAGCGTGACTATCAGCCAACATCGGGTACCGTGACGTTCGCACCGGGTGAGACTTCCAAGCAGGTCTGTGTCCCAGTCTTCGGTAACGACGTGCAGCAACCTGATCGCACCGTGGGCATGACCATCGGCAATGCGTCGAAGGGTAACATCACCAAGTCTGGTGGCTTCGGCACGATCATGGATGACGACAGCGCGATCTGCAACCAGAACCCAAGCGAGCAAGTGTTCGAGCGCGCTGGTGGTCCTGATGGCTGCAATCTCCTGCACGTGCAGCCAAACTTCGATTGCGCTGCTGGCAACGTCATGTACCTGATGCAAGCCTTCATCCCGTTCACGTACAGCGGCTCGCACGTTATCACCGTTATCTCGGACGATGACTATGAGTTGTACATTGACTGTAAGAAGGTGGGCTCTGGTCCAATTGGCGTGGCAACACTCACTGTGGATGTACGCGCGGGGACTCGCAACGTGATCCTGCGATACAAGAACATCCCGAACTGTACGCCTGGCTATGCTGGATTCAGCGTGCGCTACAACAACCAAGTCCAGTACCTGACCAAAGCAGCAGATTGGAAAGGTCAAGCCAACAGCATTGGGGAGATCGGATAATGGCAGTCAGACTCCGTGTTCGACAGTCCGTTAGCGACCCGTGGATTCAAAACTTTGACAAGCTGGGTTGGAAAGTCAGGGCGAGCGACAACAAGTCGTGGATTCAGATGAACCCGCTCAACACCAAGGTGCGCTCCTCGGACAACACCAAATGGCTCAACGTGAAGTGAGAAGACTATGACTGGTAGACTGACCAGGGTGCCATTGCCGCTGCTCGATCCGGGCACGGGTGATACCAACGACATTGTGAAGTTCAACGGCAATGAGCTGGAGCTTCAGGATGACGAGAATCTGAACGGTGATACCACAATCGTCTCCGGTGATTATGACTCGGAGACGGGCTCACTCGTTCTCAACCGCGCGGATCGCAGTACGCTGCTGATCCGTGGCTTCCTTACAACGCAGTCGGTGGGAGTGGGGCCTACGGGTCCCACTGGCCCTCAAGGCAAACCCGGCTCGAACGGTCGTAACGGTAAAGACGGCCGTGTCGGCGATCAGGGTTGCGTTGGCCCCAAAGGTGATCCGGGTCCTCAGGGTGCAACCGGTCCTGCAGGTTCGAGTGGTGGTCCCGGTGTTCAGGGCGCTACTGGCCCGACGGGTCCCACCGGTCCGACTGGCCCAGCAGGGCAAGATGGTAAGACGCCAACGTTCGGCGTGGGTGAAGTCGATGCCTACGAGCGATTCGACAACCTCAGCTTGAAGTGCTGGGGCCGCTTCACGTCGACCGAGGCTGCGCTTTTCCAGCGCGTGATCTTCCCAGAGTCGTTCATCACCGACAAGCCTCGGACAATGCACATCCAGTTCATTAACCCGAAGAGCAACGTCAAGAACGCTGTGCGGATTGATCGGGTGAACAAGGGTAACGCAGAGCTTTCCGTGGACACCTCGCTGCTTGCACAAGAGAGCGATGGTGCTGGCGGGACTCAACCTGTGGCTGCCACCGGCTGGGACTTCTACTACTTCGTCATTGGCAGCGACGCTCCTTAAGGAGGTGGTGTATGGAAATGCCGTTTTACCTCGTGGAGTACGATCCCGTGTCTGGCGAGATTCTTGCCTTTCACAACCCTGTGACGGGTAAGCCTGACACAGAGCATGTGATCGAACTGGACATTAGCACCAAGGAAGAAGTTGGCGCACGCCCACATCGCTATCGGATCATCGACGGGAAGCTCCATGAGACGTCCGTGCATGATGTGGAGCCCGTGCCTGTTCGCCCTGATGTGGCCTCGCAGATCGTTGCTGGCCTTGTCGTGAACGATGTGTGCTACTCGCTGGAGCCTAGTGCTCTGGCGGTACTCCAGCTTGACCTCGCCAGCAACGTCAAGCAAGTCCGTGCGATTGCCTACGTACCCGGCGGCTTCAAGCTCGTGGAACTCTCCAAGGAGGATGCCAAGAAAGTGGCGACAGCGATCGGGGACCACCTCGTCTCTCTCCATTGTGGATAATTTAGACGCAGTGTAAATCGAGGTGAATCCCATGGTCCTGCCGATTGCAAGACTCATTCAGGCAGCGCAAGTCCGAGGCCTGACTGACTCTAATCCCGTGCTGCTTACCACAGACGGGCCAAGCAAAACCCGCATCAACATCATCGTGAGCAAGGTGGAGCCGATTGAAGTCGTGGCTCCACTGGACCTCATCTGGATCGACCCGAGTACGTCAACGGCACTGCGCCGTGTCAACCGCGGTGCGAGTGCAAACCACACGCATACGTGGACTGCGGCAACGGAGTCCAACTTCTGGAACGCGCAGATGTGGGACGAGCCTCGTCCTAGCGATCAGGACTTCCAAGAACTGAATCGCAACATCGGCAACACGCACGACTTGACGGCATTCGACCTGGGTGCATTCGATGCAACTGGCGGCCGCTTCACTGGGCCTGTGTACCCACGCACTCTTGGAACAAGCGAGGACTACGCGGCTGATGAAGCCGTGCCTCGTTCGTTCGTTGAGAAGCTGACGTCCGCTGCTCAGTCGCTCGCAGCATCCGTGTACCAACAGCTTACCAGTGTGCGCAACTCGGTGCGTGCCCTGGGTACCCGTACAACTACCGTTGAGAACAAGGTGAAAGCCCTTGAGCTTGGCGGCGGTGACGGTGTTCCAAAGTTTCTGCACACGCAGGAAGATGAGGACCTGGAGTGGCTGATCGCTCACGACCTAGGTACTGAGAACCTCATCATCGCAGTCGCGTTGCCCAACGGGGATTACATGATTCCCGCTGAGCAAATCCCTCTGGACGGCAACAATGTCCGCATCACATTCGCCGCTCCACGCTCCGGCACTGCGGCGATCATTGGCATAAGGTAAACACCATGAAAGGGCTCTGGGCACTTGCCTCGCTAATTTACTGCCTAACGGTAGATGCCCAAAGCCTACTGGTTGTGCAGTCCGCAACGGTTCACGATCTGTATGGTAACTCCATTGTAGCCCAACTCCTTGCAGTCGAGCGCGAGCCTCACATCTTCGTGTTCAACGCCCGTCGGTTTACCTACGACACTTCCGCGTACTCCAGGGAGAGTTTGAAGCGCGTACTGAAAGCCGCTGTCGAGCGCAGCAAGCCGAGTTTGATTCTCTATCTCGGTGAACCTGAGTTCGATACTGGCTTCCCATCGAAGTACAGCTCGGTGCTTATCGGTGCAGACAGCTTCAACACGGTAGCCCTCAAGGCTGCCAGCAGTTACAACGAAAAGTGGGCAAAGACCTACATCGTCACGGACAGTTCAGCGCTCGCAACGCTACGCCTGATCGAGTTAAAAACTCGTCTGGAAGGACTGGACGTGGAAATCCACACCGTAAACACCGTACTTGAATACCGCAAGTTGTTGCTCGATCTCCAGAAAGAAGCCGTCGGCACAATCGTGATGAACGTCTTCGGACTGAAAGATGAATGGAACAATACGGTCGGATACGCCGAGCTAGAGAAGATCATGGTAGCTACGAACAGGCGCCACATTGACGTCGGCATCTGCCGTAGCGGGTTTAAGACTGCGCTGGCGGTTGGCCCAACTCCAAAAGAAGCGGCGTCACTCGCAATAGCGTCGTACAACAAACCACTAAACCTCCACATCAGCTCGTGTGCCAACCTGTCACGACTCAAGTCCAAGCCCAGCTGGCTTTCGTTGTACAGGAAGTCGATGGGGAAATTTGATATCGTGGAGGGAGGCTAATGGTAATCAACCATTCACGGATTTCTAGAGTGCTGATACTCGTCCTGGTCGCGGTAATGCTTTACGTTCTCTGGACGTACGGCTATCGCAATCCAAGTCGAGAGTCTGTGGTCTATTCAACACTCGCCTGCGTGCGGTCAGTTTGCACCGAGAGCCCTACGACTGGAGACCTGTGCTCCATGACTGAGCCTCGTGTGTCAGAAATCCTGATTGAGTCCGATCCGGAGAGTCCTAACATCAAGGCAATCCGAGTGATACCGAGCGATGACAAATGCCAATGAGGCTGCTCAATGGACGCCATACAAACCATTTTCAGTAGCCCTCTGCCGGTTGCGATTGCGGCAGTGATCGCCATTGCGTGCTTGCTGGGCTACTGGTTCTTCGTCATTCCTCAGCAAGAGGAAATGAAGCTGCTTCGTGCTGCAAACACGGAGCTTCAAAAGAGAATGGGTGATGAGTTTGACCTGCAAAAGGCGAACGTCCAGAAGTTCATGCAGGAGCTAACGACTAGCCTGCAGAGCCAGCAGAACATCACCGAGTTAGTGAACGTGGTCGCGCAATTGCGTGCGGCCGTCGAGCAACAATCAACCCTGTTGAGCGGGAGCCTTGAAAAGGTCTTCCACGAGGTGCAGGACGCACTGCGCAAACTCGACTCGACACTTGACAATTCCTCTGAGGACATTGGTCGTAAGAATGATAACATCCAGCGAGAAGTCGAACGCCTCAGCCGCCTGCTTGAGTCTCTGGCTCGTCAGGTTGCTGAAATCAGCGACAAGCAATCGCAAGTCGCCGGCGTACTCACTGGCATGTCCATAGCCAAGACCATGCAGAACAGAGGTTTGTAGGAATTGCACCCATGGCCTACGTGCTTAACAACATACGCTTTCGTTCTGTGAGTTCTAAGGCTTTGGAGCGCTACTACAACTCCAAGTCATTCATCCTGACTGAGTTGATCGACGAACGGAAGCAGTTTAGCCAGGTCGCCCGCGAAATCCAGTTGCTGTTCTTCAACAGCTACTCTGACTGGGCTACCAAGGTGGAAAGCCTGCTGCTCAATCGCAACACCGTGGATGAATCGGACATCCAGATAATCTTCCAGCGTTTTGGTGAGATTATCAACTCGAACAAGCACATCTTCAAAATCCACAGCGACGTGTTCCTGCCTCAGTTCCTTGAGGTATGGGGCGCGGTGCATAAGCACATCCCGAACAACTTCAAGCGTCGGGTCCGTGCTACTGTGGGTATGTCGCACCTTGAGGCCTATCCGAAGATCATCGAGGCCTTAGTAGGAGCATTGCAGTCGACCCTGTTTGAACTCTACGAGGTCGACTGCCTGCTTGGTTCCAACTTGGTGCCCAAGACGATCACGTCGAACCGAAGTCAGGTTGATAGCCTGATCACGTACATCGGCGTGGACGACCTTGAGTATTACAAGAAGACCAACATCTTCATCGTCAAGGAACGACTCACGCATTACCTCGACAAGGTCTTGCTACCTGATATCGTTGTCCCAGTGGTCATCAAAAACTACACGGATGACGATATTGCGTTGAAGAACGGAGTTGTCGTTGGCGATCAGCCTCTTGGGAGGTTGCTCACCGAGCTGCAATCCAACCCTCGTATCCAAATCGTAGAGATCGCTTCCTGATCCTGGAGTATTTTCATGCTGAAAAATGGTAACCTCACCCTGCTTGGTGAGATTCGTGGCCTCAAGCCGCAGCGTCTCACCAGTGATCCGGCAGCCGAAGACCTGAAGGTAGGTCTGGTTTGGGTCAACACCACCGACAAAGCTCTGCGCTGGTACGATGGTGAAGAGGTCCTGACCGTCGCCTCCGGTGGCAATCTCGACAACTACCTGTCGCTCGACGGCGGTACCCTGACCGGCCCTCTGATCCTGAGTGGCCCAGGCACCGAAGACCTGAACCCTGCCAGCTTCAAGCAACTGACCGATGGTCTGGGTGCCAAGCAGGATGAAATCACCGGTGCTGCTTCGACCGTTGCAACTCTGGACCTGGCTCCAAGCGTTGTTGTCGTGTCCGATGCTGACGGCAAGATCACTGGCAGCGCGACTGTCAACGTCGAAGAACTGGGCTACCTGGACGGCGTCACTTCTGCCATTCAGGGCCAGATCGACGGCAAACAAGCTGAGTTGGGCTTTACTCCGCTGAACAAAGCTGGCGATGCCATCAACGGCAACCTGAACTTCGGCGGCACCAACACCGCGAAGAACCTGGCGGCTCCAGTTGATCCGACTGACCCTGTTCGTCTGATCGACATTGACAACCTGAAAGCTGACCTGGACTTCCAAGCGGACGTTCTGGCTACTCAGGTTGACGCCAGCACCATCCCTGACCTGAGCAACACTCTGCCTGACAACGCTGTTCGCTATATCATCACCGATGCAGACGCACTCGACTCGGGCTTCGGCACCATCGCCGGTCTGGAAGATGGTGACATTGTTCAGAAGGACGGCGCCAGCTTCAAAGTCGTGTACGACGTGAGCGAGCGTGGTCCTGGCGTTCTGGTCTGGGACCGCAACGCTGTCAAGTTCATGAAGTTCAACGGTACCAACTGGAGCGAGCATGGCGGCCTGAGCGGCGTCACTGTTTCGGCTGGCCTGTTGAAAGAAGGCAACACCATCAGCGTCAAGTTCGGTGCTGGTGTGACCAACCTGCCTGATGGCGAAGTCGGTATCGACGTTGGTACTACTGGCGGTCTGGCTCTGGTTGATCCGACCTCTGGCGCTGCTTCGACCGAAGAAGACGCTGTGCTGGCACTGAAACTGAAAGCCTCCAGCGGCCTGGCCGTTTCGGCTGACGGTGTGTCCATCGCTGACGAAGGCGTGACTGCTCGTACCATCGCTGCCGCTGCACTGGGTAACGGTCTGCAAGGCGGTGCCGGTACTGCGCTGAGCGTCAAGCTCGACGGCGCTACCCTGTCGCTGGGTGCTGCTGGTCTGAAAGTTGGTGACCTGAGCGATACCTACCTGAGCCTTGCAGAAGGCGGCGCTGTTACTGGCGACGTCACTGTTCCTGCTCCGGCTGGCGACAACAGCATCGCGAACCGTAAGTCGGTGACCGATATCACTGGCCCTCTGGCTGACCGCATCGACACGCTGGAAGCTGGCGCCGGTGCAAGTCAAGTAGTGTTCGACGGCACCACTGGTGCTGCACAGGACACCTACAGCATCAACCACGGTCTGAACTACCGTTGGGCAACTGTCGCTGTATACGACGAAACCTTCACGCAGATTCTGCCTGACAACGTTACCCTGACTGACGCCAACAACCTGGTCGTCACTCTGGCCGTTGCTCAGAAGGTGTACATCGTTATCAACGGCAAGAAGGTAGCGGCATAATCAGGAGGCTTCATGAAAATCAACGGCCACTTCGATCTTCAGGGCAACCTCCTGAAGAACGTAACGTTGGAACCCGTTGAATCTTGGCCGTCTGAACCGAAACCGGGCACGTTCATTTTCATGAACCGGCGGATTTTTATCTGCTTGGAGATTGCGAATGGCGTGCCAGCTTGGCTGCCTATGAGTACCGAACTACAGACTCACGTCCATGACCAGTTTGTAGCTTCGGCCACTTGGGAAATCGACCACGCCCTGCAGACCGCAGGGTGTATCGTTCAGGTAGTCAGCGGTGACAACAAGGCGATTGAGTTCGACGAGGTTGACTTCAAATTCAACCACGCCACAATCAGCTTCGCTCAACCGCAAGCAGGTCGTGCCATCCTCATCATGGGTGCCACCGAAGGACTGCCGCGTGCGCAAGTCGCATACGAGCAGAACTTCCAGGATCAGCAAGTGTGGGTCATCAACCACCAGCTGGGCTATACGCCGATCATCCGCTGCTTCGTCGGGAACATGGAAATCCAACCAGTGACGCTTGTTCACTCGGAGGATATGCTCTCTGCAACCGCAACTTTCAATAGCCCAGTCACGGGCAAGGCGCGGTGCATATGAGTGTCCGTTACGAGCACCAGCAACTAGAGCCGGCTTCCACCTGGATTGTTCGGCATAATTTATTCACCAGAGCCCCAGTGGTGGATGCGTATGTGGAGATTGACGGCGTGGTTCAAAAGATCCTGCCGAAGGCTGTCAAGCCTGTATCTCTGACTGAGTGTCACATCGAGTGGTCAGTCCCGCGTGCGGGCCGAGCAGGAGTAGCCTAATGATCGCTGACGGATTGCAACTTGTCGCCGGTTCGGGCCTCTCTATTCAGATGCTCGACGATGCGCGCCGAGGGCCTCAGTTCCCTTCGAGTCCTACAGACGGCTCGCTGTGGGAACTCACGGAAGTCTCGGGAAACTTCATCCCGGGAATCTACGAGTTCCATCAGGGTTGGAATCTTCGCAACCCTGCGCACAGCGCGTTGTCCTACGACTTGTCGGGTACTGTACTCGGTAAGCCTGACCCTTCTGCCAAAGTGCTGTATGTGGTCGCTTCCAGGACTTTCTATCTGCAAGGATCGCTGGCTGGTGCCATTGCGTATGCGCTGCAAGCCTCTGGTTCGCAGCAAGACTTTAGCGTCGGCATCACGCGCAAATCGGAGTTTATCCCCGTAGGCACTATCCGCTTTAAAGCCTTCGTGGAAGAAGCTGAGTTTGTTCCTGCTACGACCGACCCAATTCGGGTTGAGCGTGGCGACATCCTCATCATCACAGCTCCGGACCTCGTGGATTCCACGATTGCGGACATTTCGATCACCTTGTGTGGTTACCTATCAGTGTAACGGAGAAACAACATGGCTGGTAAGATTTACAAGAAGTCCAAACTGCAAGGTCTCGATCAGTTCGCGACCGCACTGTTCGCCGACCTGAAAAGCGCGGGTCTGACTCAGGTTCTGCCGGCTTCGGGCCAGAACTTCTCTGTCACCAGTGGTGCAGGCAAGTTCGTCTTCGACTCTTCGGCGGGCGTCAACCCACTGAACGAAACCCAACCATGGCGTCTGCTGCTCGACCTGTCGGGCGCTACTGCTGGTGCGGGCAAGATCAAGATGGCAATTGCCAACCCACAGCAGATCACCACTGCGGGTGCCGTCACCTCGTTCCCAGGTTCGGGCGTAGATATCAATGGTACTCGTGTCATGGGTCAGCTGGGTACTTCCTGGACCAAACCGCAGCCTGTGATCGGCGACACCTTCATCAACCGTGACGTGCAGAACAGCGGCTACGACCTGGGTACTACCCTGTCCTACCTGCTGGTAGCCACCCCACGCGGTATCACCCTGTTCGTCTGGGAAGATGCTTCCGACGCCAACCCGCGTTACAGCTTCTTCAACGTCCAAGTTCCTGTGAACAAGGACACCGGTGTCGCCCTGATCACCGACAACTCGCCGATCTTCGTGGTCTACGAGTGCGATACCTCGGGCCCGATGAAGTTCGTTGTCAACGAGAAGGACGTCTTCCGTCCATCCATCAGCAAGCCGGCTGACGCCGACTCGGTGAACAGCGCGGCGATCCTGAACAGTCAGGATCAGGTTGCAATCGCCAAGGGTAACAAGTACCTGGTGACCTTCCCGAACCGTCTGAACACCGACCGTTACGCTTACACCGAGGAACTCGACCTGTTCGCGTACACCTCGGCTGACGTGATCGGCGAAGAATCGGAAATCCCGGTTCGCGTCTACGGTGAGACTTCGGATCGTATCTACCGCGCGATGAAGGCCAACAAGCCGAACAACGCCGGCATGCGTCTGCTGCTCCTCGTGTCGGGTGGCGGTGTACCTGAAGCCGTCTAATTCGGCATTCACTGGGGGCTAAAGACTATCTTTAGCTCCCTTTTTCGTTTCCACGGAGCCGCCCATGTTTATTCCAGTTAGCTTGGCTTCTGGCTCAACCTACGTAGACGTAACCCTAGACGCCACTGGTGTTCTGAAAGCGGGTTGCGTGGTCACGTACAAGGGCCAAGACTACGCTGCGAATACGGACATTCAGGTTACGAAAGGTGACACGGCACGTCTCACGACTACCGTGACTGCATACGCCGAGATTAGCGTGGTTCTCGCCGGGAAGACTTACCTCTGGTTCGTTGACCTGCCAAAGACTCTGCGTTACGTCACTACCCAGGCGTACAAGGCGATCACCGGCTCTACCTATGGCAAGCTGTACAAGCCAGGGTCGAGCAAGCAACTGTCCTACGCAGCCACCGGAACCTTCACCGTTGCCGATGCAGTCGCATCCATCGACTACGCCAAGAAGGAAATCTGGTTCTTCAACACTGCCGACGAGGTGAAGAAACTCACCTTTGCGGAAACACCTGTCGCGATCACCTTTTCTCCTATCTGGAGCGAAGCTGACAACGTTGCTGCCGTGCCTTGGGTGGTCACTGCTGGCAAGCTGTACAAACTCACCAACCTGTTCGCCGTTGACTCGTCCTACACGCTGACTGGTACGCCTCTGGCTGCCACTGGCGACATGGAAGGCAACATTGTCATCGGCTTCGCTGACCGTATCGAAGTCTGGAGCAACGCGGGCGCGCTGCTGTATACCCAGACTGGCACGTTCACTGGATTGACCTCGATTGTGTGCGACAACTCTGGCCTGCTCTATCTGGGCATGGCTTCGGGTATCACCACAGTTGCGCGGGTTGCAGGTTCGTTCACCGTGACGCAGATTCTGGCTCGCCCAGGTTTGTACTTCGACATGGACCTGAACGATGTATACGTCTATGCGGTTGACGCAACGAACCGTTGTTTGCTGCTTATCAACCGCAACTCCAAGGCACTGGAGAAGACGGTCTACTACTCCAAGGTTCCTCTGGACGTAGTGGTCTACCGCAGTGAAATCTACGTGTCCTTCCTCGACACCACTGGCATCATCAAGTATGACCAAACACTTGGTAATGCGACCGACGTCGCTACCACTGTGCGGTCGGCTGGTGCTGCTTACATGGGCGAGGTTGTTGTCACCGACCTGTATTCGGATGCTGCGGACGTCACCTCTGCGGAAGCGAACGTCAGCCCTGTGCAGACCATCGTGGAGAACGTGCCGTACAACGCCGCGTATGAGTACACGTGGACAGTCAACTGGGTTCGCCCAGAGTTTGTCAAGCTTGGCACCACGAACGCGACGGTCACGGTCAACGGTCTTCCGTGGACTTCGGGTTACCTGAAGAAAGACGACGTGGTAAAGATCAGCGTACCGGCACGGGCGTCGTACTACGATGCGCAAGCGGTCACGTTCATGGGCCGTCGGGCAACCACGTTCCAGTTGCGCACCGAGCCGAAGCTGTTCCCAACGTTGAGCACGCTTGACCAAGTGAACGATGCTCTGCCGCGCGTGCAATACGAGGACCTCTTCGCTGTCGAAGGTATGACTGACGGGTTCAGCGTGGACATTGACACCGATGAATCCATCATCGAGTTCAGCGTCAACGGGGGTGACTTCGGTAAGACAGGCACGATCAAGAACGGTGACATTGTTGTGGTTCACGCCACTCCAGTAAGCCTCTTGGCGCAGCGTATTGCGTACACCATCAACACCGTGTACGACAAGCCTGTGGCGACGTGGACAATCCTGATGATGCAGCTTAACGGCGCATTGGTCTGGGAAGAGAACGTGGTCGATGTGCCTCGTGGTTTGACCGTTGTGTACGAGCCGCCAGAGCGTGTGAGTAATGAGCCGCTTGTCGGTGATTGGTACGATAGCAACTCGGTGCAGAGCTGGACTGCCGACGAGCCTGATGTAAGCACGCAACCTACAGTGCTGAGCGCTGATGGGTACTCGCCAGTGTGCGACAAGACTCGCATCATCAAGCTCAACGCTGTGCCGTCACCGGTACTTACCAAGTCGCAATTTGCCAAGTCGCAACTCCAGACCGCGGATCGCCTACCTTCCCAGACAGTGCTTAAGGTGCAGGCAGAAGCCGAAGCCCAGCGCACGCATTGGGACAAGCTGATCCTGTTCAGTGCCTGGGACGCCAACCGCTCCTACCTCGGCAAGACGGTATACACACCGTCTGAGTTCAGCCGCGATGTGGCTACAGTCAAGCTGGTACAGATCGACGTGAAGGACAACTTCAGGCTTAATCACCTGAACGCGCCGCAGTATTCACCATTGACGTACAAGCAGACTCCGCTGAGCACTCCACGGTATCGCCCGCTTGCGTACTATCGCTATGCCGCCAAGGCTCCGATGTACCGCGACATGGAGATCAAGCTGGATCACCTGAACGCTCCGATGTATCTGGATACTGTTTGGGAACAGCCTCAAGTGAGCCGTGCGTGGCAATTCACTATGGGTGTGGACAAGTTCTACCGCTACCCAGTGAGTTTTGTTGATGCGATCTACCAGCGTCATCACACGCTTGGTCAGGCGTTCTCTCCGATGCCTTTCATCGAGGGTCTGCGTCCGAACAACAAGCGCATCGAGGTGTCGCTGAGCTTCGTTATGCGTCCGCCTCGTGTTGCCTATGGTGTAAACACTGCGTATGAGCGGCGTCAAGCGCTCACTCGTTCTGAGCAACCCATGGCTTACGTGCGCAACGTGTCTTCGATCAAGGAAGTGGCCAAAGCCGCACCGTCGTTCGAGACGCCGAAGCGTAATAGCTACACCATGGCCGACGAATCGCGCGGTGTGTTTGCAACACAAGCACAGGCTGAGGCTTACGTCGCCACGTTGGGACTTGAGCTGGAAGTGGAGTATCGTCAGATCGACGGCAAGTGGATTTTCGTCACCTTGCCAGTAGCTGTCGCCGCGTCGTGCCCTGTCACGCAGCCTGAGTTCAAGAAACGTTTCGGCTATGTGAGAGGTGGCTGATGATTACTCAAAGTCAATTCCGCTACGCCAAACCCATCACGGCAAATCTGCGCGGGCTTGTAAAGGCGCGCAGTGTCAGCTATCAGGACACGTCGTTCACCGACTATCTGGTCATGGTACCGATCAACCGCAATATGTTCGACGTGTTCACGCTTGACGGGATCACGCTCAACCGCGAAGAGGGATTCTTCCCTGAGTATTACTTCGAGGATGGGAAGCTGGTTGTACGGGAACCTGGGGACTACATTGTGCGCGTCTACTCGGAAATCCTTCCGTTTGAAGACACCACGATCAACGTCACCAGCAACATGGTACAGGCAGAAGGTAACTCGTTCGTCACGTCCATACCGTTCTGGCCTCAGATTTTGGGGCAACCACAGAATGGTGTAGCGCGTGTGAGCAACGATGGTCGGCGTATGTCGTATGTCAGTAATGGCTTCACGGGCAATGACTCGTTCAGCTACCGAATGGTCAATGCTTATGGACAAGTAAGTGAGCCAGCCTGCTGCTACGTCACAGCCGCAGCGTAATACCAGGGTTGGTAGTCTCACGGCTGCCGACCCTTTTTCATTTAGGGACAAAAACATGCTTAGCCTAGTACCTCGCTTTGCTCTCTGGCCCAAAGATCGACTTGGGCAAGACGTATCACTTCTCGGCACGTACACAAAGGCTAGGATCAGCGATCTTGGTATGAACTATCAGCTTCACCACGATCCCAATGTGTTCTATACGCCTAACCAACCAGTGGAGCGAATTGACCCGAACTTCCAATTTGAATCCACAAACTTCAACACTGGTGTTCCCTATCCGTCACTCTACGCTGTCGGGGACAAGTTGGTATCGAGCCGATCCGTTGCGAGTATCTCCCAGCTAGCCACAGACGGTAAGACCTTCACTACCAAGATGGCAGGTAGTACGTACGGACACGGCTCACTAACCGCCTTCAAAAATGAGTTGGTCTACCAGATCATCCGATCTAGCCAGAACGCTTATGAGGCACGGCCGAACTCCAAAGATATGTCAGGCACGGCGACGGTCAAGTCTACCGCTTCACCGCCCGCAGTCGACCCGTACTACTGGGGTAAGAGCAAGAATGCCTTAGTCGGCTCCACATCCTGGTCAGCATCTGGCAGCAACGTGTTCGTCTGCTGGAACTTCCCAACGTTTATTCAGTACGGTGGGCTGGGTCCAAGTATGGGTGTGACCTCAAATGCCCGTTACGTGTATTTCGGGTATAACGTGTTCTATGGGTTCCAGAGCACAAACCAGCAGATGCTGCTGTATGTAGGCCCCACTCAGGGTCAGACTGCAGGCCTGTTGGACATGCGACCATATGGAGTCCAATCCATCGCCCACGTTGACAAGTATCTGTTCCTCGTGAAAAACAACACCCTGATGATCGCCTCACTCGCGCCGCAACCTGACGATCCTAACGCGACACAAGCGCAGGTAACAGCCTATGTAGCCAAAATCAAGGCGCTACTTGATGACCTCTCGGTAAAGAACTGGAAGACCATCGACAAGCTCTCTGGTATTTTCCAAGCGGGTTACCGCTGGGGATCGCAGCACTTTGTCACGCATAGCCTGTTTACTGCCAACTCAACTACCAAGACCAACATCTGGAAGGTTGAGGAGAAAATCGCAAAAGCCTTCACCATTACTGCAGGCAGGCAAGTCGGCAGTGACGCTAACTTGGGCTCAACTGGTTATGTGGACAACACAAACGGCAGTTATGGGCTTGCAGGTAACGCGGGTACGATTCAAAACACGACAGGTGAAGGTGTTCGGATTTGCTGTGATTGGATACAGGCCTCAGGTAACAACGGGTATAACGGATTCTCCATAGAAATCACAGGAGCGCACGCGGATATTCGTGCTAAGTACAAAGGGATCAAGGCAAATGGTAAATGGTTCTATTTCGACCTTAATTCAACAATTACTGCGCAGGTCGGTCTAGGTAATACCATATACAGTTGGTGGAACACACTCGCTGACTTCGTTGACGGTGAGACCTACACCATAGAATTAATCCAAGCATAGTAGGTAATCACACTGCCGATATTTGTACCACGCTTCGCGCCCTGTCTTGTAACTAGACCGGAGAACGTTTGAACTGCGGATTTGGAGTCTGCACTACTTGAAGATCACATTCTTGGTTGTGTGCGGTGCCGTATTACCACATGGGTCTTTCCCTAAGTTCAAGCAGGTGGTGTAATTTCAACACTGCGTAATGGTCAATCCCAACAACGCACCAATCCATGCAAGTAGGTGCTTATGCTCTCACTCATCCCTAAGTTTTCACTCTGGCCAATCGCCAGACCTTTGAAGACCCAGAAAGGATTCACTACAATCGCAGTCGGTGCTAATGGCCTGATCGCTCGTACTACCGACGGCGTTACATGGACGGAACCCGCGTCTGGTGTCACTACTGAACTGCACATGGCAGCATATGGTGGTGGCGTCTGGATGATTGTCGGCGCAAGTTCCACGATCCTGAAGTCTACTGACGACGGCGTGACGTGGACTAAGCTCACGGTCTCTACGGATATCATAACTAACGTGCCAATGGCACAAGCGTCGATTGTATATGACGCTGGTCGTTTTCTAGTCATCACCAATAACCGTATGTGTATCTACACTACGGACAACGGCGCTACGTGGACGCGCATCAACGCTTCCTCTATGCACACCAACTACTTCAAGCGGCGTGCGCGTCGCTGGGATGCTGACGGCAAGATTTACCAGAACGGTGGCGCATCGGGTGCGGGTTACACCGTGTTCAACTGGAACGGTACGGGCTACGTGGCTGTCAACGAGAACGCTGTCTCGGGTTCGACCTACATTGTCCAGTCGGCCATCGCAGGCAGTGCAACTACCCTAGCTTCGCTGCAACAAGGTGCGTCGATCAACCGCAAGAAAGACGGCGTCTGGACGAAGACACGTAACGGCGGCAGCAACGAAGACATGGTTGATGGCGGTATGAGCTACAACGCCAACAGCAATGCGTTCTATGCTGTAGGTAATACCGGCAGCGGCCCAACGATCTTCTTCGGTGTCGATGGTGACAACTGGCAAACGCTGCCGAACACGACCACCATGTTTGGCGGTGCTGGGCAAAAGCTCTCGGACATTAGCTCCTACGACAAGAACTCGTTCATCGTTGGCGGTACCAAAATCTTCACCTCGACGGACTGGACCACGTGGGGTCTTGCGTACACGGCAGGATCAGCGTTCAACACCGTGAGTACCCGCGAGCGCGTTATCAACACCATCGGCGATGCGTACCGCTGGCGTCTTGTGTCGTTCAAGGACAATGAGCACATCGACGACGTGACCGAGAAATTCATGACGTCGTGGAACACAATGCCTACGCTTGCCAATCAGCGTATGCGTACAACGTCCGACGGCCAAGGTCTGTACGAAGACGACATGGTGTTGTTCGATGGCACCGAAGACTTCACTGTGGGTATCACGCTCACGCCTGCGACCCAGCTTGCGGCAAACGTGGGTAAAGACCTGCACATCTTCTCGGGTGATGCGCAAGGTGGACGTGGTACTTGGTACTGCAACTGGGCTACCAATTTCCAGAACTTCCTGTTCCGGTTCTATAAGGCAGACGGGACCCAAGTTGCAGTGATCCCATCAGGCGTTCTGACACTGGCTGCCAACGTGGACTTCCACATTGAGTTGGGTCGCAAGAACGGTGTTCTGTACATCTTCTACAACGGTGTCAAGCAGACCATCAACGCGATTGACACTGGTGCAAGTCAGGCGCAGCAGGCAGCAGTCAAAGGCTTGAGCCTGGGTATGACTGGCTCCAGCAACGGCTTCAACGGCTGGCGTCGCAACTTCTACATCGACCGCGGCATCTGCCGACACACCGAGAGCTTCACGCCTGATTTGGCACCTATGGAGCACGTTCGCACTGTCTACTCGGATGAAGATGCGGCTG